GCGCAGCCTGTAATCTCAGTCGAGTCTGGGAGAAAATAAAAACAATAGCTTAATAAGGTAGCTCCTTATATGAACTAGTCCTAGAAAGTTTATCTAGCGTAGGGCAATAATCATACAGGATAATATCCGCTTAGAAGGACAGTAGTTATTTTTAAATTATTTATTACCTGCTTGAAGCAAACAAATAACTATCAGTATAGGAGCACGATTGGCAGCCTATTTAAAACTAAGCCTTGATATGTGAGAAGTTAGAATCCTTACCAAGAAGGAGTTGTTTGTAGAGAGATACTTTGAAAAAGACCGAAGGTACAACAGTATTCACACTCTTGGAGTGACAGGTAATTTTTTAAAAACGATTTAAACAAAGAAAAAATAATGGTTATATTTTTGATAATTTCATTTATAATTAATTTTTTAGCGGTTTTTAAACAAGAAAAATATACTAAAATATTTCCTTGTTTACTAGCTGCTATTTTACTTTCTTGTATAATTTTTCCTGTATTTTTTAATGTTATAGAATTATTTAGAAAATGAAACAACAAATTTTTATTAAAATGGTGATTTGGATGGTTGGATTTGCAATGGGAACAGCTTTTGCTTTTTCTTATGTATTATTAACACAATAAAAATTAAAAAAATTATGCCAACAAGTTTTATTAATTTCATAGTTCAACTATTTTTCATAGATTATATAGTTGCAATTGTAGAACATATAAGAGGTAAATAAAAAAAGGGGAATTAATTTTCCCCTTTCCTTTTTGCACTGTTTTAAAAAATTTTTTAGCTGTATTTTATTTGCTGTATTTATAAGACTGTTCTCCATATACTTGCTCCATAGTAGATAAAGTAGATTGGAAAGCAGATACTATTGGTATTAAGTCTTGAACTTCTTTTCCTAATTTAGACTTACCTTTTCTAAATCCTGATTGATAAGTATCTACCTCTCTTATATGAGTAGGATTATATAAGATAGCTTTTGTTCTATCTAACACATCATACGAATCTTGGATTGTTTTATATAAAGGTATAGGGTCTTTTACAATAGAGAAAGCTGAGTTAAATGAATAAAAGAATGTAGTATCCTGGAATAGTCTTTGTATAATATTAGCACTATAAGTTAGTTGTTCATCATCGTCATCTCCTGCTAATCCTTTTAATGCAAGACCTAATAAGAATAAGTATAAAATAAACTGAACTTCTCTAACGTTTACTCTCATATTCTCAATATCTAAATCAGATAAACCTAATTCTTTTAAATGGGCTTCGTATTTCTTGCTGGTTAATTCAGCTAAGGATTTAAAACCTAAGTGACCTAGACCAGGTATATTAGCTGCTTGTGAAGTAACTACTAACAAGAACTTAGTAAGTAAAGAAAAAGTTCCTTTTAAATAACCCATCTGTTCAGCATTATTATTAATCAAAGTTCCATAAGTTCTATATCTTCCTTTAAAGTCATCTCCAACTTGCTCACCAAATCTTTCATTGATAGCTCTAGGCAACCAAGTTCTAAATACCATAAGAACTCTACCATATACTTTGCTCTTAAACTTCATAGCATCTATATAGTCACCTTGAGTTCTTTTTCTTGCTTTTTTTAATTCATCATTGAACTTTTTAATTTTACTTGTGTTTTTACCATCTACAATAAACTTCTCATTAGTCCACTCGTTTTGTTCACCAAACTCTTTAGTATTCCAATCTCCATTTTCATCATATGCATCAAACAAACTTCTCTCTTTACCAGTTAAGTCTTTAACTTTAGTTCTTCTCATTTTAGCTAATAGGATTTGGTTTGCAATAATAAACTCTCCTCCTGATTGCCAACCTAATAAGAAAGCAGTAAACTTACCAGAATACTTATCAGCATCCTCTACCAATGTTTCAGAAGTAATACCAAACTTATAAGCTAAATTAGCTATTTTATTAACTGTAGGACTTATTTCTGCTTTACCCCAGGTCATATACTTAACTACGTTACCCATTAACATTCTAAATGCCCAGTTAAGGTCAGCATTACTAAAGTCTTTGTTTCTAGCAGCATATAAGTAATTACTTTCAAGACCTACAAGTAAGTTAGTTATAGCAGAGAAAGGTTTTAAACCTAATAAGTTAAGACGAGTAAAGTCAACTAAAGCATCTATTGATTTTACTGCAGTAGTTTTTTTCAATACAGGTTTTTCAGGAATAGGTTGATTATTTTTTACAGCTTCTTTAACTGCTTCTCTCCATTTTTCTAACTCTTCTTCAAACTCTTTTTTCTCCTTTTCTGTAGGTGTAACATTGTCTTCATCTATTCTTACCTTGTTATATAAGTTAGCTTGAATGTTATATAATAATTGTTCTTGTGCTCTTCTTAATCCTCCTTCTATAGTATTTGAAGTTTCTACATTAGCCTTGGTAAGTCTAATAGCTTTTTGTTTTTTCAAAGCATCTTCTATTAACCATATTTTATCTTCTGCTTGTGTCTTATGTTCATAAGCTAAAGCTAGACTATAAAACTTATCTAATAAATCTAAAGGATTTTTAAACTTACTTTCTTTTTGAATATCAGCTACTGATTTATGTTTAATAATAGGTTTTAAATTACCTTCTTCATCAGTAATACCATATTCCATACCCTTAATATCATCTTCAGTTAATACTGTTTGAAAAGTATCAGATAAGAAATCACCTAATCCTTCATACGCACTTTTAAAACCAATAGGACTTCTATTAAAGTCAAATATAATTTCATTAATAGCTTTATCAAAGTTACCAACATCTACTGTCATAGCATGTGGAAGTTTCTTTAATCCTTCATATAAAGTATTAATAACAAACTTATAAACCTCTTTGTCTTTAACTGTATTATATTCAGGGTTAATCCATTTATCTGCAGGTGTAGAACTTAAATATCTAAACCAACCTGTATTACCTCTAGTATAAGCACCACCATTAGCATATTTAATACCAAGATAAGGAGAGTTTTGTGTAACCCAAGCATCAATTAATTTTTTAGACTCTGCACTTATAGAACCATCTTCTTCAGTATAGTCTTCAGTAATGCTTTGTAAATGTTCTTCATATAACTCTTTACCTTCTTCTGTAAGTGTATAAGTGTTATTGTCAATATACCATTTGGCTCTTTGTGAGAACAGTTTAGCTTTTTGTGCATCATCAGTAGCACTACTCATTAATGCTTTAAATCTAGCTAACATCTTTCTCTCAAGAGTAAAATATTCTGATTTAGTTTGAACAATCAATCTACCTTCTTTATCTAAGATTTGTTTAAAATCTTCTTCAGTATATTTAGCTCTAATTTCATCAGATTGTTTTTTATATTCAATAAACTTATTTCTTGTATCTCTTTTTATACTTTCAAAAATACTAGCTGCTATATTTAATAATGGAATATTAGAAGAATCTAATGATATAAATTCTTGTTTAGCTGCTGATATATCTTTTATTGGAGCAACAATTTGTTTTTCTGTATAATCAAATCCTTCTTCATCACTTAATGAAACTATTTGTTCAAGTTGTTTTTTATTCCAAAGTTTATTAAGTTCTGTAGCTCTATTTCTTAATTCTTTATAATTACGAGCTAAGTCATCACTAACATCATCCATTTCTATATAACTATCTAAGTTAATAATCCTATCAATTGTTCTTTTGATATTCATTAACTGAGCTGCATTTATATCTTCTTTTTTGATTAATAACATAGCTTCTTTATAATCTTTGTAAGCTACTTTAAACACAGTAAGATAATTCTTTTCAGCTTCTAGCTTTTTAATAGACTCACTAATCCTAGATGCCTGTAAAGCATTTTGTCTTCTGTTAGAAGCATTCTTAGTTCTATTAAGCATCTCTTTTCTTTGAGTTAAAGATTTAATTTGCTTATCTACTAAGTCTGTTTCAGCAGAAAATAATTTAGTTTCATTTTCTAAATTAGCTATATTTAAGTTTTTAGTATTACCTTCTAATACATCTTTAGCTACATCACCTAGTTTTTCTTTTATTATATTATCAAGACTAGATACATCTCCTTTTTTAAATAAGTTCTTAATGTAATTAATTAGTTTAGTAAACCAATTAGTTAAAGTATTAGCTTCTCTTATAAGACCTGAATTCTGTTGTTTGATTTCCTCTGCTAACATTTGTCCAGCAACTTCTCTTGCATACTCTCTGTCAGTAGCATAAAGTTCTTTGTGAGATTCTCTATACTCTTTAAACCTTTCAGTTTTCATTACAAGATTAATAATAGTATCTTTAATACTAGTATCTATCATTTCAAATATCATGTGAGCAGCTTCTTCTGGTATTTCACTTTCAAAGCCCTTAGCCCATGATATAGTTTTTCTAACAAAGTCAGCTACAGCATATACATTGTAATTACCTTCTCTCATTACATTATCTACAGCTTCTGCCTTAATACCAAACTGAGATAAGAAATCAATAAGTATTTTATTAAGTTCTTTATCTACACTTTTTTCTGTATTTTGAGAAGTAGAGAATAATATTTTTTTAAGAGACTTATCATCTATACTAACTTCATTCCAAGTATTACCATATTCATCAGTAATTTCTACTGGATTATATCCTTGTTTTTTAAGAATATTAGCTACAGTATTCTCATAGAAATCAATTACAGCTTTTTGATTTAGTTCTTCATATTCTTTTGCTGCATTTTCTTCTTGTACAGTTAATTTTTCACCCCTCTGTTTTTTAGCTAATAATTTAGCATATATTTTAGCAGCTTCTCCATATTGTTCTATTTTAGCAATAGTTTCTCCTAAAGGAAATAATATTTTTTCATATCCTTTTTTAGCACTATCTTGTATAATAGATTTAACAAAGAATGTTACCCAATTGTTATCTTTATTTAGAAGTTGAAGGAATTGGTTTTCAGTTTTGCTTATACTAACAAGGATTTCTCCAGATTGTTTTCTTTTTAATAAGTTTAATTCTTCTTCCTGATTTCCAATTAATCCAAAAGGTTCAACATCTTCTAAAGCTTTAATTTTCTTAGTTACCTCTTCTTTAGACAAACTTTCGATTTTTTCGGCTAAAGTTCTACTAATTAAATCTTCTTTATCTCTACCTTTCTGAAATAAATCAGATTGGACTTCTAGTATTCTACGAGTTCTAGTTGGTGTACCTTCGACAATAAAATCAGTGTCATCTAAATAATCTGGCATTGATTGTGGTTTATCATAATTACCCCCTTCCGCTTTATCATCACTTCTAAACCATCCAATACCTTTATCTGTAGAAAATTGAGCATGACCTTTAATAGAAGGAGTAATAGCTGGTGTAGCTATTTCATTCTCTGTATAGTTAGTTCCACCTGGAACTGTTAAGTTAGAGTAATAAGAAGAATTTGGTGCTTTACTGTTAGCATTAATATATCTTTTCTCAACTTCATCATTAAACTCTTTACTATGAGGTTCTAATATACCTTCTTCCCAAACTTGATTATAAAATTTTTCTTTTGAGTTTATTTCAATATCATCATATCCACCTTCTAATGTATTTTCAACTCTATAAGCAGCTCCTTTAGTAGTATTAATCTCAACAGTGTAACTATAATTAGCTTGTAGGTTAACTAAAGTTTTTTCTATAGAATTTGTTTTTTCTAATTCTTGTTTTATTAATTCAACTTGTTCTTTTGGTATTTGTAAATCTTTATTAAGTTTACTAAAAAAAGTATCTGTATTTTTTAAAAGTTTATACCAAGAAATAATTTTTTGTAAGTTATTATTAATTATTTCAATACTCTTTAAAGAATAATCTATTTTTGAACTAAACAATGAACCTTGGCTAGGAGATTTTAAAGTTAATAAATTTTCATTTATTTTAACATAAAATATGTCATTACCATCTTTACCAAAGTTATTAGCTCTATTAACCTTTACAAGACCAGGAGTTTCTTTATTAAACTTAGCAATAGCCTTAATAGCATCTACATAAAAATGTTTTTTAATAAATAATAATCCATTGTGTTTAGAAAAGAAACCTGTTTTTTTAAGTTCTTCTTCTACATTACCTTCTAAGTTTACATTACCTAAAAGTTCTTCTTTACTAGGAAATCTATCCATAGTATTACTCTCCTGCCAAAGAGCAATCTTTGCAGCTATTACAGCTTTAGGAAGATTAAGCTCTTCAGAGAATTCCTTTACTGAATTATGATTTATATTTACACAATGTGTCATCCTAGATATTTAAGTTTGTAAATTATTGTGTTAAGAAACTCGATGATGTCATCTACCTTTTGTTGTAATTCTGTTTCTTTAACTACCTTTCTATAATCTCTATACATAGAAACTTTAAGTTGTAAGTATTTAGTCATATCTACACCCTCTGCTATTTTGATTTGAGGATAACTTGTAATAATACCACTAATACCCTGGTAAGCTTCTACGTATGAATCTGTTAAACCTTCTATACCAGTATATAGCTCACCTAAAGCCATGTGTTGTGCATAGCTTCTTGTTTGGAAGTGGGCTATATGACCAGTAATTCTAATCTCAAATAGAGATGTTATAAATTCTTGTATTGTCATAAACAATCTAATATTTTTTGTTTTTCATTTTCTGGAAGTGTATTCCATACTTCTTCAGTAATATCTTTATGTAAAGGAGAAGATTGAAGTCTTTCTTTTACTGAATTCCAAGATAGATTAATATTATTACTTATTATGATAGGTTTAATTCCTGTATTATCAATTCCTATTTCTTTAAGTTTTTCATTCATGTAGTTCCAAATTTTAGGAGCAGATGATTTCATTTTTGAAATATTACCTTCTCCAAATGGATTATTAGCTGAAAACTTAACTCCTTTAAAATCTCCATCTAAAATAGAAGTTTTAATTTCTTCAATTTCACTATCTATTATTTTTTTATATTCTTCAAACCTATCATCTGTCCATTGAGTTCTTTTATCATCTACCATAGTAGTAATAGGAAAAGCATTTTCTAATCCTCTTATTACTGCTTGAGTCATAGTAGGATAGTTGCCTTCTATACCATATTTATCAGTATACCAATTAGGTTTAATTTTATTTGAACCAGAAGTTCTACCTGCATTATCGGTAAATAGATAAATATAATTAGAGTCTTTTTTAACTGATTCTCTTGTAAAATTATCTTGTAATGGAATAGGATTATATTTATTCATTTTCATATCTAAAGATACTTTTTTTGAACCTCCAAGTTCAGCTCTTACTTCCATTAATAACTTAGGAAACTCTTTACCCCATTTACCTTTATCTTGTGTATGAGTAAGTTCAGCATTTCCTGTAGCTAATAACTTTTGTAAAGCTTGTGGATTTTGCTTAAAAGATTCTAATAATAAATCTTTCATTATTCTTGAAGAGTTTGCATCCCAAGTTTTTGTGTTTAAACCTTTTATTGTTCTACCTTGTTGTTTAGCAAGATTTCCAGATAAATCAGAAAAATTTTGTTTGTATTCTTCAGTAGTTATTCCCTCATCATTATAAGATTGTGATTTTTCAGCATAATCTAATTTTGCAGCTTGAAAAGCTCCTTCCACAGTCTTATAAGTTATTCCCTTATAACTAAAAGGTCTAACAGCAAAGTTACTTAACTCAGCATTCTCATTAGTTCCTGCATAGATATTAATTTTTTTAGAGGTATCTATTTCCATCTCTAAAGATACTTCATTTTCTTCAGTAATATCTTTATGTAAAGGAGAAGATTGAAGTCTTTCTTTTACTGAATTCCAAGATACTCTTTTTGATTCATTCCAGTTATAATTATTAATCAAATAATCTAAAGCAGTAGCATGAGAAGGTTCATTTAGTTCTTTATAATAAAGTATTGCTTTATTTTTATGTTCTCCTGATTTTAACTCTTTTCTTATCCATTCAGCTCTTGGTTCTTTTGAATTAATAACCCAATCAATATATTTTTCAACACTTTCTTTTGTAGAATTTGTTTTGATTAAAGTTGGGTTTTTAGCTAATACAGATTCATCACTACTAAATGGATTACCAAAATGTTTATCTGTTCCAACTATTCTAGTAGAAACTATACTTATTGGAGAAATAGGATTTTTATAATTTTTTAGTTTACTCCAATCTTCAAATACTATATTTTTAGACTTTGTTTTTTGTCCTAACTGACTATATATATTTTGATTTTCCATCTCTAAAGATACTTCATTTTCTTCACTAACATCTTCATATTCAGTCTCTTCCTCAATAGAATTTGTGAAATTAACACCATTATATAAAGCAAAGTTATCAAAAGTCTTTTTGATACCAACTAATAAATCATCTACTGATTTCTCTGTCATATTGTCAGGGAATGAAGTTTCTTTGTTAGAGTATTCAAAAGCTTTGTTAGGAATACCCCTAGTTGGTATTCTAACCCATATACCTGAGTTACCTACTAAACCTACAAATTCAAACAAATGAACATTAGTTATCTTTTGACCATTTACTTCTGTAGTAATTCTACGAGAAATGTATTCTTTAATTTTAGGTATCTTAGTTTTCTTATTAAACTTAATAAGTTGTTTATTAGAACTCATGATTACATGGTTCTCAGGTAAGTTTTTATTATTAACTAATGAGGTAGACATTCTCTTTCTACTAGACTTCTCATTAAAGAAGTAAGAAGCATCAAATGCTATTCTCTTATTAGATGCATTATGTTGAACAAACATCTTAATAAATTCATTATTTACTACATGAGTAGCATCCATTAAAGTATGACTTTGAATGTTTTCTGCAATACCAAATGAAGGACTTAACCACATTTCATAAGGTATAATACTATTAATAGAACTCTTAGTAGGAATAAATCCTGTAGTAGCAAACTGATAGTATAGTAAATCAAATGCAAACTCAGACAACATGTCATACTCTTCATCGCTAATATCTTCAGGATATTTATTAAAGAAGAAATCAGATAACTGAGCAGAGTATTCATCTTTCAAGAAATCTGTCATTCTTTCTGTATCAAATGTAATCATAGAGATACCACCAGACCTAGCTCTATCTATAGGTTCTTGGTTAATAACAAACTTCTCAAATACAGTAAATCCATTTTTAATAGCTATCTTTCTTTGTTTAATAAACTTATTAATATACTCAGGAGATAAATAATAATTAACATTTACTCCAGATAACATACCATTCTGGCTATTTATATAAGCCATTACAGCATTACTAAATTTAAAGAACATTTGTTCTTCACCTTCTTTATCCAGGTTAGTTATACCAATACTTTTTAATAATCTATTAAATGCATTTCTATATTTCGGTGAATGTAAAAAGAATCTACTAGATGTAGTTAAATATTTAATTGCAGCATCATCAATATCCCAATAAGCTTTAGCAATAGGATAAGGAGTATTAGATTGAAATATAGCTTCTATACCTTCATGATAAACACCATCTAAATCCTGAGAAGACAATATGGCAGTTAGTGGGTTAGATAACTTTTCTCTAGTCTCATCCATTCTATGTATAGTGTTAAGATTAGAATCATTATTCCTGTCAGAACTTAAAGCACTATTAGCTTGTCCATAAGCTGTAGCTACTCTATTCATTGCTCCATATACATTAGATACTTTTAATTGAGCTACAACATAGTCATAGTTATCAACTAACCATTCTAACTTATCCTTTTTACTAGTTATGTCTTTAGGTAAAAATTCATTTCTGTAATATTCATTTAACTCATTTATATCTATTTCATATACTTGTTTCTCATCATACTTAAATGGTTCAATATATTTATTTTGTTTTTTACCTTTAACTATAGCAGCATCATGTAAGTATTTATTAAACTTATCTATACCATAAGAGTCTAATTCAAAGAATTCAAATAGTAATTTTCTAGCCTCTAAGTTAGGTGAAAAACCTGAAGGTCTACGAACAAAGTATCCATCAGCATTAGTATCTAATTGAGTAGCTTTTCTAATAATAGGTTGTTGCATGAAAGCAGCTACTTGTTTAAAATTAAGACCCATAGCAATCATAGTAAAAGCTACGTTAGCTGTATACATGTTAATGTTAATCAAAGCAGTAGTAGGAGTTTTAGCAGCATCCATGATAGCATTTACAAACTCACCACAAAGAGCAGTTATATCTTCACCATCTAAGTTTTTAAAACTATCTCCTATTTTACCAAACTGGTCTAAGTTATATGATTTACCATCAATCTTAACATTTAAGCTTTGAAGACTTTTTAAATTGATAATCTGAGCAATAGGTATAAAACCATTGTTATTAGCAAATACACCTTTCATAACTACAGCCATCATATTTCTCTCATTCATAATTCTTTGACCAGTAATTGTATTACCATCAGGAACTACTTTTGAAAGTGCATATTCTTCTGCAGCATCTTCTAATCTTTTAAATTCACCAGAAGCTACTACTTCATTGAAGTGATGTGGTGATTGAATAATAGTTTTTAATACATCAAAGATTTGATTATCTCTCATATATCTTTCATTACCTGTTTTAGGGTCAGGAGAATCAAATATAAAAAAGTTACCTTTTGGAACTATATTACCTTTTGATATATTAGTTCCATCACTAATACCTATTCTTCTATGAATAGTAAACATCTTATCTACGTCAAAGTCAAATCCCATGTGTTTCATAAGTTGATATGGAACTATAATACTTTCTCCAGCTACTGTTTTATTGCTAAAACCAACAACTTTAAGAACCATAGAATAAGATTTAGAAGAAGTAGGAATACGATAGCCTATCATCTCTAATGCTTCAGGACATTCTTTTTGTATCTTATTAATATCTAGGACACCGTTTATAAAAAATTTCTCTGTCCCAGGAGGAATTACACATTCTGCATATATAGTATTATTCTCTATATGCATTTTAAGTTTCTTATCATGTCCATCTATCCACTGAATACCTTCTGTTGTAGATTGAGCTTTCATTTTAGGTCTCATAAATACATCAGAAACTTGAATCATTGGACCACCTGGCATAGTAAGGTCTCTTACTTTATTGAATATACTTTTTAGTAAAGGTTGGAATTCTTTAGAAGATATATTAAATGCTAAAGGAAGAATAAACTTACCGTTTTGTGTTTCTAATAAACCTTTTAAGTTATATGGTTTACCTGATTCATCTATTTCTTCTTCTAGTCTTCTTCTAATATCTTCATCGTTTATAATACTATTAATTACTTTTGTTAAGTCTTCATTTAAATTCTTAACAGTAGCTTCAGAAAATATATCAACTAATTCTCTACCTGTTATTTCTTTACCATTAAACATATAAATATTAGACATATTAATGTTAGACAAAGCTAACTTAGCAATCTGAACACCTAATTTTTGGTCATGGTCAAGTTCGTGAGCAGGAACATCTTGTTGAATACCCCAACCATCATTATCTAACAATACAAGACTATCCTTAGTAATACTAGACAAGTCATCTAAGATATTACCTTGGTCATCATGTAATTTGTTTACGTTTACTCTACCTACTTTAAAAGCAGATTCTGGTATAATCTCCAGAGATAATTTAGAGTCTTGTTCTAGCTGTTCTGCTTTCTCTCTTAATGCATCTAATTGTAAACCTTCAGTAAACTGTTTAGTTAGAGGGAATAAAGCATACTTAACTTGAATAGACCTATGTGTATTTAATTTTTCATCGAATATTCTTTTGTAATAAAATCCTTTTAATGGTTGAGTCATAATAGATTTAAAGTCTAGCTGTGTAGCAACTCCATTTTCTATTCTATCTAAAATATCTAATTTCTCTTTTGACCAAGGATACCTACCAGCACCCATTAAAATTTCTCTATATCTTTTAACTGTGCAGAAACCTTGAGCATCATTAGTATCTATACTATCTAAGAAACTAAATTGTTTTTTAGTTTGAGCAAGAGTTAATCCAGTTCTCTCAGCTAATGCATTCCAATCTTCATCAGGGATACTTAATGTAACATCTCTTATTACAAGATTTGCATATTGTTTATTAATATATTCTGTATATAAAGATTGATAAGGTGCACCATATTGAGCCATACGTTTACCTTCATCGAATATATTTTTATATTCTCCGTCAAATCCAGTTAGTAAACCTTTTATTTCTCTTTGAGCAATAGTGTAGTTTACAAAGTAATCAATTAACATATGATTTAAACTTCTATCATATCCATCAATCAATACTTGTTCACTTATATAATCACTTTTTACAATACCTTCTTCTATGTATATTAAACCTTCCTCAATAAGTTTATCTCTAAACTCAGTATAGGATTGTTTAATATAATCAGTTAAGTGTTGTTTTAATATACTATCATTGAATAATTCATTTTCTGCAAACTCATTCAGTGATTTAATAAAGTTAAATTTAAGACCATTACCTAGAGTATATTTATCACCTTTTCTATTTACAAGTAAAGGTTCAACTAAATAAGTTGTTCTTTGTTCTGGAGTTAAACCAGACACATCAATCTCTTTACTAAAGTTTAAAGTTCCATTAGCATTTCTAGGTAAATCAATTACCTCTTGTAGTTTAGCTCTTAGATTTAATATGTTATCTCTTTCTTGTTTTACTGTTTTAAGTAATGCATCAAAAGAAGGATTGCCAGATACAAATTCATATTTACCAAGCTCATTAACAGATGAAGCAAACTTAGGAACATTCATAATATAATGTCTAGTTTTATCAGCTTCATATGGCATATTAACCCAAAATCTTGAATGGTCTTTGATACCTCTTTGATAACTATCTAAGAATAGTGAAATAGAAGATAATGTTCTATGTATATCATTTAATCTTTCATAAGCAACACCTTCATCACCCAACATAACTCCTTGATGCATAGCATAATCAAACTTAACTATCTCAGCAAAGTTTGGTTCACCATTTTTCATCATTAAAGAAATCCAGTTGCTATTACCTAAGTAACCAAAGTTAGAAAGTATTTCACTAGCTTCTGTCTTACTATTCAACTTAGACATTAAAATAGCTAACTGATTAGGTGTATTGATAACCCATTGTTTTTCATTATCAATAGTAAGTGTAATATTATCATACTCTTCTAAAAAGAAAGGAGATATAATATCAGCTATATTATTAAACCAACCAGCAGTATCACCAGCAAAAGGACTTTGACCTTTTTCCATTATAGCAAATATACCTTTCTTAGAAGTAAATGTATTTTCAGTTAAACCAAATTTAGAACTAGTCATAATGGTTTTCATCGCTACTACTTTACTTTCAGTATTAGCAATTTCCATAGCAAGTTGTAAATTCTCTGGGTCTGTAATATAATGCATAATAGCACTTCTTACAAGCTCAGGTCTGTTTAAAGTAATACCCATATCCTGGAATACTTCTAATAAAGGATTAAGAGCATTAGAAATTTCTTGCTCTGTAGTTGCTCTTTCAATAGCAGCAAAAGTAGTATTTACTTTTCTTGTATATTCAGCTCTTTTTGATTTATTGTAATTACTTACGCTTTCAATAGAGTTATTAGTAGAAAGTAATATCTGTTCAAGTTTAGTATGATAATTAGTTTTCCACATATCTACTAACTCTTTTCTAAAGTCTTTAGAAGTTACTACTATATTTCTTGTAATAAAACCATCTTCAGTTCTTTCTACTACTGTTCTCATTTGGTTATGAGAATAACTATTAAACGATTGATAAAACTTACTTCTTAATTGAACATCAGAAGTATTTTCTAACTTAGCAATTATTTTACTAAATGCTTGACCAACGTTTAATTCATTCTCATAAAGAATAGCCATTCTTCTTAACTCATGTATTTTCTCTGCAATAGTAGGTTTGTTATTCAATCTTCTTAATACTGCAGGGAATATTTTATTAAAGTTAATATAAAGAGGAATACCTAACAATTCATTTTGTTCATTGTCAAGCATTGTAAGAAACTCTGCTTTTATCAGGGTATCCACTTTATCTTTAGGGTTATATTTTAAGAAAGAAGCATCCCACTCTTTAGTAATGTCTTGAGCATCACTGTAAGTTACTTTACCTTTTTTAATTTTATATCCATAGTTAGAAGCAAGATTAGCAATTACTTTTCTAAATAAACCTGGATAATCATCATAGTTATCTCCTTCTGGTTCAAATGTATCTAACACTTTTTTCCAGTTATCTCTATAACTACTCATACCATCACCAAAGATTTTTATATTATCTAACTCTTTATATCTTTCAAGTAAACTAATTCTTTGTTCTATTTCTTGTCTTAATAAAGTTTCTAAAGAGTTCTCATCTATATCTTGATAATCATATATAGGAACATCAGGATTATCAACACTTATATTCATAAGCATCCCTGTAAGACTATTAATAATATCAGCTTCTTGAGTTACAGTAAAGCTAGGGTTTAATGGTCTTTTAATAGAATTAAGAGTTTCATTTCCAGTATAAATTCTATTGATATTGTTATCGTTTACATATTTAACAAAGTTATCAACAAGTTTTTTAGTTTCTCTAAATCTTTTTGATTCTCTTTTCTCACCAGTTAATAACTCAACAATAAAATCTATAACACTTTCCCATAATCCTTTTTTATTTAATTCTTTTTGAAATGCTTTATTAGTACGAGCTTCTGAAACAAATTCATATATATTAGAAAAACCATAATGTTCTGAAATGAATTTTGTTTTATTTACTGATTCTATATATAATTGTCTTATATTATTTGAGAATTCAATCTCTTGTTCTGTCTCAGGTGCATGTAAAGACATAAAAGTATAATGGTGTAGTAACTCATGAACATAACTTCTAGCAAAAGATTCTCTATCATCAAAGTTCTCATAAGATACAAATATAGTATTAGTAGCAACATCATAGAATTGATAAATATAATCTTCATCAAATCTTTCCATTTTTCTTGTCTGTCCTACTTTATTCCTTAATAGTTTAATTAAAGGAATTAGTTCAGTTGGAACATAATCAAACTCTAATAATCTATCAATAATAATAGTATTATCTAACAAATCTTCTCCTCTAAATATTTCATAATCTATTTCCTTTTGTATTTTAGGGTCAGCAACTATACGTTGAGATATATTTTTTAAACTTAAATCAGAAGTTCTTTTTAATCTTGTAAGTAAACCTCTTAAAGCTTTATTATATTCTTGTTTGTTTTTAAAAGCTACATATTGTTCTTTAAGATATTGAGACTTATCTATAATACCTTTAAACAATACTTCTTCATTACCAAGGTTTTCTTGTGATAAATATCTATCTATACTAGTAAGTTCACTTTGAGTCAAACCTTCTGACATAGGATTAACATCATCAGTAACAGTAGATTCTGTTATTAATGTTTCTTTAGTAGTTTCTTTCTTACCTTCTAAAGCAGCTAATTCTGCATCAGTTAATTTTCTATTTAAGACTGCTCCATTTTCATGTACACCTAAATCATCTACGACTAAAACATCTATATTAATTTGTCCTTTAAGATGACTATCTTTTAATCCAATTCTTATTTCCTTTAACTGAATACTTGTTACATTTTCTCCTAGTGCTGCTTCAAATAGTTCTATTTGTTCTTCTGCCATTAAAGGATAGTAATGTTCTTTAAATTCCACAAAAGAAATGTCTATTGCTCTAGTAGCTAGAGTTTCTCCAGTGTCTTCAAAAGTATTATGTGGAGTTATTATTAAAACTTCTCCGTCGGAGCTTACTTTTCTTTTTGTACTTCTAACAATAGTTCTACCATTTGAAGGACCTTTACTACTTACAACTTTTTTAGTTTCAATTGCAAATTTTCCAAGAACTAATTTTTCTATATCTGCTTTTTTATCTGTAGAAACTTGTGGAGCAGCTTTATGTGAATCTCTAGCAACTAATGATATTCTAAAGTTTGGATTACCAAACATCATAGATTTACCATTAATCTGAAAGTTAGTTCCATCAGATTTTTTAATATATCTGTTATTACTTTTAAGCAAGTATTTCATTGCAAAAGTATTATAGTCAGTTAATTCATCATCAAACTTAACTAGTGGAACATAGTCTTTAGTATTAACAAGATTAGTAGATACATTGAAAGGTATCATCTTTAATGCACCAGCAACTGTTTTTTTACCTACATTATATCTAGTATCCTTTAATGAACCATTAACAAACTTCTGATAAGTGAATTGAGCATTACCTTGTCTATCAGCTTTTATATTAGCATAACCATCTTTATACTTAGAACGATAGTAAAATCTATGTTCTATAATATTACCACCATCAGTAGTTCTAATAGCAAAATAAGAACCATTAGCTCCCTTCTTAGGGTTCTTAGCATCATAGTATAAACGACTGTCAAGAACAATGTTACCATGTCCTCTTTCAGAACCACTTCTAGTAATCATATACAATTGAGCTATTTGAGCTTCAATGTCTTTAGCTTTAGCTGTAGCTTCTTTAGGAGATAAAGTAGCAGTATCTCTATACTCTTGAATTAACGAAATTATCTTATCAACTACCTTGTTCTGATTATCTTCTGATAAATCAGTTAAAGTAGCTTTAACAAGTTTTAAAGGAATATAACCACCTTTAGCATCTACTTGAGAAACCAGGTAAACAGAACCTATATCACCACTGATTGCTGCCGATACACCTAAAGAACTAATTTTATTAACAGGTAATCCATCCTCAGTTAAACCACCCCAACCTAATACAGTAGGAGTATGAGAAATAGCAAGAGTATATTGACCAAAGCCAAAAGCATTATTACCTTCAAATACATTAGCTGCAGGTTCAAATTCTTTTTTACTTTGAACTATACCAGAAGTTTGACCATGATTAATTACTTTAACAGGAGTTGCGTTTTTTCTTTCTTCTAAAGTAAAGTCACCATCTCTACCAAGTAAAGCTTTTCTCATATCAAGATAAGACTTGATTTGACCTCTTCTGACATCAATAGCTTTATTAACCTCTTCTAATAAGGTCATTTTATTTATATCACTATCAGGTAATTTAGATATAGAAGATTTCTCTTTCAATAAATCCTCTAAACTCCAATATACATAAGCTGTAGAACTTGATGTAGTTCTAGCAATATCATATTCATTAATAGATTTTTTAAATACTAATGTAGGTAAATGTCCTAATCTACCAGCAACAGGAGAGTCAGAAGTTTCTTTTCTTGTTTTAGAAACCAAGATAACAGGAACTTCAGTATATGGAAATACATTATCACCACCATAAGTAGTATCTACTTCTAGTTGTAATGTAGTATCATTATTAGCTTCACCACTATATAAATATTCTAAGTCATAATTGTTTTCAGGATTTCTTCCTTTAGATTCATCATTCCATACAATTTGACTATTGTAGTCAACAGTTAAACTAGTAGTTGCAACACCTTGATTGTATTGAGGATTACTACTATTAGTTGTAACCTTAGATTCAATAGGTTGAACTTCTTTAATTGTAGTTTTAGTATGTGCTAACCATTCACTTCCAAAGTCACCTGATAAAATAACATCTTCACCTCTATCTTCTTCTTTACCATCAGGTGTTTCATCTTCAACTACATTACCTTCAGCATCTTGAGTTTTTTCAACTTTACCATTTTTAATTTTGGTAATCTTTCCTACAAATTGTTCAGCAATAGCACCTGCATTTAAAGTAGCAATAAGAATATCATAATCCTTTTGGGATATTGATGATGCTGCAATTAAATATTTATCTAGTTTAATTTCAGGATTAGATGGAACTTCAGGAACACTAATACCATTTTGATATAAAACTCTTTCAAGTTTAAAGCCTTCTTTAGTTTTAATTAAAGTAATAATAGAATCATTAGCAGTTTCTACTTGCAATACAGAACCTTCTTCCAGAGTTTGTAATATCTCTGGAGTTACAGTAATAGAAGTTACTGGTTCATTAGTAATTACAGGTTTAGGTTTTCTTTCTGCTTTTCTTTTATCTTCAGTAAGCTTTTCAGCAATTAACTGTAATAGTTTTTTCTCATCTGTTATTTGCACAGATGATTTTCCTGATTTCAGATTAAACCCAATATCTTTAGAAGATTTCCAAATTACAATTTCATCAATTACAGAATTCTTAATTTTAATAGTAACAGCATTTCCCTTATGTTTACTTTCACCTACATCTTCTTTTCTTTCAAAGCTATCAAATACATTAAGTATATCTTCTTTGGCTAATTCAGCAAGGTTTAAAAACTCTTGAGTTTCTTCTTGGTTTTTGTTTTTAATTGATGTTTTATTACCTTTTAAATCACCATCGTCTTCAACTTTTTTAAGTTTACTTATTCTGTCCTCTGCATTTTTTCTAACCTTTGCTATTTTATCTCTAAGCTCTGTTATCTTTTTATTATGAGCATCAATATCAGCACCTGGAGTATTTTCAAATTTAACTTGTTGAGCTTCGATTAAAGTTTCTATATCTTCAATTTCTTGTTCTCTTTGTTTGATAATAGAATCAACTGTTTCAGTAGGAACTTCTTTTTTAGTTTCTTTTTTATCAACAGGTTTTTCTTCAGCTACTTCTTGAGTTTCTGTAGATGTTTGTTCATTTTTTAATTCCCATTCTTCTCTGTTTCTAGGATTAGAATAGAAATTATAATCAGATTTTTCTTGTTCGTATAGAATAAGATTTCTTACTTTCTCAGTAATAATTTTAGATATTGTTGTATTAGCAACTTCATTATCTAACACTTTACCAGTATCAACACCCTTTGATTTTTCATCTAAATCAACTTCTAAAGAAAGTAATCTATCAATGAGTGTTTTTTCTACATCAGGACTATAATTTAAGTTATTATCTTTTCTCCATTTTTCATCTTTATAAGCTTTAGCAAATTGTTCTAGTATAACTCTTTCTAAAAGTAAAGGATGTAAAGACAAGAAGTCAGTAGATTTATTAGGAATTGTTTTTAACAAATCAGCATAAGCTAATTGTAAATCATTTTCTACTTGAGCTAATCCTTCTTGTGCTGCCATTTGTTTTAGTAAATGGTTTGCCATTTTACCAACAAACTCATTTGACATACTACCACCTAAAGAATTTACTTTATTGTAAACATCTTCTACTTGAGATAATAACTTTTTAAACTGAGGAACTCTTTCTGCAATAGTTTTTCTATCCCAACCATTTTTTTCAATTTCCTCTTGACTAGCATTTTGCATAGACTCTACATATTCTTCTAATTGAGAAAATGTTCCAGCTTCTGCAGCTAACCAAGCTCTATTTAAAAAGATACCTTTAATTGCATTTTCAACAGCAGTAGGATTATTTTTATCTACTTCTTTACCCATCATATCAATAAGCTGTCCTTGAGATTGCATTATTTTTTTTAATGCACTTTGGTTTTGACTAATAATATCAATACCTCTTTTTCTATCTCTTGCACTCTTATTCATATTCATAGCACCACCAATAGCCCCAAATCCAAGACCACCAATAGCACCTAAAAAACCTTCTGTCATACCTTCATCAGAAGTAATGTAATCTATAATTCTTGAATATACATTAGACTTATCATCTTCAATAACACCTGCTTCAATGTTTGCGGTTCTCTTAGATTCTCTTTCAATAAAACCTTGATACCATTCTTCACCACCTTCAAGACCTGCTTGTTTTAATAATTCAGGAGCATTTCTACCTATCCAGTTTTTACTAAAGTTAGCACCTCTTCTTAATGAGTCAAAGTTTTTAAACATTAATCTCATTTCAAAGAACTCAGGAACAGCCATAACAAGATTACCTCTTACTACTTTACCTGCAGCTTCACTAGCTAATTCTTTAGCCTTGGCATCACCTACATTATTTACTACACTAGTATATACATCTTTATAAGTCTGAGCAGCAATCTGCATACCCTCTGCATGATTAGATGCAATAGCTGCAGTAAGTGTTCCACCTGCTTCAGCAATTCTTTCTGCTGTAGTAGATAGCTTACTAAATCTATTCATACCTCTAGCAATGTTAGCAGCAACACTGGCTTCTTTACCTAACTTCAAAGCTGCAGTAACACCTTTACCTAAAGCCATACCAGGAACAAAATATCCTAAAGATTCAATAACTGAATCTCCATTTCTCATCCACCAACCAAAAGAAGCTGGATTAAATGAATCATGTCCAATGGTATCTCTTGAATATTCTGGTAATTCTTCATCTAAGAATTCTTTACCTTCTCTAGCCCAAGTAGATAAAACATTATCATAATCTTTATTAGCTCCTACCCAACCAGGTATATCAAGGATATAACCTGCTGTCTCAGGAACAGAAAGCAAAGCTTTACCTACACCTCTAGCTAAGAAGTTACCTGCACTCTCCCAATTACTCTGAGCATTAGCTCTTTGAATATCTAAAGAGGTTTTATTACCATATAAAGTATCTCCTAACTGTCCTGAGTAATCAGCAGGGTCTAATGTAGAGAATACATTTAAACCACTACTTCCTCTAGTTACAGCAGGAGTAATAGTATCTTTTCTTAATTCGTTTAATGAAGCCATTATTTTTGTATATATGAATTTCCAATAATCTCAAACACTGTATTTATATCAGGGATTGACCTATCAGTTGGATTTGTATTGTGATAATTATCCACTGGATAATATTCTCTATTTTCTTTTTCTGTGCTTTGGTCCTTAGAATAATATAAGTTTAAAATCTTTTGTCCATCAATAGTAGATACAGGAACTATCTTATATTCATTGTTATTTCCTATAAATATAGTTTGACCATTTTTTATAGACTGTAAGAAATCACCTTCAACAAAAGTATCTCCTACATCCATTCTACCAATTGCTATTCTTCCTACAGCTCCTTTTGGACCAGGTATAGTAGCAACAGATAAAAGTTCTTGTTGCATATTACTTAACTCTGTATCAGGAACTTCTGCATAATCTGTGAAATATTGTGTCTTACCTTCTTTTTCATATTCAGTAGTAACTTTAAAATAAAGCTTACCATTATGAACCATAGAAGAAAGATTAGCTTTTCTTGATTTTATTTTAGCATCACCAATATTATCTTTTTCATTAGCACCTACTGTGTTACCATTGAATGAAGATAAACTACCATAACCATCAGCTACAGCATAACTTAAATCTTCATTGATACTTTGAACTTTAGTGCTAACTTCTTCAGGGAAAGTAATATCCCAAGTATTTTGACTTTGAAGTGATGCTACATTTTTTAATGCATTTTTATAAGAATTATCTATGTTGTTTAACAATTTAGAAAAGTCTTCTGCATCATACTTACTATGTCCAATACTAAGTTTAGAAAATTTTCTAACTGCTTCAGGACTAATCTTTCCTCTTTCAAGCAATACCATAAAGTCAGAAACATCATTGCTATTTACAGCTTTTTGTATCTCTGGTGGTAATACTGCATTGTTAGTTTTAAACCATGTTTTTAAATCATTGATAGAAGTTTCTAATTCAGGAGTCATAACAAACTGAGCTTGAAACCTAGATGCATTTTCTGCTTTGTCTAATGACTCAATAGATTTATTAGCTGCATCATTTATATAATCATAGTTCAATCTATTATTTTGAAGAACAGTTTTATAAGAACCTACATCTTTACCATTGTTCATATCATTATACCAGTTCTTAACTTTATTAGATATTTCTCTTTCTAATTTTATTTTATCAGCACCAGTGGCATTTTGATAATCAGAGTATAAAGACTGTAAGTTTTTATCAACAAAAGTAAGTTGTTTAAATATATCAAGGGTAGCTTTGTTATAATCACCAGATACAGTTTTATAATTCTCTTGTAGTTTAGCAAAGTTTTCTTTTGTTGACTTTTCATCAAAAGGAACAATTTGTCCAGGTAAAGCAATAATATTAGTTAGTGCTTGTCTGTTTTGATAATCAATTTCTTTTAAAGCTAATGAGTGTTTATAATCTGCAAGAACATAATCATCTGCTTTTATATCTTTGTCTAATATACTCCAGTTAGCTCTTGCCATATAAGGAGCAATCTTTTCATTAGTATAAGATTGATTAATTAAGTTAGCAGCAATGTTTTGTTTTGTCTTCTCATCATATCCTGCAATATCATTTATCTCAGCAATATTAGCCTCTTTATTTAGCATGTAATTTTCTCTTTCTTCTGCAGATAATTTTTTACCTTTTAATAACTCATCAATCTTTTCATTGTCAGATTTTAAATTTAATAACCTACTAGCTAAATATTCTTCAGCTTTTTGATAATAAGGAGAATCTACATTAACACCACCATCAGGAGTTTGAAGAGATTGAAACTTAGATTTATTATCCCAAGACATCCATTCTTTATAACCAGGTATAGTATTAATATAATTATTTAAACCATTGTTAAGTCTTTGTTCTCTAATACCACCTTCTGTAGTTTTAATAATATATCTACCATCTTCAGACTTCTCTATTCTTACATTCTTTTCATCTTTTAATATTTTATCAATATAGTTTGTAACTTTAGTATCTATGTCTGGTCTTGCAACTAAACTATCTACACCAAGAGAATTCATTCCTTTTTCACCTTTGAATTGATTAAATCCTTCAATGAATCTTCTTTCATCTCCTTCATAGTATTTACCCTCTTGTATACCTTTTTTATATTCATCTGACCATTTAGCATATTCATTATATCTTCCTGTTAATGCAGAAGCTGGTCCATTAATACCAAAGTCTTTTTTAATTTCTCTTTTAATAAATTCAAGTTGAGAACCCATTTGACTAAAGTCAGGATTACTAGAAGATTCATCTATTAACTTTTGATACTTATTCATCAGCTCTTCATGAGCCTGTTCATCACCTAAACCTAATTTCAAATATGGAGTATCTTCAATAGCTTGAAGTTTTGCTTCCCATTCTGCTTTGTTAATATTGTAAGATTGCTGTCTTCCAGCTAAACCCATAGCTATAGCCTCTATAGGATATTGCTCTCCATAATCCGTAATAGGAGTAGAAGATGTTCTAAAAAAACGACTCATTGTAATTTCCTCCTTTTAGTTTCTGAAATTTTTCTTAATTTTAGATTATACGCAGAACTCCCTACATATATTTTATTATTAACTATATTAGTTATTGTGTATATCCCTGTGTTCATTGTTTGAATACTATTTGTAACATTCCATTTAACTGTTCTAAAGTAAAATTAGGATATGCTTGTGATAACATACTAAGTGCTTGTGTTTGAGTTCTAGCATTTTGTGCAATCTTAATTGCATTTAAAGCTTGACCTGTAGCATCAGATACATTAGAGCCAAGGTTAGTAAAGTAGTTGGCTAAGTTTTGTTGTCTATTAATTAAATTTCTTTCAGCTCCTTGTGCTTGTAAAGTATCTCCTTGCATTTGTAATCCAGCTAATCCTACTTTTCTATCTGCAATAGCACTATCATAATTAAGATTAGAATCTGCAATTCCTTTTACCTTTTGAACTTGAGCCATATTTTTCATAGCTCTATCTACATTCACTGAGTTAGCTTGACTATTAGAAAAGATAGAACCATAAGCATCATTAATATCTCTTTTAGTTTTTATCTTTTGTGCATTTAAACCTTCAAGAGAATCATTATAAGTTGATTCTGCTCTTTGGCTTATTTCACTAAAGAAATTCTGTTCAGGGTTTTCTCTTTCATTTCTTCTATGTTCAGCCATTGTAATACCTAATTGACCAAGACTACCTAAAGCAGATAATCCCATACCTACTCCTGTTAATGCATTAACACCACCTATTTTACTTTGTGTAGTTTCACCTGCCATTTCTTTAGGTGCATTAGCAAAATAACTTTCAGGAACTAAATTAACTCCTACTGAAGGTTTAGCAATTCTTGCAGCACCACCATCTTTAGTTTTTAATGATGATTGACTTATATTTGGATAAGGTGTATTATAATTAGTATTTATACCCATTGTTGTTTCAGGAATTCTTTCGGTAATACCTGGTGTTCCTGTTTGTAAATTTAAAGCACTACCTTGTCCATAATTATCAGGTAGTTCCCAGTCAGGAGTATCTCCACCATAATAAAATTTCTTTTTATTGTTATCCTGTAAAGATAACATTTTTTCATTAAAGTCCTTTAGTGTATTCAGTTTGTTGGTTAAAATATTCTCTCCTTCTCTATCAACCCTGCTGCTAGGACGTTTAGCAATACTAGCTAATGCTTTCATAATAGGTATAGCATGACTAGCTATTGAGTTTTCATTTTCTTTCTTAATACTTCCATCAATACCTATTCTATTTGACAATACATATTTACCACCAGTTGCATCAACACCACCTTTATCATGAGTAGGACCTTTAGCTATCTTACCATATTTAGAAGAATCTGAAGAACCTTCTAATGATACATCACCACCTAAAACAACTTCATCACCTTCTACTTCATATACAGGTTTTTTGTTATTAAAATATTTAGCTCTACCTCCTAATGCATATACTCCTGAACTAGGAACTTTTTCTTCTTTCTTAGCTGGTAAGAAATTACCAACTAAATCTAATCCTGCGTTTATAAATTGACCACCGGGTATTAAACCTATTAAAGGAGATAGTGCACCAGTAACTGCATCAAATTGAGGATTACCTCCCATTGCAAAAGCTTTTGCCTTTGCCCCTGCTTTAACACCTAACTTTTTACCAAGAGGCATTTGATTTAATGCATCTTCATAAGAATTAAGTATTGTTTTATTCATAGGATATGAATCATTAACAGGAATCCCATATTTTTGCATCTTGCCATATTGATTAACAATAGCTGGGTCAAGCTTTATCATATTATTAAATCCTGCTTCATAATACATACTGTCTGTTTTATCAAGCTTGTATCTAGGAATTGCTTCACTAAAATTATAATTAGGTTTTGGTTTCTCATCTCCTGTAGGACCCCCCATTGCAAAATTATTAGTTTGTCCATTTGCATTAAAAGAGTTTTCTCCTGTTTGGGTAAATCCTGCAACATCAAATCCTTGTCTCCAAATAGCTTGTTGTTGTCCAGCATCTAATTTCTTCCATTGTTCAGGAGTTAAGGTAGTTACTCCCATTGCCTTAGAAAAAGCATATGGGTCTTGTAAAACAGTTCCTAGATTTCCTTGTGTTTGATTAATAGAATTAGGAAGAGCAGTTCCAGAACTAATTACTTTACCTCCTTCTGGATATTTTATTTTTCTTTTCATCTTGATTGATAATTTAAAGTTTCGATAATGTTAGTTGTTAGTTTAATTTTGTTTGAATCTAATTGTTGAGGAATAGCATTAAAAGTTAATCTAATTCCTAACCAAGTATCATTCATTCTTTTTAACTCATATTGTGAAGTATCATAATTAATAGCATTTTCATTTAATACTTTATCAATAAAATAGTTTGAAGATATATCACTGTATTGTGATGTAAAATAAGACATAGTTCTACTAGAAACCAAATCTCTTAAATTATTAATTCTCCAAACAGTATTTAATCTTCTAGCATAAGATATATTAGATGACCAGTTTGTAGCTTCATTGTAATCATCTAAGATTACTATATTATGTTGACCTGTGCATTGTCTTGTATTATAAGCAATAAAGTTACTATAAGTTATATCTTCTACATCATACCATTCATTGTATGTAGTATCTAATATACTTGCTCTGGTGTCTAAGAATATGTTTGAAAAGTTAGATGGAGAATTAGTTGTCATAACTAAATCTATTATATGATTTTTTCTAAAACCGTAATATCTTTGAAAACTAGAAGTTGCTGCATGTTTGTATAAATCAAAACTAGATGCAGAAGGAGTATAGTTTATAGTTGAACCATTTACCACTTTTGATTGTGTATAGTTTAAAGAATAAAATTGTTCTTTATCATACATATAAAACAAAGGAATATAAGAGTGGAAACTTACCCATGACTTAGAAAGAAATGAATAAGAAAGTGTAAAGCTATGATTTTCAAAGTAATCTGTATCATAGTAATTAATAGGTGTTCTAATTTGATTTCCTAGACCAACTCCTGTTACTACTTCAAATACCTGGTCAGTAGTATTCCAAACAATAGAACCTTCTGGATACACAATTAAAGAGTTATATATTCCAGAAAACAATCCACTTCCTATACCTATACCAAATTTTATTTTATAATCTCTCTTTGTAATAATTACTCTATCATACCTTGGGTCATAAGTTGAGTGGAAGCCTATACCATAAGGAGAACAGTTATTTCTAAACCTATCAAATGCAATAGGTAAATTAGCTTGTCTCATTAAATCATTAAAAGAATCTATGAATTTAAATTTCATATTATCAAAACTCCATGTAGCTAAACCTAAATTACTAATAGGTTCTAATGAGTCAGATAATAAAAATACTTTTCTATCTTCATGACTTACAAACAAAGAACCATAAGGAGTATCTATAAATGATGATTTAGAAGATAGTCCAGCATATCCTTTTTCTATAGTGATTAACTCATTAGGTGGAATTGATAATACTTCACCTGTTCCAAAATAAGCATTTATATCACCAACTTTTACTGCCTGGTCTTTTACAGGAATTAAATATAATGTTCTTTCAAAGTGTGCATATAACTTATCAGCTCTAGTAAACAAAGATAGACCTACGCCTTTATTTTTAGGAAGGTCTCTATAATTGTTAGGTAAAAATATTTTGTTTGAATCAGCACTTGATTCTATATTATCTTTCTGTGAACATGCTATTCTTGTATTAAATTCACCAATACAATTGTTATCATAGTCAAAATTAAAAGGTAAACCAAAATAAGTCTTGATATTATTCTCTTGAGAAAATGCACTATTATAAGCATAGTAGTTAGGAATTAAATCTGTAGACCAATCACCTTCTATGTTTAGGAAACTTTGAATATCTTCATATGCACTTTTAGGATAATATATTTCTGTATCATCAGTTCCTTCATGTCTTAAATTACAATTGATAGTGCTTTCAACATAATGTTTATACAAATATCTTGAGTGTAAAGTAAATGCAGAACCACCAGAATCTTCTTCTTCATGATTTAAAGGATTGTATTTTCTATCCATTCTCTCACATCTTCTGTAAGTTAAAGGAGAAATAAATATATCACCACCATATATTTCACAAGAAGTTTCTGTATGTAATATAGAATCTGTAGGTATATAAACTCTACCTTCGACTGTTCCATATTGATTACTAATTAATTGTTTTATTGCTGCATATAAAAAGAAATTATCTGTAGCAATTGGAAGTTTATTAAAAGGTAATGTGTTATTTAATTCTATAAATAAACCTTCTTGTTGTTCTGTATTATCTACGTTAATACTTAGTGAACTAGTAGATAAAGAATCAGAAGCTATAAAATCTTTCGCTACTATTTTTCTATTATATAAAGTTTCACTAAATGTATTAATACCACCTAGGTCATCACCAGGAACAATCATTACTCTTCCTAAGTTACCAGTTCCTGGATAAAGTTCACTTCTTCCATGATGTTCTCCTTCTACTTTAATATAAGAACCAGAAATTGAATTTGTAAACTTACTTAATGGATTATGTAATACCTGGTATTTATCATTTATAAATTTAGTATAATCAGGTTCTACAACATTAGTAAAAGTTGTTCCAAATAATTGTTGAATATAATCTTCATCTACAGTTCCTGAGAATTGAGTTTCTACAACCTTGGTTAAAATACCTTTATCAAGAACAGTAGAGTTAAATTCATTTCTTTCTATTCTTACTATTTCATATCCAACTATTTCATCTGCATATTCTGCAGGAATATTAATATCAGTAAAAGCAATTCCTATAGGAAATATTCTATAGTTTTTAGCAATGTAATCAGTTTCAAAACTAGCACCTGCATTTGTTCCTGCCTCTCCATATCCTATTTGATTAAGTATAGCATCTGGAAATTTAAAGTCTCTTATAGGTTGTCCTGAGTTACTTCCATATACTGAGTTACTTGGATACCTATCAGTTGATTCAGTATAAGCAAATTCTCCACTACTAAAATATAATCCACTTCCAACAGAAGAATCTACAGTAGCTGTATTAAATACTTTCCATCTTTGAACATATCCTGGACCATCTCCTATGTCTTCAGAGCCAGTTGTAAATCCTAGATGCTCTACATCTACTAATGGTATATCAACACCTACTCTATATAAAGTAGAATCCCAACCAGTAGTTGGAGCTAGTCTATTATGCCAAGGATTAGGTTCTGTATTTGTAGGTAATGATGTATAAAAACCAGTATCTTTTTCTCTACTAGCTAAAGCATAAACTCTTGATAACCAACCATTTTTAAATCTATATTGGATACCAAAAGCATACGCTTCATCTCTCATATAACTTCTATAATTAAGATAATAGGTAGCACTCTTAGTATCTAATCCTCCTGAAATTTCAGCATTTATATTGGTAGTAAACCAGTGAGCTTTTACATTGAAAGCTGCTTGTTGTAAAATAGCATGGTCTATTTGTCTTTCTTTTACATTTAATAACCATAGCCTGTCATCATATAATTCTATATCTTCTGCACTGTCATATATATTATTATCAATAACTATTTCCTCTAAAGCAATAGCTGTCTTAACTTCATTACCTGTAATAATATAATTTACACCAGTGCTAGTAATAGGAATAGTTGCTATTATATTTGAACTTATAGCACCATCAATATTAGATATAAGAGCAAGTCTTAAATAAGAAAAAGAAGTATCAAGATTTGTAAATTGTAATCTTATAGCTTTGTTTGTTGTTTCTACAAGAGTTGTAGTTCCACCATCAATGTTAGTATATTCTCCATAAAAAGGTTCATCATAAATAGGTATAACACCAATATGTGATAACCAAGAAGAAGGGTCTAATGAACTTGTAAGATATTGAGGAACAATAATATATGAACCAATTTCCAAATTACCAGAAGAGTCTGATACATCAATAGAAGAAAGAGTAGGTGATTGAAAATCAGGTGATATATTCATCAATCCTAAATCCCAACCTTCTCCATCTAAGTTAGCAGATGTTGTTGTTTCTCCATCAAGTAAATAGTTCTGAAGCTGAGATATGTTAATATATCTAATTGGATTTTGTCCATCAGTTATAATAATAATATCATCACAGCCATTTAAAACTTTATGTTTTATTTTTACTTGTTTACTAGTTGTCCAACCACTATCTTTTATATACATAATGTTTTGTAGTAAACCATTTACTCTTTTATCTATTCTTACATAGTCTTCTAATCCTTCTATTCCTGCTGATAAAACTATAGTATAATCAGGATTAATAAAACAACTACCTATAGGCAAAAAGTTAGTAGTGAAAGAAACATCAAATTCATTTCCTTGTTCATTAGAAATGCTTTTCATATCTCCTTCTTTGCTATTGTTAATAGCATTTAAAGCAAACCTATAAGTTCCTGGTGGCTGATTTTTATGACTTAAATCAGTGTTTATACCTCTTAAATTATCCATTTAAATTTAAATTTTCTTGAGTTGATAAATTAGAAAATGCATTATTATAAGTTTCATTATGCTGTCCAATTCTTTGCATTTGAGTTCTAAAGTTTTCTAATTGGTCAATACCCATCAACATTAAATTACCCCTACACTTAGCAGCATATACTTCCCAATAACCTCTATATTTTCTTTCCATATTATCAGTTCCTTGTATTTGAAGAATATCTCTAACTAAGAAATAATTCATTAATATATTATATTTAATAGCTTCTCTTACATCTCTATGGTCAGGAATTAATAATTCACCTGTTTCATCAACAGGGTATCTTAATCCACCTATAGCAATTTGACCAGACTCAAAAGAAGTTATACCACATCTATTTTTAGTAATAGTATAAGTATGTTCAGATATAGCACTAATTGTTGGTGAGTTAGAACATACAAAAGTATTACTCCATATACTAGGAGATAATCTTAGTGGTTGCCATCTAGCTGTTTCATCAGCTAAAAGGAATGCCCAATCAGTAGTAATTACTGTAGTAGTGTTTGCATCTCCCTGGTAAATAGGAACATTAGTTGTAGAAGGACTAGTTGTAGTATCCTTAAAAAACATTTGTTCAATATATCTTAAACCTTTAGGTAATTGAAAAGTATGATTTTCTACATCTACTAGATATATAACTTCATCATATAATTGTCTTACCATGATAGCTTCATATGCAGAGTATGCCATCTCATAGATTTCATTATAATCTACTTGGTCTTTAGGAAGTAATCTATATACTTCTTGAACTGCAGCACTTAAAGGAACGTAGTTAGTTATTAGCATAATAAATTGTATTTTCTAAGAATTGTGAAACACCATGTTTCATGATATAGTTTTTTACACTTAGTTCATTTAATCTTAAATGATGTCTTACTAAATGTAAATCCCAAATTCTTTTATTTTTAAAATTGGCTTTTGATTTATCCCATCTTAATTTTACAGCATATCCATCAGAATGATAGTTATCATGAACTATTCTCATTCCATGTTTTTTACTAGCTGCAAAATCAATTGAAGGATTTTTAGGTTTGAACTTTATAAATCTAAGAGTTCCTAATCTTTCTGGTAAATTGAATTCATCTCCTGTAATCAATAATGCTTCAAATAAACTTTTATTAAAACAATCATTAATATTTTTATATACTTGTTTTGTAATAAAATCAGGGTGTGTTTTATTCTTTTTATTAGGTAGGCTATTATAACTTTTAGTTATTGAAAGTCTTTTCATATTGTATTTTGTGTAGTAGGACTTGCATGATTATTACTTCTATCTTCTACCAAAGGTGCAACTAGTCCTAGTTTTTTTAATACTTGAGTATAACAAGCATCATTTAAATCCATGTCCATTGGAACATGTTGAATATGTGGATTAAAACAAGTTTCATCTACATACTCTCCTGATGTATTATATTTTGGAAACTCAGCAACCTCTAATGGATTTTCAAATATTGCTCTTATAGGTAAGGCTTTAATTTGAAGATTGTTATGGATTATAAGATATTCATCTTTAATTTCCCACAACATTTGATTTTGCATTGTCTTTGTATGCTTTAAGTTTTGAGCATCTTTTAGATTACCAGGACTAATAGTGTCTCCAGATAAAGTTAGAACTTGCATAACCTCTTTTAACTTAGTTGCAAAAGGTCTTGGTATCTTATACATAGATTTTCTAACCTTACAAGTAATACCTTCAGGAAAAGAATTATCTTCAAAGTAATCTGCTTTTTCTAGTGGAACAATAATAGTCATCCAGTTCCACTGGCTCTTATATTTTAAAGACTCTAATTGTCTACCTAATATTGTAGACCTTGCTTCTATAAATACTTTATATAGAAATTCATCATCATATACAGAATCATCTGAAAACTGTTTTATTAGTTTTCTTAGTTCTCCTATATGTGCATCAATAGTGCGTAATTCAGACATAATACAAATTTAAGTAAATTAGTTAAAAAAAGAAAGATTGTTTGTTAGGTTACAAAATGAAAATAGGGTCTATGTAGTAACTATGAAAAACTACATAAACCCCTTTTTTTACGGAAAATATTTATGACAATAAACATTCTGTCATGAGAAACTCCAGTTACTTTTTAGAGATAACTCTTTGATTAAGCCATCCTCTCATAAAAACTTCTTGTGAACGATTTTTACGACATATGTTAATATATCTTTCTGCTTGTAAAAAGTTTAATAAGTTAAATAGTGTTGTTGGGTGAGGATGATTGTTAATGGTCTTTATAGTATTTTTACCTATAATACCATCTTGTTCAATATCTGGATAATCTTTACCTTGTCTGTTTAAAAGGTTACATGCTTCCTGTGCCAATTTAATAGAAACTGAAGGTCCCATATTAACCCCTGTATCATAGATTTCTTCAGCAATATCTTGATTGATTATTTCATCTAACCTCATATCATCCCAGAAATTAACTTTATAAAATGTTTCTATATGACTGATGAGTTTTGATTTTTCTATATTCTTAGGAAACCCAGGTTGTTTTTTATACTCGTCTATTAATACCCAACCAGACCAATTAGGATGAAACTTTCTAGCTACACCACAATAAGTTTCACCACCACCATCTGCTTGATGATTAGAGTATCCTCCTTCAGCTACGAGTGTTTTTTCAAATGCTATTTTAAAGTTCGCCATATTATTAAAATTATTATTATTCCTGATATAATTAAGAATATGATTTCTTGTTTTTTATTAAACAATGAATCTTCTTTTATAACAGTAATAGGTGCTTTGGTTAATATTTTACTATCTAGTAATACTGAGTTAAATTTTATCTCTCCTTTTTCCTGCCATACTTTTAATGCTAGATGTAAATCTACACTATCATTATTTAAATAACTTTCATAATACAATGTATCTGTTATAAGATTTGTAGTAATGTATTTAGTTATTTCCTTAATGATTTCAGTTTTTGCATCAGGGCAGCTATCAAGCATGTCAATAGAATCAAGTATGGAATCAAGGTCTGATTTTATTTCTACTGTGTCAAATTTATAAAACGTATCTATCTTTATTTCAGGAATAAGTATTGTATCTTGTTTTAGTAAAGATGGGTCTTTCTTATATGCTCTTTGTAATAACTTTTCAGCAGAGCAAGAAGAAAGTAAAAACATTATAACAATTAGTCTTAGCAACCACATTCGTCTAGTATTGATTTTAATTTATTTATAATAGTCATAATCTCATCATGAGTAGCACAACCAAGTTTATCACCAGTTGTTAAAGTATCATCTGCTTCCTGCTCTGCTTCTGTATAAAAGCATAATTGACAAATAGCTCTAAATAAGAAAGTAGCTATAATCAAATCTTGACGATAGCAAAGTTCTTTCTTTGTTGCATAACTTTGTGCAATAGATAAATTATTACCTAAATCATTTAGTTTATAAGCAAAGTAACCTTTCCATATGTCAAAACATTCAGTAGTCAATTTATACGTATTTTAAATTAGTTCGATTAATATTTGTTTGTTTTGGATTTAGCATATTAGCTAAAACTCTTCTATTATAACCAAGTATATTTGAGACTTCTTTAACACTGTCATAAAATATTCCTGTTTGAGTATCCAATACAATTTTCATTGATTGAGGATTACCTCTCTTTTTTACTGCTTCAGATATTCTTTTTTTACTTTCTTCTGGCATCTTATGTCCTTTAACACCATCTGCTTTAGGACACATATTATAACAGTTATCTTTGTTAAAATATAAATCAAGATAATATTGTTCTCTTTCTTGAATTTTATTTTTTTCTTCTATGGTTTCTATAACTTCAAAAATGAAGCTATTATTTAAACGATAATCTCTTACCATCCATTGATTATATCTTTGAATAGATTTTCCTTTTTTTAAAATATAAAGATGTTGTTTAAATCTTTTTAAAAATCCTTGAGAAGTAGAACCAATATAAAATCTATTTTTAGATGTATTAGTTATTTTATATACACCATTTTTATTTAATAAATCTAAAGAAATATCTTGAGTCATTAATAGTAGATTATATATTTAATTGTAGTTCCTGTAGCATCAAAAGTAATTAAGTTATTAATTCTTGTAATACCACCTTCAAGACTTATAATTTCATCTGGTTCTAAAGTATAACTAGTTCCATTAGATGTGATAGTTGCATTTGCACCACCACTATTTCTAATAGAAATTTTAGAAGCACCTGAAAGAAAAGAACCTGTTGTAGTTGAACTACCAAATATAACAGAGGTTCTGCTTGGTTTTAATAGACTTAATATTTCAGTAAGTAGTTGTTCTGTTTTTTCGTTTACCATATTATTTAGTTTTTATAGACCATGCTACTAAAGCTGCAGAGTTACCTGTAGCTGCATTAACACCTTTTAAAGATATTAAATCTCCTGCTGCAAAAGATACTGTGTGAGTAGTATCTGTAAAAGTTCCTGCTGCTTGGTTTGCTGGTATAGTTATTGTTAAAGTTGTATCTACTCCATTTTTTCTAACAGTTAATGTCAGAGAACCAGAAGCTGGTTGTGAACTTCCTGTTACCACTACAAGATTAGAAATTAGACAGTTTCTTGATATTAAACTTTGTCTGTTATTCTCTGTAGCATTATAGTTAGTAGTTCCATTAATTGGAGCATATGCTGTAGTAGATGCTGTTACTTGAGCAGCACCACCAGTAAACTCTTTAAAGTGAGTTGTTTCTTTTTTTATTCCAAAGCTCATCATTAGTAAACATATTTAGAACTTACTTGATTTGTAGTAAGTTGTTCAAATAAATAATCTCCAAATTTAGTTTTACCTTGACCAGATAAGTGAACACCATCAGTATTATAATCACCAGGTAAAATAAAAAATCCATCTAATCTAGGTTCTACTCCATTAGTCCACATATATATAGCATCACATATCCAAGGTTTAGGTGGAAGTAATCCTGCAATTTGGTCTTCTACTAACCACTTAGCAGCAAATCCATTATAATAACCTTTAGGTTCATCGTGTTTAATATCTTCTGAAAAACCTGTATAAGGTCTTCCTGATATAAATATATGTTTAACTTTTGGAAATTCTAGTTTAATTTTATTAATAAGTGATATTAAAGAATCTTTTACCATTAAAGAAGTTGCTGGAAAAGAAGGTATATCATCATTAAGAATATCATCTTGTAACCAAATTACCTGAACTTCTGTATTTAAAACATTTGCGTCTTCTAATCTATTATTAGCAATTGTCCAAACATTAGGGTCAGTTAACCAATCATTAATATCTTTAGCAGGTTGTGCTAAGTTAACAAATTTAAATTTAGTGCTAGTAAGTTCAGGAACTCTTTGTTCAAATCTTTCTGATATTTGATTTTGAACAGAAGCTCCAATACTTACCATTACTATTTTACCATTAATAGGTTTTATTCTTGGTGCATTTAATAAGTGTGCTTCAGTAGTTCCTAAAGAAGTTTCATAACCTTCATAAGTTCCTGTCTCCCCTAATGGAGTAGCATCAAAAGTAGAAGGGATTAATTTTGCCATAGGAGTAGGTATTAATGTGCATGACATTAATAATACTAAAGATAAGAGTGTATATAATTTTTTCATATTATTCAAAGTATCCGTTTATCATTACTGTTCCTCTAATTATTTGAGAAGCTGTCGCTGTGCCTACTGGCATTTTTAATATTACATGACAATAAGTTCCTGCTTCTACTGGTAGAGGTGTTCCAAATTGTATATTAATTTCTCTATCTGCTGTTCCTCCTACAGGAGTTGCTACAATCATATTTTGAACTCCTAACATAATTCTTTTAGGTGCTCTAGTTCCTGCTGTTGCAGAATCTGCTACTGCAAGAGATACACCAGTAGAACCTAATCCTAATCCCCATTGTAATAGAGTAGGAGTTGTAGCTACTGCAGCACCCATATTATATGAGTAAATAGTTACACCAGTAATCATTAAATTTCTTGCTGGTTGAGTTGTGGAACCTGCAGGAACTAAATATGCAAATAAAGCATAATCTGTTTCTGCACCTGCTACTGCTGCAAATTGAAATTGTCCTCCAAGAGTAGTATAACCTGCTGCTGTATTTGAAAGAGATGCTGATGCTGGAGCTGCAGAGTTAGCATAGTTAGCTAATTGTCCTGCTGCTGCACCATGAGGAGAACCTAAAGTTCCTAACCCCATACCTGAAACTACATTCTGCCAAAGTCTTATATTATTAGCATCTCCTAAAGTAACTGTTACTTTATGTATTTGAACTTGGAAAGCAGATGAGGCTCCTCCTAATCCATTATATTGCCTCATTAATAAAGGCAAATGAGTGTTCATACTATGACCACTGTTTGCAGTTTGTCTGGATAATTCTCCAAATTTAATTGGAATTGAATCCACATCTATCCAAAATTCTACTAAATCATTTGTTATACAGATAAGTCCGTGATAAACAGTATTAATTTCAATAGAATTTAATAAAGTAACTGAGGTTTCTACACCATTATAATTAGTAACACCTTTTAGAATTCCATTATCTATTTTAAAATAAACTCCGTCTAAAGGAGTAGCGGTAGTAGCTGCATATCCTACTCCAAATTCTGCAATACCATTAGCAGGAGCTGCTGCTGAAATTTTAAACCAATAATCTATATAAGTAGGAAATGAACCTAAACAAGGAAATGTTTTATATGACTGAACTCTAGCTACGTTAGAAGCAGCTACAGCATTACCAGCATTTAAGTTTAAAGCTCCTCCTGACAAAGTAATTGTCATAGTAGAAGTTACTCCTTGATATACCGATGTATTTAATGCAGTGTAATTAAAAGTATCATCCCATAAAAGATTATCAACACCTACTCTTAAACGATAATCAAGAGAAGGGTCTAAAGGTCTTACAGTTTTATCTATTATTTCACCAGGGTCAGCTTCAGCAACTAAACTTACATAACCTGAGTCATCTAAGTTACTAGGTGTTTTAACATGTAAATAGTTATTACTAGTTTCTACTACTCCTCCTGTATTACCTGTAATTTTAATCGCCATAGTTTAAAGTATATTTAAAACTATAAACATTAGAAGCTTGATTTGGTGCAAAAGCTATTAATGTTATAGTATTATTTCTTATTTGTTTTATTTCTATTTTTATTTGTTCTACGATACTATCTTCTGTATCATGGTCATCATTACTTACAGAAAGAAAATTAATATAATTAAAATTTAAAGGAGTAACATTAATTGCTCTTAATACAAACTCAACACTACTTTCTTCATTATTAAAATCAAAATCAATTATTCCCTGTTGTTCCATTATGTTCTTTGAACTTTAATTGACAATAACCCTTTACCACCAGCAGTTGTTTTAGCTGTAGTAATTCTCATTGTATGTCCTGCAGATAATGAATAATTAGAAGTAATAGTTCCACTAGTCACATTTACATTAGTTCCTAATGCGCTACCTGCAATATCTTCAATGTATTCCTTTAAATTTAAGTATTTAGTAGGTTTAAAGAATCTATCTTTATACTTAACTAAATTATCTTGAATTTTTAAATACCAGATTATCTGCGCCATTAAGCTCGTTTAATTTTAATATTAGCAAATCCTTGACCTCCAGCAGTAGTCTTCTGCACTCTTATATAAAATATATTACCAGTAGAAACACTGTTATTAGAGGTTATACTAGAAGAGTTAAAAAAGGAACCACCAGCAGCAGAAGTTGAAGGTTTAGTATTTTTAGTTACTGTTACTGATGAACTTCCCATTAAAGTACCGGCTGTATTATATAAAGATATAGTAGCATTATCTGTAGCTTCTATTAAAGAAGTTACTGAGAAACCCCATTCTTCTACTGTACAAGCATACGGAACTTTAACGGCTATGTAAGCATCTCCAGCAGTTAAAGCGTTAGATTCTAAAGATATTGGAATAGTTACTAAATCAGTATTAACTGTATTAGTACACATAGCTACTGTAATAGTATTATTACTAATAGTAGTAGATATAGAAGTATCTCCTGTTGCAAAAGTCTGTGTAGCTGTACCAGTAACATGTCCTGTTAGAGTAACATCTTGGTCTAATAAAGTTCTAACATCTTCTGCATCTAAAGCAGCAGGAGAAGATGAACCACCTGAAACATTACCTAAAATAGTATCATCAGCAATATCTTGTATTTTTGCAAGTGTAACATTATCATCAGCAATCTTAGCTGTAGTTACATTTGCATCTAATATCTTAGCTGTAGTTACTGCATCATCATCTATTTTAACAGTGGTTACTGCATCACTAGCTAATAATCCTGTATCTATTAATCCTGTGTTCTGAAGGGAAGGTAAAAACATTACTCTCCAAGCAGCAGCATTATAAGAAGCTACAACATAAAAAGTTTTAGCTGCTAATTCTGCAGGTAAAGTAAATCCATAAAAAGTAATGTCATCTACACCTTCTGAATAGTTAGTTGTAGAGAAATTACATATAAAAGTATTTACTGTTCCCTCTTTAGGAGTTCCAGATGCTGTAATAGCAATATGTCCTTGTCCATTTAAATTCAATGAACAAGTAGTATAATATGTTATATTTACTTCATGTGCAAGTAATGCAGTTGAAGTAGTTAAAGCTAAAGTTTTTGAGTTAAGCATTATTGTATTAATTTATAAATTACTTGGTCATATACTACTATACTTCCTGCAGTATCAGCACTAGAAACTTCCAATGCTATACTATTAGTAGAACTATCTAAGTTATTTGCTGCTGTTGAAGTAGCATATAAGTCTTGTCTTGAGTTACCATAATTAGCTTCAAGATAAAGAAATATTCTAACTGTAGTAGCACTTAATCTAACTATTCTTACTGTAATAGTTAATAACTCACTTGACACATAAGGTGCTTTATAAGTAGAAGTTAATGCTCCAATATAAGAAGTAGTAGGGTTAGTTAAAGCTGTTCCATTGAATTTGATTTTAAACTCATCAAATACACCTACAGAAGAGTCACCTGCTTTAGCACTAATCTTATACCATACTTCATCACCATTAGCTTCTAATGTATCAGCAGCAATAGTATATGACCATAATGCTTCAAATGAAGCTGAACTAGCTGTTGTATAAGCAGTAGTATCTCTAGTTAAAATTACTACACCAGGAGCACCATCAGCTCCTGCAGGACCAGCAGCTCCAGTAGCTCCTGAGTTTATAGTTATTGAATTACATCCGCAATCTAAGCACATATTAACAATTTTTACAATTTATTTCTTTAAGATAATCTTCTAAGGATTCTCTTTGTGTATCTATTTTTGCTACATCACCACAAATAGGTGACATAGTTAAAGCTAACCATTTAGCATAAGCAGTTAGTAAATAATCTCTAAAATCTTTATTATTACAACAACCACAAGAATCATCAGAATATTTATGAGCAAGTTCTACTAAACTACAGTTTATTGATTTAATAACCAATACTTTTACTTCAGATGTATAATTAACTGAAGCACTTGTCACAGTATAAAGAAACTTCCATACGCCATCTTCAATAGCAGTTAACTCTACACCATCTAATAAAATATCTTCAAGCTCAATTAAAGTAGCTCCATTTGAGCTTGAAGGTGTCATTGTAATACTATCATATTCTACATCAGTGCTATCATTAGTTATTACTAAAGTAGCTGTGCAATCTGCTAATGCAGCATTTGGTGCACCATATCCCCCAGGATTAGTGCTTACATTATATGCACCTGTAGTTTCAGTGAATAAAAAAGATTCACCATCACAAGATAAAGATACTGTTGATTTTGCTATTAATGCCATTATATATCAGATTTACGGTCAGTCTCTAATTTTAGATACCAACCTAACATACCAATTAAAGGAGAAGTAAATGCAGTTGCTTCTATCAAAGAACAATCTTTAAACATAGCAACTACACCAAATGCAAGGATTAATACTAATCCTATATAAGTCATTCTTTCTCTACGTGATAATTTTAAAGTCATACTTTACAAGATTTTAACCAAGGAAACACTGAACAATACCAAGGTCTAGGTTTAACAATTGGTTTTTTAGTTACTACTACTTCTATATTTGCATTACCTTTAGCTCCTTGATTATCAGTAACTACTAATAAATAAGAGTAAGTTCCAGCAGAAGGAGCAGTTACATTACAAGTTACACTATTAGAAACAACAGCACCTTTGTAATCATACCAAGTATAATCAACTATACTACCATCATCATCAAATGAATTTTGTCCTGAAAAGCTTATTTTATCTCCTTCATAACATTTAGTAATTCCACTAACAATTGCTACTGGTGGAACATTTACAGGTAACACCTGACTAACTTCATAAGTAGTATATGATATAATAACAAAGTTTAATGTATCAGATATACCACTAACTTCATAGCTAGGAGTTGAGTTTTTTGCCATCCATTCAGTAGCACCAGCAGAAGAGTAAATAAATTGTCCACCTATTATTCGTGTTTTAGATGAAGTAATTACTAGTTTGTCATCTATTAATGAAGGGGTATTTTCCATTATTGAATAGTATTTACCAGGATAAAGAATAGAAACATTAGACTGTGTGTAATCATCTAACTCTCTATATAACTGATAAACAAAATAATCAATTCTTCTTTTATTTAATCCTCCATTAGGTTCTGGTGTATCATTCTTAGGATGAACAGGAAATATCATTCCTGGACCAGCTTTTGATATACCATTATGTTGTAGTAAAGCAGTTATTCTACTATCTCTACCATATTTATTCCAGATTATCCAAGCAACAATTCCAGTGGACATAGTGTTTTTAATATCACCATAATTATCAAATCCCCATTCTGTAATGTAAAGTTGTTTACCAGGACATTTTGTTGTTATATAATTTAATGTGCTTTCCCATAAATTATCTAAATTTTCAATTGCTTGATTTAGCAATGTTGTATAATATTCTGTCAAAGCAGGATATTCTACACCAGGTTCATATGTAATCTTCTCTGGAGAAGTTACACTAACTGGACACTCTCTATCATTAAGATAGATGTGCACTGTTGGATGTAAATTAGATTTACTATTTATATAGGTAATAGCAGCATCGTTAAAATCTTTGTGGTCTGTTCTTCCTCCTAATACACCAGAATCTTTAGCTCTAGGTGCTAAGAATACTAAACAAGGTAAACCAGGATATTCATTTTCAATTTCTACTCTTAGTGGTTCAAACCAGATTTTATATAAATTAAAATCAAAGTTTGCTCTACTACCTGCATATACCTCATTACCAAATTCAACAGCTACTACATCTACACCTGCTTCTTTTAAAAAACTTAAATTAGTCATCTCTGTCTCTACAGAACTTGTAGGATAACCAATATTAGCACAATAAATTACTTTTAAGAATTTATTAGCTCTTTTAAATGAATCACTTAAATCAATAAGTTTATATACATCTTCTGCTTTAACATCTGGCTTGTCAGCTCTAAATCTTAAAGTAAAAGTTTTACCTTCTGGTATTGCATCAATTACCCATTGTTTAGATAATTCATCTTGTGCATCAAACCAGTTTTCTCCATTAAATCCTGTCATCATAGTTTGTCAATTAAAATTAAATTTTTCTTAAATCCATCTTCTGGATTGTATGATATTACTACATCAATATCTACACTATATTTTCTTTTTAATTCATCTAAAGCTTTTATAGCTTCGTTTAATCTAATCTTTCTTTCTTCTTCAAGAAATAATTTGGCTTGTTCTACTGTTATATTACCAGCATCCTTGCCAGGTTGTTCCATCATATACAAATTTTTTATGTAATGTTAAGTCATATACTTCTAATCCTTCTTCTGGTGCAGATATAGCATTTCTTTGAGCAGTTGTCATTCTTGGAGGAAGGAATCCTCTTACAGTAGAATCTACTTGTAAAATAGCAGAAGCAACTTGAGAACTAACCCCAACCGATACTTGTCCTGTGTTTACTGTTCCATAAATAATATTACCAATTGATAAATAGTTTGATGTAGATACTGTTGGTAAATCTATATCATAACCAATTACAATATTATTACTTCCTGTAACACCTGTTTCATTAGCTACTTGAAATCCTATAAAAACATTATTACTTCCAGTAGTTAATCCTTCTGCTGCAGATGTTCCTACAACAGTATTATTAGCTGCTGTAGTTACTAAGTTTCCAATATTTCTACCAATAGCAACATTGGAAGCTGCTGTATTAGAACCAATTACTCCATACAGTGCACCATCTCCTAATGCAGTATTATAACTACCAGTTATATATCTTCCACACTGTAATCCAATTAATGTATTTGAACTACCTGTAGTTAATGATTGACCATTATTTGTCCCTATTACAATATTAAATTGTCCAGAAGTTAATGCAATTAAAGTATTAGTTCCAATACCTATATTACTTCCTGAACCTCCAGATAATGTAAAATTACCTGAACCTTGACCCAGGAATATATTGTTTGTTCCATAGGCATGTAAAAATCTTGTTCCTGCTTTATAGAATACTCCATTAGCACCAAGGGTAGTTGTATTAGGAAATCTAAAATTTGCCCCTACTTCAAAAGTATCATCTGTCTTCAGGATATCAGCAGCAAATCTGTATAAAGTTACGTCTGAACCAAATGCAATCCCTGCTGCTGCTGTAGTTCCTGAAAGAAAATTTAATCTTGCAGTAAGTCCTGAATTAACTCCAAGACCTACTCTGTTATTTGTTTTATCGTAGAAAAAATATGGATTATCTTCATCAAGGTAAGTATCTTCACCTACAAAAATAACAGAACCTTCAACTCCTGTGTATTCAGTGCCTACCCTTGCAAATCTTGCATCAAGGTCAATCCACTTATTCTCATCAAGAGTTGAAGCATATCTACCAACATTAGTTGGTATCCAAAGAGAATCTTCTTCATCTCCACTAATATTTCTAAAGTATTTACTCATTTTTTTTCTTAGATTTCTTTATCACATTTTTATGAAAAGATAATGCAGCAATAATAGTTGAAACTATAGCAGCTAAAAAAGCTAGTTCTTGCAATGCTTGAAAATGCCAAGTATCTTTCAAATTAATACTAGCTGTAGCTGATACAAAACCTGTTACTTTACTTACTGTATAACTTACAAGTGATAAAAATGCAAATTTTACATCTAGGTTATTCATACAAAAATAGTCAATTTTTTTTATTAAGTTCATTATGTTAATTATTAACCTTAATGAATTATGCTAATACAGGAGGAGTTCCAGGAGTTGCGGTATTACCCAATTCAAGAACTGACCATTCAGAACCTGTCCACATTAAATCTGCAAATTCACCTACAGTAGTGAAGGTAATAGTTGTTCCACCAGTAAATACTGCTGTCAAAACACCTGAACCACCATCTGATACGTGAACTACTTTTTTTCTTTGACCAATTTGAGTTCCAGAAGCAAGAGTCAAAGCTTGTGCTGCTCCTGAAGATGTAAACTTAGTTAAATAAGAAGTTACGTTACATGCACCTGCTCCTGTTAAAGCTTGAGCTGCTGCTGTAGGAAAGAAAGCTGCATACATTGAGTTTGCACTAACTCCACCGTCTTTAAAAAGAACACCATCTGCAGTAACACCTTCTGCGGCATTAAGTTCTGAGATTACATCAAATTTAGGAGTAGATACCCCATTTTCTTCTAAGATTGTTTGAACAGTAGAAACCAATTCAATTTTTGTTTCACTGTTTTTGAATAAGCGAGAAGTTGCACCACTTACATCAATGTTTTTACCAATATAAAGTTTATCCATTTTTTAGTTATTAAAAAAGGCAGACACACACCTCAATAAGAGAGCCTGTCTGCCTTTTAGTTAGCAAATTTGTTTATTATTAAACTACGTAGTCAATAAAGAATCTTACTTTACCTGCAGTTAAATCAGCAGTAGCAACAGCTACTTTAATTTGACCTGCTGTAGTAATATCAATAGCTTCTGCAGAACCTGCTAATGCTAGAGACCTTGTAGTAGTTGTCCAGTCAGCGTTGTTATAAGCTAAAGCAGAAACTAAGCTAATTGCACCACATAAAAGTTCTAAAGTAGCAGAACCACCAGATGTCATATCAACATCAGAGATTGTTCTTACTGCAGTAACTCTTGCATTCTTAGGAAGAGTCTTTGTATGTCTAGGTGTAATAGTTCCTTGGGCATAGCCATCAATAGAACCATCGTAAATTACAGAAATTGTTCTTACATTCATATTAAAAAAGATTAAAGGTTAACGGCTAATTGACCTGCAGAAATCATCCAAGGATTAAGAACTGCTTCCAAAGCTGCTGTAGTAGTTGTATCTCCTACAGGATTTAGAATAATAGTCATACAAGGATGTTCAGTTTTTGCACCATTAGTTGCAAAATCAGGTTGAGCATGATAAATTGTATATGCATCAAAAGTTTCTGTTCCCGCAATTGGTGAACTATATTGAATTGCATATGCAGAAGGAGATTGCTCAGAAGCAAATTTTCTTAATTCATCAGTAGATTCATAGAAGATTTTCCAAGCTCTACCAATTCCTTCACCTTCGTATGCTTTACATACTTCTGATTTATAAACTAATGAGTTAAATCCTTCAACTGGTCCAACTTTAAGTCTTGACTTAACTTGAGGAATTCTATCAAAATAAGCAGTAGGAGAATCTAAAGCCATGAAAGCTAATACATCTACTTGAGTAGTTCCTCCACCTGCAGTAGCTTTGTTATAAGTTACAAGCTCTGAAGTGTTATCCAAAGGACCACCATTAGCTACGATAGCTTCTTTTAATGAAGTAACCATATCTGCAGTAAAAGCTACAGTAATAACATTACCATTACCATCATATCCAATGTTATAATTTCCTGCTGACATACCAGAAATTGCAGTTCCTGAACCTGTTCCTGTTTCACTAATAGCAAGACAAATAAAGTCTCCACCACCAGGATTACCAGGATAAAGTCTTGATTCCTGATTAGCTGCAAAAGCTAAATAAGTTAGCAAGTAATCTCTTTTTGTTACAGTAGTTGTAATTCCTTCTTCTGTAAAATCAGGAGTTGTAAAGTCAGGATAGAAAGCTGGTTGATTTCTACCATTTAATACGTCTACTCTCCTACCATCAAAAGCGATACTAAAAGAATATCTTTTTTCTGAGCTTACGTTAATCTGTCCAGAAGTTCCATCTTTTCTACCAATAACCCAAGTTGAATGAGTAGGAGCAGCATAAGAAGCACCTCTGTATTGATATACTCCATTTTTTAAGATAAACTGAGATTTTTCTACAGCTCTCATAGGAAGAGGAGTAATTCCTATTGATGCTTTTGGAGCAGCAGAATCACTTGTTCCTTGAACAATATAGATACCAGGAGCATCATTTGTGTCATCTCCAGGACCTAATGCTGTATCTTTTGTAAGGTTTCCATTGCCATCTGCAAAGATACCTATTTGTCCACTGGCAATGTTAAATACGCCAGTAGAAGAATTAATTAATGAGGTTCCTGGAGCTACAAGAGCTTGGTTTCCAGAAGCAACAAGAATTTTTTCTACTTTTACACTTGAATGCATAATTAATTGATTTTTTGTTTGTTATTTATTATATCTGTTTTAAATAATGGTGTTCTATTGTCACCTAAAGAACGTAGTGCTAAACTAACAGCAATATCTACAATTTCATCATGATAATTTTCATCTAGGTCACAATTTACTTTTGGGTCAGCAGCATCATATAGTCCATCTATTTGATTATATCCACCAATAAAAACAACATTTGGTTTTTTTATGTAGGATACTAAAGATGATGTAATTTCAAAATCATCTTCTGTAAACATATAGATTGCTGATTTTCCTGTTGTAGATGTTGAAGATATTCTAAAAGGACATCTTTTCCATTTATAAGAAGGTGTTGAAAACCTATCATTTAATAAATCAATAGGTTTATATCGACAATCTATTTTTTTAGATGGACAATTGTCTTTAGTTGCTCTAATTTGAACTTTAGTTATAAACCAAGGTTCAGTAGTTAAATCATCCAAGTTTATAGAATATATACCATCTGTTAAATTATTTGGTGTTAATTCTACTTGTGTCTGTGGAGATTCTACGTGTAATGTTGATAGAGCACTAATTGTATCAGAGTCACTTTCAAATCCTACTTTTGATTGAGGGTCTAGTCCAAATCTCTTTTTTATAAACTCTCTAATAGCGTTATTAAGGAAAGTATCTCTTTCTAAAGGTGTGAAATCAGGTTTGCTTTGGTTATCCACTTGGTCAAACCTGATTCCAAATTCATAATGCATTCTATCTATTAACATTAATATTTAGCTTTAGCTTCTAGTTGAGCCTCCATTAGGCTTCTTTCTTTTTGATATTTTTTATCTAATAAGTAATTGATTACATCTTCTCTTCTAAACCAAGTAATCTCAGGTTCTTGTTTTCCATCAACATCTCTTGGTGGCAACCAACTGTATTCAGAACCTCTCATTGTAATTACACCAAAATCTGTATAATCTACTAATCTAGCTCTTACAGCGAATTCTTGTCTAGTTGCTGGTTCTTTCCATAACTTGTAATAATAATTAAAGTTAGTAATGAAGTCAGCTTTGTTTTGTTTTAATCTATTACTTAATTCTTGATAAGTTCTTTCTTTGCTAATACCTTTAGTTCTTACACCAAGCACATTACCAAATGATTTTATTAATTTATCAGAATCACTTTCTGAGTCAATTTCAACAAGTTTTGACAATGCAATGTCAATAGACTTATCTTTTGTTACTTTTCTTTGTTCTTCTTCGTGTTCTGCAGCAATAAAGAATCTTGTCATTGGACTTAGTTCTTCATAACTATTAGCACACATTGGGTCTTCTTTTAACAAATAGTAAAGAATTAAATCTCTTTCTTTGTCTAAGTTAAGCACCATACCACCATCTTCTAAATCAAACATGGCTAAATCACTTTGCCAGAAATTGAATTCTTTTGGTAAATCTTTTGCAAGAATTACTGGTGTTACTCTTTGTAAATCAACTTCATTAGAGTAATAACCAATTGGTTTATTAAATTTATACTCAATAACATTGCTTAGTAATACTTCATCATTCTCATGTAAAATATCTTTCCAAGCTGCTGATTTATAATTCTTTTGGTCTTTGTAAGGATTAGCAACCATGTGGTGCATTCCTGTAGCAAGATAACCATTTAGTAAAGCTGAAGGACTTGCCATAAAAGTAAATTTAGTTCCAGGTGCTCTGGTAAGTTCTCTATCTGGTTCTGTAATATCATTCCCTTGGGAATCTCTTTCTGTTACTCTTTCATACTTAACAACAGGTCTAATGTTTGGGTTAGGTCTTACTATAACCTTTCTCCCAGTTTCTAATTTTAATGACATAGTTTTTTATTTTTTTGGAGTTTTTGATGTGAAGGGGTTTCCCCCTTCTATATTTTATAGGAAACTATAAAATTAGGTAATTCTCAATTGAATAGAACCACATCTTGAAATATCTCTAATCAACAGACCGAAAGATTTTTCCATGAATGTTGCATAACCTGAGATACCACCTGCTAAACCAGGGCTACCATCGTTAATTGGCATACCAGTTTTAGGATTCCATTTACCTGCAGTAGTAAAGAAGTAATCAGCATACTGTTCACAAACCATAGAGATGTTATCTCCCATTGCATCAGTTCCTGATTGCATTGCTACTCCGAAGTCAAGAATATCCATTCTCCAAGAGTCTAATACTGTGTCAGTGTAAATAGGGTGAGTTTGAGGACAATAATCAGGGTTATCGTAAGCTGGGTTCAGCATTACAGTAACATCAAGACCATTGATACCTTTGTAGTGAGTAAACTGAGCACCAAATGCTAAGTGTCTTACATCACTTTCTTTCTCAATATAGTGTGTATCTACAGTTAAGAAAGCAGAAGCTTGAGAAGCAACCATGTTATGGAACATTGTAGCACCCATCTCTCCTGTCATTAAGATAATTCTTCTTTTATCAGGAGTAGCATCTTTTCTACCTCTATAGATAGCATTTAGCCATTGGTCAAGTTTGGCAAGTGTTAAGTTGTTGTTATGGTATAGAGTGTGACCATACTCTAATTGTTGTCTTAAACCAGGACCAGTTCTTTTAACATAACCTGAAGGACCAACATTTCTTAGTGATTTTCTACCAAAAACTAATCCCCATTCAATATCTTCATATACCTGGTTCATCATTTCTGCTTCTGCCAAAGGCATAAAGTTTCTATATTCTTTACCTTTGTTATCGAAGAAAGGAACATTCCAGTGTAATGCTTTTGAATTAGCAGAGTTTTTATCTACCCTAAGAGCTTTATCAGAAAACTCAAATTTCTCAGCTACGTTTCCAGTTTGGCTTCTCAATTCAAAGATTGAGTTAAACTGAATTGTACCATATTTGTTGTTTTCTTCATCTACAACTGAAGTAGACACTTTTCTAAATTCTCTACCAACTTGAATAAATTCAGTAGGAATGTAGTAAGAGTTATCATCAGTTTGGATTCTTAAAGTATAAACCCAACCTAATCCTTTTTGATAAGGACTACCTACAATTTCAAGAGGATAAGCGTTAGATTCAGAGATAAGAACGTCTGGTTCTTTATACCATCCTCTGTTTAAAACAACTTGAAATTCTGATTGGTTTTCACCTGGTCTACTAGATGTTTCGATAACTTCAGTAACTGTAGCTACTTGTTTCATGTATCCTCTCAACTTCCAGCTATATTGATTAGAGCTAAGATAGATTTTTTTACCTTTAGCTTCAGTCATACCAATCATAGGTTTATCACCATATCTATCGGTAGCAGAAAATAATTGAGCAATACCAGTAGCGTTTACTGACAAGTCATCTTTTTTATCAAGACCATAAGTTCTAATAAGGTGAGTAGAGTTAACTGAGTTACCTCCAAAACCTTCTGTGATAAGGGTGGGCTTTAGCCCCGACATTGTAAATTGCATATATTATTTATTTTATTCTTACGTTTCTATCAGCAGGGTTTGTTGGGATAAATCTTTCTTCTACTTCGTCTGATTGACCACCTTTACCAACTTTCATTCCTGTTGCATGTGTTTTTAGTTTACTAAATAAACTATTTGCAGCTTCTGTTTGTTTAATCTCTGCTGCTTTTTCTTTAACTGGGTTAAATCCTTTTTCAGGATTATAAAGAGATAATAAGTCCAAGAACTCCATAAAATGACCAGGATTGTTTTGAATCTGCATCATTTTATATCTCCATTTTGGCATTGTTTCTCCATTCTCAAATCTTACATTATTAAATGAAGAAAGTATTTCACTCTTTTTTTCTTGTTTAAATTTAGTAGCTTCTAATGATTTATAAAAATCATTTCTCCAAGCTTCTTGTCTTTGTTGTTCTAGTTTATTAGACCTTTCTGCAATTTCAGCAAGTTTTTGTTTTTCTAGCTTTGTAGCTTCTATAAATTCATTTTTTAAGGCAGTAGCTTCACTTTCAAGTTCATCATTAACAACAATTAAATCAAGCATGTCTTTAGCCCTTTTAGGGTTAATACCTTTTCTTTTTAATGCTTCTAATACAATTAGTTCTTGATTTTCTCTAACTGTCAAATCAATTTTTTCAAATGATTCTTCTTGTTTTTGTAGTTTAAAGAAGCTTTCTGCATCTGCAAACTCTCCACCTTTAATACTAAACTCTGCAAGTTCGAGAACTCTTGGGTCTTTAATTTTGGATAAAAAAGAAGATTGTGATTCTTCATCTCTTGCTTTAGCATCATAATCAAGTAACTCCTGAAGTTGTGCTTCTGTAAAGTCTTTTTTGATTTCAAAATTCTCAGGAGTATTTAGAACACCTAAATCAATTAACCCTTTTACATAACTAATAATAGAATTAGCTTCAGCTTTTGGTTCATCTTGATTATCCTCTTGATTGTCATCTAAATAACCAGGAGTTTTTTGCTTTTCAGCTTCCTCGGCTAATCTAGCTGCTTCTTGTTCTTCTTGTTCTCTAGCTGCAACTTCTTCTGCAGTTTCTTCAATAGGCTCTGGAGTAATTATGCCTGTTAGTTTCATGTTCTCAGTTTCCTTAAATGTAGGAATTTCTGGAAGTTTCATTATTTCACTCATAGTTTGGAATTGTAAAGATATGTAATTATTTTGATATTTTTGCAACTTTTATACAAAAACGACTAGTTTTCATAATACACATTAACTTATTATAGCATTATGTAGTTTTCTTTTTTGCTTGAGCTGCTTTAGTTTTAGCTATTCTCTCTTGAGAAGCTATTTTTTCTTTTTCTAATCTTAGTTTTTCTGTGTCTATTTTTTCTTGATGTCTTTGTTTTCTTTCATTCAAATCATGTTCTTTTCTTGATATTTCTGCTTCTTGTTTAAATCTTTCTATTTCAAGCACATCAGGAACAGTGTTATCATCAGTATCAATATCACCAGTAGCAGCAGTTGCAGTTCCTATAGCCTTAACATACTCTCTTTCAAGAGCAGCAGCATCTTTCATTTCTTGTAATTCTTTTTCATGTAATTGCTCATCTTCTCTTGCTTCAACTCTCATTTTTTCAATTGCTCTTTGATTTTCAAGATTAGAATTGTTCATAGCTTCTTCTCTAGCTGCTATATTTGCTTCTATGTCTTTTACAATCATCTTACATTCTGCTAAGTCTTCAGTAGATAATAGTTCCATTAATGTAGAAAGATTAATCTTATCATTTTGAATAAGAGCTTGTGCATTAGCTTTTATTTGGTCTAACACTGTATTAGCAGCACCGTTATTAGCTACTCTAACTCCTAAATCAGAATTTACAAAATCAATACCATCCATTTCAATTATGGCAATTTCTTCATCTGAAAGTATTTCTCTTGAGTATTGTCCTCCTTTTTCTGCAATATTTCTTTGAGTAAGATATACTAATTCATTTAATATGTCTTCCCAAATAAGGTCATGCACAGCAAACTGAGGTTCTGTAATAACAGCACTTTGTAGTAAATCTTGTCTGTTATCACCTACGTTTGTATTACTGCCTGTTTGTCCTTCTCTTGGTTTAGATATACCAGCAGCTTCTCCAATCTGTGCTTCCAGGAAAGAAAGTATTTCTGTATAATATCTAATGTTAGCAATGTTAGAAAGATTTACAGATTCAGATACTTTCATATTTTGAACTATACCTGATGCTTCAGTATTACTTAATGGATTATAAGGTAAATAACCTAAGTCCATTGCATATTGCATTGTTTTCTCTGGTCCTATATCCTTATCTAACATTAACAAGTTTAATAGTTGAATGATACCTTTATCTTGTGCAATTAACTTTAACCACTTAGTCATTACTAATAAGTAAAGTCTTTGCCAAGGTTTCATTCTATCCATTGTAGAAGTAATAACAGAGTTTCTATTATTTAAAGCAGTTCCAAAAATAGGAAGTTTACATCTAAAAGGATTTTCTAATGACATTTTAGAATAAGGATAAGGTCTGATATTCAAATACTTATCTTGACCAATTCTAGTTCCTTCCCAAACTTGAGGAATAAATTCCCATATAAGTTCCATTGTAGAACCTGTTATTTCATCTACCCATACATATTTGGTTTTCTTATTATAGAAATCACCTTTTAAAGTTATCTTTCTTGCTTCTTTTGGAACAGGAAATTCTTCAGGAACAATAGTTGATTGTTTTTCACCTCTATCATCTGTATAGGATAAAAACCCTACTTGAGTATAACTCTTCCAAAATCCTGTATATACAACTAAAAAGCTATTTTTTGTATTACCTTGTCCATAACCACCAGTAAAAGGAACACTTTGAATAGAGTAATAATCATGTCCTCTTCTTCTGTTTAATTGGTCCCAGTGAGAAGGAGATTCTCCATCTGCAGACATCATTTTAGCATTAGTTCCAAATATATTAGTTAGTCTCTCATTAATATCTCTTAAATCTCTATCACTTAAATCATCACCATATAAATCTAATATTTGTCCTAATGACATTTCTCTCTTATAAACTACATAATCACCATCTTGGAAAAACTGTATTTCTGGTGATTTATGATAAGCTACACCTAATGGATTTAATATTTCTATTTGTGGTTCACCATTGATAATTGTAGTCATAACAGCTTCAATACCTGCTACATTTAAATCAAAGAAAGCTTCATTTTTCTTATGTTTTACAGCAAGTTCACCTGTTTTACTTCTAAGAAGTTTACTCATCAATTTTTCTTTTGATGTTTTGTAACTTTTAAACTTCCTTTCTATTTCTTCAGGATTTAATACTTCTTTTTCTTTAGCCATTAAAGACTGGGAAATTTGCTCATAAGCTCTTTGTGCTTCTGTTTTATTTACTTTTCCAGCTTGTAATTTAGCTTCAATATCAATAATAGCTTGTTGCTTTTGTATCTCTAACTCAATATGAGTTTTGAAATAATTCTTATATTCTCTTTGTTTTTCTCTTATTACTTCGTTAGTTGCATTGTGAGAAAAATCTTTTACATGAAAATTCCAAGGTCTTCTTAATTCTTCACCTCTTAATACTTGAATTTTATTGTGTGTTTTATTAAATGCTTGAACAAAGTCTTTACCTTGTCCTGCATCTAAACCTAAAGGGTCACAATACTTTTGGAATTCTTCTTGGTTTATAATATTATTATGGAGATTGTAATTATCTAACATTCTTTTAAAATCATGCAGATAATGGTGATTTGCCTGGGTGCATAAAAAATCCATGCAATTAATTCTCCATTGTTTATTTTTTGCAGCGAAAGATATTCTCTGCGGTGGTAATGAGTTAAATATCATTTAATTTTTTTTAATTTCTAAAATAAGATGTTCTTTTTGAAAACCAAGAACCTACTGATTCTTCATCTTCGTTCTCTTCTTTGAACTCGTTAAACAACTCTTGTAATTGTAAAACTCCTCCCATTAAAGCAGATACTCGGTCAAAATTACCATCTCTGTTATACATAATTAATTCTTCAAACAAACCTTTAGAAGGTATTAAATCCATGTTACGAATTTCTTTTCCTTCTCTATCTTTTGCTCTAATTGCAAGTAACCATCTCTTTAAATATATTTCTCCTAATTCTTTCATTTGAGGAGAAGACATTGAGTGACCTACTTTTCTTAACAGTGTTCTGGAGTTTTGAATATGTCCAGAAACCATTCTTGCTGGTGGTTTAAGTAACATATGATATGCTTTATTTTTAGTAAAGTAATCTGCTACAGATTTACCACCTCTATCATTTTCATGTGATAATTTAGCATTATAATATTTACACATTAAATATGCTATTCTACTACATGTATCAATTGTATCTTCTTTTGGTCTTCCTACGTATTCCATTACTATTTCATCTCCACCAATAATAGGAGCAAACTTCATAGTTTTAATAACATAGATAGCACACAAAGATTCTGCACCTTCATTATCAATATCAATAGGGTCCATACAAACTACATAAGCACCTGGTTGCACATAACCCTCTATTTCTCTTGGTGCTTCATATTGCACAACACATCCTTCTTTACTATGTTCTTGAGACCTTAAAGGATAAGTATCCATAGGATATAATTCATTCCTTAAATCTGGAACAAATCTTGGAATACCTAATGTATCTACTAGTTTTCCATTTCTTCCTAACAATGTAAATTCATTTAATGCTCTTTTTCTAGCATAAATACTCTGTAATTCAGCAACTGGAAATACGTTACCTTGAACTACTAAGAAAGCTTCTGCAGGAGTTTTACAACGCTGAGTAACAAAAGTAGAGTAAGTTTCTCTTGATGATTTTCTTTTTACTTCTCTTTCTGCTTCTAGTGTTAATTCAGCTACCCATCTATGTGCATTACCATTCTCATCTACAGCTTTGTATAATTTATCTTCAATAGTAATTTCACCAGGTCTAAACCACATATCATCTACAAACCATCCACACTTACCTGATAACTCTATATCTTCATAGATATTGTCAAATTCCATTAAACCATAGTCTTTTGGATTGTAGAACATTTCACTAAATTCTTTAGCACCCTTCTCCATATCACCACCAGTTCCATAGATAATAGCTATACCAGTAAGATAATCACCATCTCTAAGTGTAGGTTCAGAAAACTCAAATGCAGCTTTTAATTGTTCAATTTGACCAGCTTCTTCAAATAAGAATCTAGTTGCATAAAGACCTGCAGCAGCATCTGGTCTATCTTTAAAGGATACAGTTTCTATAGATGTTCTAATACCTTTATAAGTTTTAACACCATCTATATCTTCTTCAGCACCAGATAAAATAAAACAATCGTTTTTAGTTTGTCTTCTTTGAACCCAAGGTTGAGCAAATTCTGTATGTTTGTTGATAAAGTCAATCATGGTCATAGCCATGTTAAATGTAATCTTACCTTTATCTCCAAACTGAGAACCTATTACTACCTTACCATTAGGAACAAATGAATATACATAAACAGCACCTGCAGCATTTTTATATGACCAACCCTTTCTACGAGCCTTAGCCATAATTAAATGTCTTTTTTCAAATGTGCTTCTACCAAATCTTTCTGGGTTTTCTGCTCTTTCAAGCATGTGAAACCAGTAAAAGTCCATAGATAAAAACTCAGGAAAATCCTCTCTTTTAGTTACCTTACCTGATTTTTCATCCTCGTATTTTTGAACTATCCTACAATAATTCAAATAAAAATAGTGTTCTCCTGTAATTCTAACACCACAAGGAACACCATCTATTTCAGGTTCATATCCATTAATACATCTTTCATATTCTTGTCTCCAAAACTGTTTCCAGGCAATGGTTCCTTCTAAATAATGTGTGTATGTAGGAGTAGTTCCTTTAGGTGCATTTTTCTCACTTTCTCTAAATGCATTAGCAGCAGGAGTAAAAACTGAACTATCTGTAAAATAAAAATAAGGAATTCCTGTATTACTAACAGAATTTCTAGTTGTTAAGTCAGAAACTCTAGGTCTTACACTGTCAGGAATTTCGTCTAATATACTATTCCATCTTAGTGCTACTTTTGGACTTATACCTTCTATTACTGACCTCATAATTTTTCTCCTTGAATAAATCCAAACTTAGCATTACCTTTAAGTTTTGCAACAGTAGCTTGTATTTCTCTGTTGGCAATCTTTTCAGCTTTTTCAAGAGATGACATAATTTTTTCTCCTTTTTCAATAGCAGCTAAAGCTTGTGTTAAGTTACCATCTTTTCCTCCTCTTACTGTTGTGTTGTTAGCATAATCAGATATAGAATCAAGTAACTTTTTTAATGATAAATAAAATCTCATAGCAGGACCTATAATAAGTATCCTGTATTTTTCCATTGCTAGTGTTATATCTTCGTCAGGAATCCAATTTTCATCACCAATATAATCTATTGCAACTAACTTCTGTCTTTCTTCTTCAGGTTGTTTTGCATAAGAACTTCTTGGGTCAATTAAATGATAAATAGCAGCAAGTTCTCCTTGTGCTTTTATTTTGTGTGGACTTTTATCTCTATTCCAGATATTTCTTAATTCTGGAATATATAGTCCTTCTGGAGTTACGACTGGAGCATCGTTTATAATATTAAAAATTTCCATAGTTTATAATAAATTGAATATTTTTTTCTCGTCCTCTGTTAGTTTTTCAAATTTATCTAACAATACCATATTTACCATACTTGATAAAATTGGTGGATTTGGAGGATGATTAATGTAATTCATTAATGCTTTATGAGTAAATTCTATTACTTCTGAAAGCTCTTCTCCTTCAATAATAATTTTAATTTTCATAGTTTATGTTTGTTTTCAGGGTAGGAGTTGAACCTACGACCACATTCTTATCAGGAATGCACTCTACCACTGAGTTACCCGAAAATATATTATCTATATAACTTTTAGCTTCTTCTTCAAATTTCTGCCATTGTTTTTTAGTGTATGGTCGAGAAATATTGTTTTCTAATTCTTCTTCTATTGGAACTATTTTAATCATGAGCAAATAATAGGAATCGAACCTATATCACAGGCTTGGAAGGCTAGTGTATTACCATTATACGACACTTGCTAGTTGACCTTATCAGAGGAAGGTCAGAACTCTTGTCCATTTGCTATCGCAATGATGAACCCTTTTGTGGAAACACTCTGAATTGAACAGAGTTATCTTGTTCTTCAAACAAGCGCAATATCACCAGACCTGCCCTGTTTCCATATTTTTCTTATATTCAATTACTGCTTCTATAAATTCTTTAGAGTTTCTATTTGTATGTTCAATTCTATGACAGTTTGAACATAATAATTCACACTTTTTTATTTCTTTTAATATAGAGTCCCATGATTTATTTGCAACACATCCTATATTAAAATCTTTTGTAGTCTTGTCTATATGGTGAAATTCAAGAGCTTCTTGATTAGTATATCCACATCTATTACATTTTCCTCCTAAATAAGCTACCGCTCTTTCTTTATTTATAAACCTTCTAATTTTTGTATGACAAGATGAACACTTATTTCTTTTTCTTTCATAAGATTTAAGTTTACCATATTCTTTTCCACATATTTTACATTGTTTTATCATAATTGTGCCAATTGTAGGATTTGAACCCACTTCCTCCTCATTACAAGTGAGGACTTCACCGAGCAAAGCTTAATTGGCTGATAAAAAACTCCGCTATTCTACAGCTATTTACTTTCACTTAAGAGCACCATATAGGAGGCTTCAGTAGCGTGAGTTTTATTTGTTGAGTGAGAGGGACTCGAACCCCCATAGTCAAAGACGCATGTTTTACAGACACTTGATTTTTCCAGCTTGTCTACCACTCAATTTAGTATCCTTTAAAGGAATCGAACCTCTTTAACCACCATGTAAAGATGGCGTTCTTCCATTGAACTAAAAGGATAATTGTAGTTCTAAAGAGACTCGAACTCTTACTATCATGCTCCTAAGGCATGTGCCTCTTCCGTTGGGCTACAGAACTAAATACTAAGGGAAAAATAGAAAGAGTTTATTTGGTAACTCTGTTCAGAAAAGTTGAAGTAACTCTTTCAAACACCACTTAGTTTAAATTATTTATTACACTAATAATTTGACTAGATTGTTGTATAATAAACATAAAATTTTTTACATCTTCAATATTGTTAATATCTTGACCTTCAAGACTTTCTATTGCACGATGTAATTGTTGCAATAGTTTTGTTTTTATTTCATCCATAGTTTTTTAATTTAGCACAGAGAGCAGGAGTCGAACCTGCAAATCATGGTTTTGGAGACCACTTATCACGCCAATGAGTCAATGTATGTGAGATAGCAGATTCCAAATTTTATCAATAACTGGAAACCTCCAATGTCTATTTGTTAGCTATCTCTTTGCAATGTAGCGAGTATGGGAATCGAACCCATTATCTCGTAGGTTATGAGCCTAGAATGATTAATCCATTTCACCCACTCGCAATATTAAAATTCTTCTTTATTCATCTACAATTATACATTCAGTAGTTAAGAAAGTTACAGCAATACTTACTGCATTCTCTAAGGCTACTCTTGTTACTTTTAATGGGTCTATGATTCCTTCATCATACATGTTTACTATCTTTCCTGTTTTAGCATTAATACCAGGAATATATTTTTGAACTATATTGTTTTGTAAAGCAGGAATATCTAATGTACCAGCATTTGTCATTATTTGAACAAATGGTGTAGAAAGAGCTTCTTGTAATTCTTTTGTCTTACAAAGGTCTTTTGCTCTTAAATAAGCAATACCACCACCTTCTACAATACCTTCTAATAAAGCTGCTTTAACTGCAAAGATAGCATCTTCTATTCTATCTTTCTTTTCTTTTATCTCAATTTCAGAATAACCACCAACTTTAATTACAGCAATACCACCTTGAAGTTTAGCTATTCTTTCTTTCATTATTCTTACTTCATATTCATTACCAGTATTCTCAATTTGCTTTTCTAGTTGATTTACTCTTTGCTCTATTTTTTCTGTTTTTCCTTTACCTTCAACTATTGTAGTTTCATCTTTAGTGATTATTACTCTTTCAGCAAAACCATAATGAGATTCTAAAAGTTCAGTAAAGTTAACTCTTTTTTGAGATTCAACAACTACACCACCAGTTAATGTTGCTATGTCTACCATTAATGATTTTCTATATTCACCAAAACTAGGTGATTTAACTGCAGCACATTTAAAACCTTGGTTTTTCTGACTTAAAAGAACACTTAATGCATCACCGTGTATATCTGGTGCAACTACCAGCAGTGATTTTTTTCTTGCATTTGCAAATCTAATTTGAGGTAATACATCTTCAATTCTAGTTAACTCTTCATCATACATAAAGATACAACAGTTACTTAGTTCACATTCTAACTTATCTGTATCATTAATAAATAATGGAGATATAAAACCAGATTCAAAATTCAAACCTTTTTTAAGAACTATTTTTGTCTCAAAAGAATCTCCTTCTTCTGCAGTTACTATTCCATGTTTACCTGTTTTTTGTATTGCTTCTGCTACTAGCTTACCAATCTCTTTATCATTGTTAGCAGATATAGAAGCAACATTAATCAGTGAAACAGTATCTTCAGAAGATATTTTTTTAGATTGAGATTTAATATTTTCAATTACTGCATCTTTATCTTCTAAAAGCTGCTTAAAAAACTTACTTGTTAAATTCTTATCAATACAATTAGTTATTAAAGCTTGTGCTAAAACAGTAGCTGTGGTAGTTCCATCTCCAGCATCTTCTGCTGTTTTATTAGCTACCTCTTTAACTATTTGAGCTGCTGCATTTTCTACTGGGTCTTTTAAGAACACTTGTCTTGCTACTGACACACCATCTTTAGTAATAGTGGCTTTATTATCTTTATAAGAAGCAAGAATGACAGTCTTACCTTCTGGTCCAAGAGTAACTCTTACTGCATTAGCAAGACTGTCTATTCCTCTTTTTAAAGCTTGTTTTGCTTCTTGATTGAATACGATTATTTTATTCATAACTCTCTATCATGTTTGCTCTAATCTTAACATAACCTTCAAAATTAGGTAAAACATTTTTTCCTCTTTTTACATCTTCAGCAGTCCAAGGTTCATCTTCTTTTTCTCTATCAGGATAATAAATATAATCCAAAATGTTAAAAGGAGATAACTGAACCTTTAAATCTTTTTTTAAGAATGGTTTGTCTAAACTAGTATCAAATCCTGCAATTACACCTTCAAATTTATATGGTAATAAATTTTCTACATGTTTGAATTTTTCTTTACCATGTTCATCATGACCATTAGGAACTTTCATTTTAGAGTAAGCTCTAATAAGAGATGTTTGTCCCATTACTTCTATCTCTTTTACCATGTCCATTTTAAATAACCTTACGATTATATTCCCTTCTACAAACTTTCTTTCTTTCAGAAAAGGATGGAAATTAGTAATTTCTCGATTGTAAGTATCTACTTCTTCTTGTTTTTTTCTTAAATATTCTTGCTCTTTTTCTGACCCTTCTGGAAAGTCGAATTCATCATAGTTTTTTGAAGAAATATCTTCATTCATTATTTCACTCATTTTTTTCGTGATTTATTGTGTTGTTTTATTTTCTGGAATAATTCTTTAAAATATTCATCCTCTGGATGTCTTTTAAGATAGTTGTAAATTCTTTTTTCAGATAGTTGATAAGTTCCCCAAAACTGGTCAAAGATTGCGACTTCTTCTGAAGATGTCATTTGTTGTCTTAACCAGGAAAACTTGTGCCTTATACAAAGCTTTACTAATTGTTCTGAATAACCTGTTTTCTTGCTTACCTTTTCTACTAGCTCCTGAAATAAAATAGCCATTGTTATTTAATTGTTGTCTTAGTCCTGGATTGTAAAATAGGTCTTTAAAGTTTGAATGTTTGTCCATGTCTCCACTAGTTCCATAAACGATAACTTTACCTGCTTTTTTTCCTGTCATTGCTATTTTAGGTAGACCTGCTTGATATAAATCTTTCATATAATTAGGCATATTTTCACCAGATTTATCATAAGCTTCAATCCAAACACTAGAATCTACCTTATCCCACAAGTTAACATCATCAGGGTCTAGTTCTTTACTTCCTTCAAAAAACTTTAACTCTCCACACCTATTTGTATCTACTGCACCCATCATCCAGGGATTCATATGTTCTACTTTAAATGCACTCGACTTTTCCTTCATCTTTAGGTTCTATATGAATTATCATTCCTGCATATTCAGTAATGTCTTCTTCTTCCATTCCTCTTGCATCAAGCAAGGCTGCGTAAGATACTCTGTCAAGGATTAAAAAAGATGGTGTTAAATCAGTAGTGTCTGCATTAACTTTTTTTCTCCATCCTTTTATAGCTTCATCTATTTTATCAATTATCATTTTACTGTGAAATTAAATGTATAATCAAAAACAAACTCTTTTTTAGGATTTTGTTTTATATTACTTTTTATTGCTGACCTTAATGTTTGTATACCTTGTGGTAACTCCATAAAGTCGTCTGATTTTTTTATCAGTAATCCTTTTGAAACTAGTCCATTTAAGAACCCATAAATTACTGTTTTGTTAACTCCTAATTCTTCAGCTATCTCATATTTTCTACTTTTGTGATTTGCTGCCCTTTTACTGTCTAAATAGAAATTCATTGGTTTACTACATAATATTGCTAAAACCTCTATCTCTTGTGGGGTTAACTTTTTATCTAATTTTATATTGAAGATGTTAAAGTAAATTCTATAGAACTCTTTTTCCTCTACTTTATATTCATCTTTTATTACTGGAATCATTGATGTAAAGATATTAATTAATTTATTTAATGAATGATTTATTCAGTTTTATCCTGAATACGATATATCTTACTTTTTATTTCACTCATGAAGTAATCATGGTATCTTGCAAATATTTCATCTTTACCTTCCTTTGGAGCAGGTAAATCATAATACTTATAAAAAGTAGTAATGATATGAATAACCTCATGAGAAGTTGTTATATCATTATATTTTGAAGGTAAATATACTATTATTATAAGGTCTGTTTTTGTCTCATAATAAACTACCCCCTCTAACAATTCTAAGAACTTTTCAGTCTTTTCTTTTTTCAGTTTTCTAACCAAACCTATTTCCAATAGTCTATCTAACATTTTCTTCTTGTTAGTATAAACTTCAACTTCCCCTTGGAAAAGAGGGATTTGAATTATGTTTCTTTTTACCATAGAAAATCCCCTACCGTTTTTACAGTTTACTTTTTCATTTGAACTTTCAGGACTTGCTGTTCGATTACACCCTCTGTGGAGCCTATCACCCTTTAAGCTTTATTCCACCCCAAATCCCTATATTCTCACTTTTGAAAGTAGAGGAGAAAACAATGGTAAGTATGTCTCAGTCAATATGAGCATTTAAGTATAAAATAGCAGCTTTTAAAGCTTTACAATGTTGACACTTTTTCATTCTTAAATTCTTAAACCACCCAATCCTCTGTCTGCCCTCCTAATTACTTACGCCCTCGGAGGGGATACATGGGTTCATGTCTTTCGATTGCAAACATACAAAAAGTTTTTGACACTTTTGCATGTTTTGGTCTTATTAGGAAAACTTTAACACTTTTTAACCTTTGTAATTCAAAGTGTCTAATAGAGTATACAGAATAAGGTTATGACCTGACAATTCTTTATTAAAGTAAGGTTATACCTTTACAAGTATAAATGTATAGAATGTTAGCTTTTGTATACAATATAGCATTTGGTAAATATCATGAACAAAGTAGTAAATCCTGGTAAAAATATTTTCCATTATAAATGTTAAAAATAGTTAATATGATAAATATTTTCTACTAAAAAATTTTTTTGAAAATTTGTGAGGGTATAGACCATCTCAATCAAGGGGACTACGTTGAAAAACTAGCGGGGAACACCCCGCTTTATCTTATGGCAAAAAATTCAATGAACTACAAAAGCTTCGCCGCTAAGCTTGGGATTAACACAATGGAAGTTGTTAAGAACCCGCAAAATGGCAAACTGTTTCTCGCAACCAACGTTGGTAAGTTCAAAGTTGAAAACAACATCGACTATGACAAACCTCTTGACTTTCTTTGGGAAGATGACAAAATGGAAGATGCTTGTCTCATCAACCACAGAGAAACAAACGTGGTTAAAAACCTTACAGGACTTCTGGCTTAACAACCAGAAAGCGCATATTGCTAGATGTAGACTAACTCCTCAAGTCTACACTAGCTTTTAAGATATTAATACAAGGGTTGTGCCTTGTGTGCTGTAGTTTCCCACCTTCAGGTCATGAGCTACAGCTAACTAATTGGTTGTTATATGGTTAGGGTTAGTAGAGTATGTTATTCATGCTCTACTTTTAATAATGTATTCCAGTTTATGCTATATAAATTAGACTAGTATAGAAATTCTCGAATACATTATTAAGAGTTTAACTCTGAACTTGCTTTAGTTGGTAACATTGCTAAAGTTGTTATTCTATGTGTAGAGTAGTAAGAAGTATAATGTCCTAGAAAGAAAGCATTGTATTATTACTACTCTTTTATAGTATATCTGCTTACTTTGTATCTGAATTAATTCACCTCAATATATTATCATGAATAAATTAAGCTTTTATAAGTCAGAGTATGACTTGTATGATTATTATTTAAGTAAATGATAGTCAGGAGATTATGAGTAGAAATGAAGAGCAGTTTTCTCTACTATCATTTTTACTCATATTTCATTTAACATCAAATTCAATTAACCATATAAATATAGCATTATGTTCATAAGTGAAATAATACCTCAGTCTATTGATAATATCATAGAAGAGTTTAATACCAACATGAAATTTAACAGGTTTCTTTATGATAATCCTGATTGTAATAAGTTATTTAAAAAGTTAACTAGTAAAGATAGATTTACATTTGTTAATAAACAATGTGATATTGAATATAAACTTACCTCTTTCATATTTAATAACTTTCATAATAAACCATGTGTTGTGTTGGATGAAGAATGTAATCTAATAAAAGGTATCATTAGGCATGAACTTACAAGAAAATTTAATAATCAAATAATTAATAACGAAGTATCATTTAGACAAAAAGATGATACAAATGAAGAGACTATTGCTCTTTGGGTTATAACTGATGATACATTTTCAACTCATTTATACACAATAAACAACATCGTATTATATTGACATAAACGCCTATCAATGACTCAACCTTGCTAAAAGGATGATAGATAGGTGTTTTGCTATATTCGTTTTTACCTTTTATTATTATGAACTATTAATTCAGCCATTGCAATGGTGTAGACAAGTGGAGACCCGAAAGGGATAAATATAAATCACGAAAACAGGATTATTAAAAAATCTGCTGTCTCCTAAGTGGTGTGGTATTGCACTTCCTTATAGGAATGCCACATGAATATTCATTTTTATATGTAATATGTATTTTTAAATTCCACGACGTGAGAGTATCCTTTACTCATAGTTGGGAGACTTAGCGAATTAAGAATAGCTATTAGTCGAGAAAAATGAAGGTTCTTATTTTAATTTATTCTTTAAAGAGTGCACAATAAATAGCTAATACAGTAGATGTAACAATACACGCTATTAAAGATTAGCTATTCTATTGGGTCTGATATATCTCCGATAAGCTATCCTGAAATAGGGGTATAATAGCTAAGAGTATTATCAGGTTTAGGTCTATTGTAATAATTGTAACTAGAAATAGTAAACAGACAGTCCATGTAGTCATTGGATAATTATTACAATAGATGCCTAAACTCGGATGAAAGAGTGAATAAGGTTTGTCAGTTTGCCCTCAAACTTCCTGTAGAGATTGCAACCTCTAATTGGAAAAACTGTCCTGAGTAACTACATGTTTAGATTTAATCAGTCTCCCAAGGGTGAGCAGTTGTAATACCAATACACAACATATCATGTTATGCTGTAAAATGTGGTAGAGGATTTTCATCAACTCCTTTTAGTATTACAATAGACCTTTTTATTACAATTATAAAAACTTTGATGTTATGCAGTGAGACGGTAAATCCGTCTGTGACCTGTAATAATCCCAATGAGGTGAGAACTACTATTAAATGGGAGTAGTATCAAAGTTTTTTATTACAAGAGTTACTGATGAGCCTTAAATAGATGAAACATATAAATGTCTAACTCAAAAACTTATTATTATGACAAAAACTCCATTACAACCTTCTCCAACTAGAACATATGTAGTTCAAGTATATACAGAAGATTATAGTAAAATATCTTTTAGGAAGTTTATTCTTCCTGAAGGAATTGAAAATACTTGTGATAAAGCTACTACATATTTCTATCAACAAGATTTATTTTCTTGTGGTGAATCAGCATATCCTATTGAAATGCACTCTGATATAAGAGAAATGCAACCAGGATTTATAATTCAAATGAACAAGAAAGAATTTGCTTTAGCACAAATAGCACCTTATTATCATAACTCTGAACTTTGTGGATATGATGGCACTCAATGTAGTTATCTTACAGAAGATGGAAAAATGTGTGTTGCAGGTAAAAATATGATACATCCTGAAAATTATGAAAAAAGTTTACTTTACTTATTCCTATCTAATACACAACAAGATTTATTTAAACCTGAAGTTGTTGGTATATTAACAAATGATGAATGGATATTGTTACAACGCATTCATGATGAAATAGCTACTAATAAAGGTCATATTGTTTCTACTCGTGTAAATGAATTAGGTTTGTTTACAATTGATGAACTAAAAAATTATAAAGTAATAACATGATAAACAAAGAAATTTTACAGGATGCTCTTAATATATTAGAGCCTATTCCAGCAAATAAATGGGGAGAAGGAATGTATTATTCTCCTAAAACTGATTGTTTTTGTGCATTAGGTCATTATAGTTATGCCAAAGGTTCTCCAAAACCTTATTTTAGTATTTCTGCATTAATAGTTGATTCAGATGGAAATATAATACCTGAAAATAAACAAATGCCAGTTGTTTCGTTACCTTTAAGAAATGCAAGTAAAGAAGCGTTAAAAATATTATATCCGAGTGCTCCTTATTTTGCTGATATTAGTGTTATTAACAATTTTTTATTTAATAAATATAATGAACCCGAAACCAAAGACCGTGTAATACATTTTCTTAAAGATGCGGTAGCAATAGAACAAGATTTTTAAATAATACAAGATATGGCTGTTTCCGTAGCCTCCTTACTCCCGATTCAATAATCTGTGTAAATAGATGATTTGATAGGGAGTTTTTTCACTTTTAAATTTAATTATATGTTTATATTTGGAATAATTATAGCACTTATAGGTGTTATTATAATGATACGTAGTATTTTATTAAACGTTATATGGACATTTATTACTATTATGGGATTATTATTTGTTATCTCTGGAATAGTATTTATGAGTATATCAGTTGATAATCATCAAGTTAAAATGTATTTAGCTCGTAATCTTGAAGACAATCAATTGGATACTATTTATACTTATCAGAATAATACTACTCATTATGAATGGGTAAATATGGATTCATTATGGATAGATAACAATGACCCATATGCAACAAAATATTTTATTATTAAAAAACTCAAATAAAATGATAGTAACAATTGTATTTGTAATTGGCTTAGGTTTAACCTTTATGGGTTTACTTATGCGCTAAATTATTTTTATCGTCTAAGCAACGTGAAATACCAAGTTAGGGTAAGAAACTAGTTAGTCATTCTATGAATTTGAGTTGAAGGTATATCCAACATCTCTCTGAAATAGGATGCACAGCTTAGGCTGTTAAAGATATTAAAAACTAAGAATGAAGACTCAGTGACTGCTGGGGGAATATAAGGCAAAAAGGCGGTAAACATGATAAGCCCGTTGAGCCTAGAGCTAATATGAAATTCTATGAAATGTGCACAATGGATTAGATATAAGTTTAGCCCTAACAGAAATGTTGGTATCAAATAGATTGGTTGGATGCTATTACAAATTCTTAGTTTTTTAATTTATTGTAGAAATACAAAACTTCGTAAGCACCCCTATATGAGGCTTAGGTGACAAGGCTTTTACTCGCAAGGTAATAGAAAAGGTGTAACTCCTTATTTAATAATTAAACTTATTATATGAATGCTCCAACAGAAAAACAAATCTCTGCAATTATTAACAGAAGGAGATTGCTCAGAATGGATTATATGAATAATATTTTTTAAAGATACTAATTAAGCTACGTTTATGAACAGCAACACATACAAGACTTTAAAAAGCCAGAAATGGGGGTCAAGTGGAAAGAGGTGGGATTCCTCATTGTAAAGTTTACTTAATTGTAAACAACCTGGGAAGGTAGATTGAATGACATAGTTAAAGAGGAATGGTGAGACTAATTTCTTTTATAAACAGAGAAGGACTAAATGTTAATCTAATCCACAACCAAACATAGCTGGTTACTTTTAATTAGAAAAAGGTTTTAGTAATATTTCATACCACTTACAATGCTATGGGAGTAGATAACCTTACAGCAACTATCTACAGTGGTAGAGAGTGTAAAGCATACTTGAAAATATACTGATAGGCACTGAAAAATTGTGTAGTATATATATAATCTAAGTAAAGTATGTGGTGGCAGCTATCGTGTTTCTCAGTTGAGAGTTTAGACAGGTCAGAATCCTGTAACAGGTTAGCCTCAACAATAGTAATATTGTTGTAGTAGTTGTTAATGAGGGATATATGCTCACTTTACTTTGCAAGAAGTAATAACAACATTGTGCGGGTAAGATGATAACTTACCAATGAAAAGATAATTTAAGAATTTAAAACCAAAATCTTTAAATAACATAAAGAGGTATAAAATACGTTCTTTATATCTTTACAGCGTATGTTGTCAGTAAAGATTTAACCTCTTTTTAAAAATTATTATTATGATACTCGATAAATTATACTATAACCATTTAAAAACAAAAAGTGCATATAATCTTGGTAATTTACCTAGAGGTATAATAGGTGCTATATATATTACAATTATGGATAATAACATGTCTAATTTAAAAGGTAGATGTGTAGAAATATCACGTTATTTATGTGATGAAATCAATAAAGTTGAACCTAATTCAGCTATTGTAGTATGTTGTAGAGGATTTTGGATTGATAAGAGTTATGCAGAAAATGATTTAGCAAGATATTTACATCATTCATTTGTTAAATATAAGGATTATTATATAGACCTTACATTAAAACAATTTGAAAGTAGACTTCCTGCAGTATATATTAGTAAATCTCATTTAGGTAATAATCAATATTTACATCAAACTTATCCTGAAATTAAAGATTTAAATTATGTTAACACATTAAATAATCATTTATGAAAGATATATTAGTAGCATTTGCATTTATTACATTAGTTGCAGCAGCAATAACATTTATATCAATACACAATGATAAAAATATTGAGAAAAAAGGAGGGGAAACAGAATACATATGGCAAATCAAAAAAGACAATTAATGAGATTAATAGTAGAAGAGCTACTGTTTTCCTCTAAATGGTTACTAATACCATTTTATTTAATATTAGTAATAGCATTAGGTTTATATGCATATTTTGATATAACCTATTTTATTAGTTATTTAATGGACTTAAAACATGTTGATAAATCTTCAGCAATGCTAATGTTAATTGAATTGATTGACATAGCAATGGTTGCTGGTTTAGCTAAAATGATTATTACAGGTAGTTATAATTCATTTGTAAATAAAAGTAATGAATCATCTACTGAAAATATGAGCAGTGGTATGCTTAAAGTTAAAATGGCTACATCTTTAATTGGTATTACGAGTATTACTATACTTGAAGAATCAATTGAAATTAAAGGTGTAGACTGGGATACTTTATATAAATTAGCATTTGTTCATATAGTATTTTTATTTTCTGCTATTATATTATCAATTGTAGATTATTTACACGAAAAAACAAAAATCCACTAAAATGGGAATATTTTTTATTTGTCTTGCTGGTGTTATAGCAATACCAACAGGAATAGCATTATTAATTGAATTAATTAAATAATATGAACTTACCTGAAATAAAATACAAATACAAAACTGTATGTTCTGTATTAAACCTAATGCGAATAGCTAAATATAACGCATCTGATAAGTGTTATGTAGAATTAGTATTAGAAGAAGAAAGACTAAAAACACAAATAAGTTCTATTGAAGAACAAGTTATTGTGCATTTAAAATCATGAGTAAATTTTCCACAGTGTCTGCTACTATCATTGGTAACAAAGGTAAGGCAGAGGAAATTATCTCTCAAAACGAGAGATTGGCGACTGCAGCTTTTCGCAGTCAGATTAGTGGTTTGGAAAACCTAAAAGTAGATAGAGAATTAGCTTTAGAAAGTGCAAAAGCTGCATTTACTAATGCTATAACTCCATCTGTAACCATCAGTGATAGAATTGCTTACATGAATTCTATTGCAAGTGCAAGAGCATCAGTAATTAGAGCAGAAAAAGATTTGGAAGATGTTCTTTCAGATTTATCTTTCTATTCAGCTTTAAGAGCAGATTATTTTGATACTGTAATACCAGGTTAAATTTACAAAAGGGTTAGTTAATTTGATTAACCCTTTTTTAATTTTTTTATTATGAAAAAGAAAATATTAATTTTTTTTGGTCTTCATCCAGTTGGTTATGAAAGACCTAATTTAAACAATCCATCGCATTATTTAGAAGAAAAAGGAATAGTTATTCCTGAAAAGAAATTAAAAACTCATACTCACCCAGTAGGACAAACACTTCCTTTTAATGAAGTATTTAATCCTCAAAATTTTAAATAATATTGGTCACTTAGCTCAATTGGATAGAGCAACTGTCTTTAAATAGGAGCATATATATAGAAATATATATATGAATTTTAACTGTTCAGGAAATCCTTATTATACTATGTCTAATTCTATGACAATTAGCACATAATAATATACATTTATCAAGTTCTAAATTTATAGAATTTTGAGAACGTAATCTTAATTTTGTCCAATCATAATCTTTTTCATTTGGATTAAGATGATGAAATTCAAATACGGAATAATGTGTATTATTTATATGTAATTTACAATCAATACAATGACTTCCTTTGTATTCAATGGCTTTAATTTTTTTATTGGTCCATCTTTGTATACAATATTTGTTAAAACAAGATTTACAGAAAGAAGAATTATTTTTTCTATCTTTTTGTTTATAAAATTCATTAATTGATTTTTCTAAATTGCATTTTTTGCAAACTTTAGTATGATTGGTAATCGTGAGTTTATTTATATTATTCATAAGTAAATGCAGAGACTGTATGTTAAACATCTGACCATTAAGTTGAAGATGAAGAGACAGTCCAGACCACAAATATAGGATAGAAATGATAAATCTATCCATTTATTCATTAAGATGAATAATATATAGTAATGAAAATTATAGTGGTAAGCTAAACAGTAGGTTACAAGTTCGAGTCTTGTAGTGACTACAAATCAACAACAAATAACATGGTAAGAATTACTTTTAAACAAAAAAACATTCATGAAACAGTATTATTTGCTAATGATGTGTCACAACATATTCCTAATAGTTCAATAGGTATATGTAGTTATGTTCCTGGATTATCAGACCATAGAGGTGTATGTCTTTATATCTGGTCAAAACAAAATGATGTTTCTTTAGAAGAAATGTCTTTTGAACAGGATAGACAATTGTTAACACAATTATACAATTACATGAGAAATCCAATTCACGTAAAAAAATACATTACTGATAGATTTAAAAAGAAAGTAAAATGAGTAAAGTAAACCCTAACGTAAAACCTAAACCTGCTGAAACACTGGCAGGTGGTTATGGTGCAAAAGCAGCAATACAAACTGCTGAAAATCAGTTAAGACGTGCAGTCTTAGCTTGTTTATTGTGGGAAAATTTAGCTTATGAATCAGGTAGCTCTGATAATATTGCTAAGTTAATACCATTAGTAGAAGCAAAAAAAGTTGCAGAAATTGCAGAAGAATGTAGAATTGTTCAAAAGCTTAGACATGTGCCTTTGTTTATCATATCTGAAATGTGTAAATATGATACACATAGATTATATGTTAAAGATTTATTACCAAAAGTAATAACAAGAGCAGATATGTTAGCTGATTTCTGTGCTATTTATTGGAAAGACACTAATAAGAAAGCAAGACCAATGGCTGCTGCAGCTAAAAAAGGATTAGCTCAATCATTTCACAATTTTGATGAATATCAGTTTGCAAAATATGATAGAGATGGTGAGTATAAATTGAGAGATGTATTATTTTTGGTTCATCCAAAAGCAAGAAATCCTCAAGAATATAGTCTATTTGATAGAATTGCAAAAAGACAATTAAAAGTTCCTGATACTTGGGAAGTTGCATTGTCTGCAGGTAAAGATAAAAAAGCTACTTGGGAAAGATTAATTAGTAATGATAAACTTGGAGCACTTGCATTATTACGTAATTTACGTAATATGAAAAATGTCTTTGTTGATTCAAATGTAATTAAAAAGGCATTAAAAGAAATGAAAGGTAATATGATTTTACCTTTAAATTTTCTTAGTGCTGCTGAAAATGCACCAGAGTATATGAGAGAAATAGAACAAGGAATGATTACTTCTTATTCTTATCTCAAAAAATTACCTGGTAAAACACTTTTTGTGGTTGACGTTAGTGGTAGTATGGGTTCAGGTATTAGTTCTAAATCTACTAATACTAGATTAAAAGTAGCTCAAGCAATGTGTTTATTAGGTGTTAATCAGTGTGAATGGATTGATGTGTGGTGCACTGCAGGTAGTGGTTTTAACAAAAAACACAATACATCAAGAATTGATAATCCTTCTTCTGGTTTTGATTTAATTAAACAAGTTGAAAAACAAAGAGTTCAATTAGGTGGAGGTGGTATATTTACTCGCCAATGTCTTGAGTATATAAAATCACATATTGATTATACTCCTGATAGAATTATTGTATTTAGTGATTCTCAGGATATGGATAGTGTAAAAACAAAACCTAATCCATTTGGTATTGCTAATTATATTATTGATGTGTCAGCACATAAAAATGGTATTAATTATGAAGGTGTTTGGACTGCTGAAATTTCAGGTTGGTCAGAACACTTCTTAACTTATATTTCTGTTTATGAAGGTATTACAAATACCTTTGAAGAACAGGAATAAAGATTTGAATAATGGTGTAAAGAAGAGTTACTTCTAAATCGGAATAAATACTCGTAAGAGTTTACAAGTTCGAGTCTTGTCCTGCTTCAATACAATGAGGCAGGTGGTGAAATGGTAAACACGTTTATAAAAAAGCCTCTTTTTAACTTTCCTTATTCATATAGCGTGTTAGTTTAATGGCAGAACGCTAAAAATTTCTTTTCTAACTTTTCCTCAGTAATGATGGTGATTTGAAAAGTTACTTCGTATCTTAAACGAGAAATGGAGGTTCGAATCCTTCACACGCTACTAATAGAATGGTGTTTAATATAGTTACTTCGCAAATTTCATAAATTCGCTCAAACAAGCTATATTTACTTTTCCTTCTATTTTTTTATTAACAAAAAACTATTTATTATGATTTGTAGAAACCAAGAAGATATGATTATACTGAGAGCACGTTTACAAGCACTGCTCAAAATTGATTCTAATATGAGAATAGGTATAACAAGTGGATGTTTTGATTTATTACATCCATTACATGTTTTATTTCTTGAAAAATGTAAAAGAGAATGTGATTTTCTTGTAGTATTTGTTGATTCTGATGATTTAATCAATACTAATAAGAATAGAAATCCTATTTTTAATGAAAGAGATAGAGCATATATGATTGAATCTCTTACTTCTGTTGATTCAACAGTTACTATGTATAATTATTTAAGTATTGCTGATTTTGTGCATCCTTTTGTTTATAAAAACACAATAAAGATGTTTAAAAACTCTAATAAAGTATATGGTAAAGAAGTGGTTACATTTGGTTGTCAATTAGTTGTTATACCTGATGTAATAGTTCCTGAAAGTTCTACAGAAATCAGAAAAATATTAAATTTATAAATGTCAGGTTCATCTAGTGGTCCAGGATTTTGCCCTTTCACGGTAAACACATGGGTTCAAATCCCATACCTGATACTATAGTAATGGTGTTGTTTAGAGTTACTTCTTTTGGTGAAATAAAACTCTGAAGATTTTTCCTTACTATTTTTATTTACATGGAAGAGGAAAGGTTTTTTAAAATTGGAAATATCATAGCGATTTTTCTTGGTAGTTCAATTCTATCCCTCTTCCACCTTTTAATTATGGGCTTGACAGGTATTGACAGCATATAGCAGTAAATAGATTAGGTAGAGCAGCTATGCTTTAAAATAGCAAACTTTTAGATGACGAATTATCATCAACAACATCAGACGATGTGTTAGCATATATTGATGCTAACTTAGCAGTGGAAGCTGAATTAGTCTAACAAAATAGTTTTCTTATTCTATTAAAAATAAGATGGTGGAGTATTCCTTAAAAACCCCAGTTTATCCCTGAATAAACTAAGCCTATGAATAAATCTATTTATGAAAATTTGTCTGGACGTGAGTTCAAATCTCACCAGGTCCACTGAACGGAATATTAATTAATTATTTAAACATTTAAAAAGGGATAATAAATAGTTTAGTTAAAAATCGAGTAAAGTGTTTTTCCGTGCTTTACTTTTTTAATAATTTAATTTAAAAATAATATATTATGAAAATTAACTACAATGGTGAAGACTATTATATTCGTTGGCAGTATACAACTACTGTAGAAGAAGGTAAAGTAACCACAAAAACAACCTGCATCATCGAAAAGATGATAGGAGAAGAAAGAAAAACTGTAGCATCTGAATCAGTATCTAAATACTATGAAGATGTTCAAAACAAAGAAGTAGCAAGAATGGAATCTTTAAACAAGGTATTGTATAAAAGAAATATTGAAGCTACATTTCCAGTAGTAATGGATGTTAGAAATTTTATTAAAATGAATAATGAGCAAATTGCTAATTTATTATTTCCATTTATTCATTCTAAACAATTTCGCACATTAGTATGGAATGCTTATTTTAGTAGAAAAAAATCTTCAGACATTGAAGTATTAGGTTTGAGAAAACATTTTATTACAGAAGAAGATTTAAAAAATATTCCTGACTTTATTGAAATTGGTTTAGAGGTTGGAGAAGAAGTTTACTTACCTATTATACCACCAAAAGATTTAAAACAAATTGAAGAATCAAAAGAAACATTATGAAAAAAATAGCATTATTAATTATTGATGGACAGGTAGATTTCATGGATTTACCAGGAAGTGCTTTACCTGTTAAAGGTGCAACTAATGACATGGACAGAGTTGCTGCATTTATTAAAAAACATGGTGCAGAAATTAGTTCTATATCTTGCACCTTGGACTCACATAGAACTATTGATATTTCTCATCCTTCATGGTGGGTAGATAAAGATGGAGTAAATGTTTTACCATTTACACCAATTTCCTATCAGGATTTATTGGATGGTAAATATACACCTTTATTTGCTCCTACTTGGAGTATAGATTATGTAAAACGATTAGAAGAACAAGGTGAGTTCTCTCATTTTATCTGGACTTATCATTGTTTGATTGGTAGTAAAGGTGCTTCATTGTATGAACCTCTTCATGCGGCAATTAATGAATGGGAAGCTACAAGAAAAATTCCTGTGAAATTTGTAACAAAAGGTGATAATCCTTATACTGAGCATTTTGGTGCATTCAGGGCAAATATTGAAATGCCTGAAGACCCAAAAACTCAATTTAATCAGGATTTGGTTAAAACACTAATGGAATATGATGATGTTTATTTGGTTGGTGAAGCTCGTAGTCATTGTGTGGCTAATAGTTTACGCCAAGCAGTAAATGAAGTTCCTGCATTAGCTTCTAAGATTATTATTCTTGAAGATTGTATGAGCGATGTTCCTGATTTACCACCAGCTTTTTATCAACAAGTAAATGACATTTATACTGATTGTATCAGTAAAGGTGTTAGAGTTTCTAAATCTACAAATAATTTATTATAATGGAAAATCAATTTAATTTAATAACTCCAGGGTTTGGTTTTGACAACTTTGACCCAACTGAAATACAAACAGATGAAGTAATTTTGGTAACTATTGCATGTGATATTTCTCCTTCAATGGAAGATAAAGTAGATGATTTAAATTCTGCTTTTAGTGAATTTATTGCAGAAATGCAAAGAAGTCATGTATCAAGCAAATTAATGGTTAAAATCATTGAGTTTAATGAAAATGTTGTTGACCGCACAGGTTTTCAGCCTATTGTTAATATTGATGCTTCACATGTAACATTTATACCAAAAGGTAGTAGCACTGCATTAGGTGATGCTGCTTTTAAAGCAGTAGAAGCCACTGTTAAATACAGAGAAGACCTTGAAAAAACAGGTGTTAACTGTAAATCATTGGTTTTTGTAATTACTGATGGAGAATCTAATACAGGTAGAGACCTTACTGATGTTAAAAGACAATTACAGGATTTAATGAAAGAAGAAAGAAATGTTTTTTCATTTGAAACTATTTTCTTTGGTATTGGTAACAGACAATATTATGAAAGTTCTTTTAATTCATCAGGATTTAAACATTTGGCTGTAGTAGGTAATACAGGTAAAGAAGTAAGAAAGCTTATTGGCTTTATCTCTGCTTCTGTAAGTAAAAGCTCAACTAATCAGCCTATTCAATTTTAAAAAATGATTTGGACAGGAATAAGAAAAGGGGATTCTCACAAGAATTATTGTGAGGATTCCCTCTTTGTTCTTGAGTTTGATTCATTGATTATTGGTGGTGTTTTTGATGGATGTAGTAGTGGAATTAGAAGCCATTTAGCTTCTGGATTATTATCTACATGTTTTAAAAATGCATTTGATAATTGGTATCCATACGTTAGAGATTTCTTTAAATATTTAGATGTAATTACTCATAAGGAGTTATTAACTCCTATTAATGATGCAATAAAAACATTTAAAGCAGCAGTAGCTGTTTTAAATTTTAAAGAAATGGAATGTTTATCAACAGCTTTAATTTTTATATATAATCCATATAAAAAGGTATTAGTGGTATATTCATTTGGTGATGGTAGTATTTATATTAACAATGTAATGATTAATATTATATCTCCAAATAATGCACCTGATTATCTAGTTTATAATTTTAAAGACTTGGATAATTATATAGAAAAAAATACTGCTGTTTATAAAGATGTTGAGAAGTTTAGCATTTGCACTGATGGTATTGAAGCAATCAGACTTATAAAACAAACAGAAATAAATCCAATAGATTATTTATTGGATGATTTATCACTACATCATTCTCATGCTATGTTGGATAGAAAATTAAATATAATTTCTAATACACATAGATATGAAGATGATATATCTATAATTCGATATGAAAATATTTGATAACAAAGGAAACGAAGTAACAATAGACACTTCAAAAGAACTTGGTAGTGGAGGTGAAGGTATTATTTATAAAATGTCAAAAGACAGAGTAGTAAAAATATATCACTCTCATATAAAACCAACTATTAATCAAACTTTTCTAAATGAATTATCTAAATTAAGTTCGCAATTTATTAAACCTATTGATTTGTATTACAATATACGTAAGCAAATCGTAGGTTTTTCTATGCCTTATTTAGATATGGGAAGTATGTTTCCATTTACAAATTTATTTAGTAAAGCTGAATGTAATAAAAACAACTATGATTCTGATTTTAAAAAGAAAGTATTTGACTCTCTTATTAAAGGCTTAAAAGAAGCACATAGTCATGATGTAGTTATAGGTGATTTAAATCCTTATAATTTACTTTTTACAAATAATGGAGATGTTTATTTTATTGATACTGATAGTTATCAAACAAACAGTAAACCACATTCTGGTATTATGTTAAATGATATTAGAGATTGGTTACATGATAAAATAGACAAATACTCTGATTATTTCAGCCTTAGTATTCTCACTTTTAATGCTTCTACATTTATGCATCCATATAAGGGTGTTCACAAAAAATATAAGACAATAGAAGAGAGAGTATTAAAACATTTGTCAATATTATCAAAAAATACTGATATTATTATTCCTTCGTTTTATGAACCGATTACTAATTCTCGTATTCATAATCAATTTTTAGATATATTTCAATATGACAGAAGATTTATAATTGATTTAGATGACTTAAAAATCATTCAAAAATCAACTCCTAAAATTGTTACATCTATTGTTAACTCTTTAAGTATCAAACAGATACAAGATAATGTAAAATATTATGAAGTAATTAACAACATGTTGATAACTTTTGATAAGAACAATGTAATGTCACAATATGATATATCTGTTCATTCAACATTTACTACTACATTTAAACCTTGGTCTCCACATCCTTTATTATTTAAATCTGGTGATTATTTTATTGGATTAAGTAATTTAGCTGATAGTTATACCATATTTGATTTAAATATAAAACAATTATATAAGAATAATATTTATATACCTTCTTTAGTTAAAGGAGATGAAGTATTAATTCAAAGTATAAGTGGTCAGAAATGGTTATTATGGGCACATCCATCAGGTTTGTTCACATTAAGAACAAAATATGATATAAGAGATGCTTATAAGAGAGATAAAATGTTATGTATTAAAATAAAAGAAGGAAATAGAATTAAAACTTATTTGGCTACAGTTGATGGAATGTCTCTTGAATTAGGACCAGAGTTAGATGATATGCGAAGATTTTGTGTATTAAATAACTTAACATTTGTTCCTGAAGATAAAAGATTAGATGTATATTCTTTTTCTACAAAGGTAGCAGAAATTTCATGTGATTATATCACAGAAAATTCAATATTAACAACATCAAAAGCAGGTATTATTTGTCAAACAGATGATAAAGTAATATTAATTAATAAATTATGAATAAACCGTATACAAGAGAACAAGTAAAATCTCTACCGCTTGGTTATCATATAACCAGAACACAGCTTGGAGTTGAAGAAGATGGAACACCGATATTCTATCCAAATAGATTTCAAAGAAATTACAGATTAACTAATAAAAACAAAGTTGCTCAATTTATACGTTTTAGAATAATTGAATCTAAATATAAAGAACAGAAAGGTGATACTATTATGTCTTCTCATGAAGCATCAATCAATGGTAAACCTGAAACTTTATTGATAGTAAGAAGGAAGATTTTTCATTTAAAATCAGCTATATGATAATTACATCAACAATCAACAAAAAACAAGCACTTAGTCTAGCCAAAAAAAAGACTCCTGCTTTCCAAAACAAAAAAGTTTATGATTCTTTGAAAGATGGAAACCCTGGAATTACAAGATTCCATGAAGTATTTCATTTCAATAATCTTAGAAGCCTTTTAAAATTGTAGTAATCTACAGGGTGGAACTGCTCATCAGTCAAAAAACAATTAAAAATTAGAAAAAATGGGAAAACTTTTGAAAAAAGTAGCCGAATCTGCCGTTAAACAAGACAAAAATGGCAAAAATTACAAAACTATCACTTTCCAGACAATTGGCACACAGATGCAAAATGTTCCTGGTGTGGGAAATGTTCGTGTGAGCGTTCCAACAAAAACTTCTTCTATGAATGTATATGAGGAATCATATCTTAATGGAAAAGAAGAATTTGGTTATAGTTTGCCGGTAGGTGAATATGTTACAGGTGATATTGTTACAAGAACAGTAGAACCTTATAGTATCACTGATACCAATTCAGGTGAAGTAAGAACTGTTAATACCTATACAGCTATTGTATTAGGTGATACAGATGCTCCTGACTTTGAGGTTCTTGTTGAAAGAACTTTAAGCAGAAGATTATCAGCTCCAGTATTGGCTGATTAAATTTAGTTTATTGGGAGGGTATATGGCTCTCCCAATATTTTTTTATTATGGAAAAATTAAATATAAACGAAGCAATTACTTTATTGAGATTACATGAAGGTTCATTAGATTTTATCAATGTAGAACCTGATGATTATAATACTCAAAATGCATTAATTTCTCTAGCAGAAAAGAAATTAATAGATGCTTATGCTATTGTAGACCCATTAACTGAATTAGGTGTAGCTAAGGTTAATAGTATGTTAAGTTATGGTATTAATTATAATAGACACTTTGAAAGATTAAGTATTAATGCAAAAAAAGCTGCGTTTTTGGCTTTAATTAATTCAGGTTATGAACCAAGAGGTTTAATGTCAATGTTAGTAAGAAAATTAAAAGAAAATACTTTTCAAGAATTAAAAAAAGCAGTTCATGGAAGAAAAAATATATCCTTGGGAACCAATAAAAGACGTTCTGTATAATGCAATTCAACAACTAATAATATTTCCTGAAATTAATATTGTAAGTGTTCCAAACATTATATTTTTAAATGTAATGCAACAATATGATGCTGGTTTTAATATTATTAGTTTGAATGTGGCAAAGGAATACTTAATTAATTACTTAAATAATAAAGAAAGTTTTAAACAACATAATTTTAAAACTGGTATTTATAATGATAATTTCTGTATTGTAAATGAAAAAAAATAAAGTAGAAGATATTTATTTAGATTATCAAAATAATAAAAATTATGTTGGTAAAGCTAAATTGCTTAAATACAAAGGTGAAGGTTTAAGTTTTTATAGTGATGATGACCTTCATCTTTTATCTAATGTTGATAAATACAATGAACAGAATCCAAATGAAATGATTGATTATCAACCTACTATATATTCTAGTGAAAAATGGCTAATAGAATTTGTAGAAAGTAAAGTATATCCTATTGGTTTTCAGAAAGTTATGAACATAAGGAAAGTATTATATGCAGGAAAAGATAAAAGAAAAGTAATTAAATATACTACTTATCAACATTTTGATGAGCATGAAATAAATGAAAACGTAGACCCTCATATAAATAAGTTTTTTCATCCGATAAAACTTGAATATGATGATAAAAAGTTTGATGATGTGGATATATGATATTGAAACTTTAATTAATTGTTTTGTAGTATGTTTTAAAAATGTTTCTACAAAAGAAAGAAAGGTATTTGTTATATGGAAGGATGTTGATGATTATAATGAGTTAATAGATTTTTTAAAAAACAAAGTAACTCTATTAATCGGTTTTAATAATTTAGGTTTTGATGCCCAGGTTATTAGAAAAATGTTTGATAAAAAATTATCAGCTAATCAAATATATAAAGTTGCTCAATCCATTATAACAAATCAATCTAAATATCCTAATTATAATGATTTAAAGGTAACTAATCTTGATTTATTTAAGATATGGCATTTTGATAATGATGCAAAAAGAACTTCTCTTAAATGGATTCAATTTTCTATTGATTGGGAAGATTTAAGAGAGATGCCTATAAGTCATGATACTGTTATTGAAACTAAACAACAAGTAGATGATATTATTTATTATTGTATGAATGATGTTGATTCTACTGAAGCTTTGTATGAATATACAATGGGTAGAACTGACCATCCTTTGTATAAAGGAATAAACAAGTTATCATTAAGAGGTGATATTTATGAAGAATTTAAGATAGACTGTTTTAACTATAATGATGTTAAAATAGGTGAAGAAATAATAAAAACAAATTATATTGCTACAACAAATGTTGAAAAGCAAGAACTAAAAAACTTAACAAAAGAAAGTAATGATTTTACTTTTGGTGATTGTTTTCCTGATTATTATAGTTTTAAAACAAAACATTTTAACGACTATTTTGATAAGCTAAAACATGTTAAGGTAGAATTAGATGAAAAACAAGTATTTACTTTTAAAGTAGATTACTTAACATTAACTATAGCAAAAGGTGGATTACATAGTGAAGATAGTCCAAGATGGTTTATATCTAATAACAGATATTTACTAAGAGATGCAGATGTTGGTTCAATGTATCCAAATGCTATTAGAAAAAGAAGATTATTTCCAAGACATTTAGGTGAACCTTGGTTAGGTATTTATTCTTCGATTATTCAAAAAAGAATAGGTGCTAAAAAGAAATTTAAAGAAACTAAAGATGGTAAATACAAGGCAATTGATGAAGCTTTTAAATTAGCTTTAAATGGTGGCTCATTTGGTAAAATGGGTGAAACCTTTAATTGGCAGTATGACCCTTTTAGTATGAATTGTGTTACTATTGGTTCTCAAATTGACTTATTAATGTTAATTGAGGACTTAATGTTAAATGACATATATGTAGTATCTGCTAATACAGATGGTGTATTATGTTATCTTGACAGAGAAAAAGAAGAACTCTATAATAAAATATGTAGTGATTGGGAGAAGAAAGTAGGGAATGATACAATGGGTAATCTTGAATATCAAGATTTTACTATGTTTGCACAAACATCAGTGAATGATTATATAGCTATAAAACCAGATGGTAAAGCTAAAACTAAAGGTGATTTTGTATCAGAGTTAGAATTACATAAAAATAAAAGTAGAAAAGTAGTTGCTATTGCACTTCAGGAGTATTTTAAAAATAATATTCCTTTAGAAGATACAATTAGAAATCATAAGAATATATATGATTTCTGTTGTGCTGTTAGAGCAAATAAAGAAGATAATCTTGTAGTTAGAGATATAATGACACAAGATGAATATACAGAACAAAGAACAGTAAGATATTATATATCTAATACTGATAAAGTTTTGTTAAAAAGAATGAAACCGTTGAATAAAAAGAAACCTACTTTTCAAATAGATATATTTGGTAACATCGAAGATGGAACTAGACAATCACAAATAGAAGCAGGTTGGAATATAGAAGTATTTAATAGATATGTTAAGAAAGATGATTATAATATTGATTATAATTATTATATAGAAAAAGCATATAGAATACTAAATCAAATAGAAAAAATTGAATTAAACCAAATAAAATTATGAGCATTAAATTAAACACGCTGTTAGCTAAAACAGATTTGTTAGCAGCATCTTTCAGAGCAATGATTTCAGACTATGTTTCTTATTTTAGAAGCAATCAAGGTGATTTTAAAGGAGAAAGAAAGACTTATGAACCTAGACCTGGAACTATTGATGTTCCTGGAGATAGAGGAGAAAAAAGAATTGTTACAACTGTAGATGAAAAACTAACCTGGTTATTACAAGGGTCACATGATTACATTGATTCTTTATTTGCTTTAGAAGCAACTAATGCATGTGGTATAGCTAGAGCAGAATTAGTTGTAGATACTATTAGTTGGGGAACATTTAGTTCACTTGAGTTATTAAGATTAAAAAGCTTAGTAGAAAATGGTGATTTTGAAAAAATGTATACCAATATACCTGTAAGAAGTGATTCTGAAATTTGGAACCCATCTTCAGCAGAATCTTATTCTGGTAGAACTGGTGTTTTTGAATCACCTTTACAAACAGGTGTTAAAAAATCTACAATGAAAGAGAGTTATATTTTAAATGACCCAAATATTGATAAAATAGATGGTGCAAGATATACTCCTCAATTAGCACAAAAAGATACTACTATTGAATTAGGTGATTACAGTTTCCAGAAATACTCTGGTGAATGGTCACATAGACAAAAAGCAGAACTTTTAAGAAGAAGACAAGTATTGCTTACAGCAATAACTGAAGCACTGAAGGTAGCAAATGATGTTGAAGCAGTTAATTCAGAATTAACGGCTGATAGAATTTTTAGATACCTTCATGGATAAATGATTAAACAAAGACTGTGCAATAAGAACTCTTAGAGTTCGATGGGAGAGTCTTAATGGTGACTGATTTCACCAGGTCTTTGTTTTAAAATTACTGATAAAGCCTTAGCGTCAGACTGATAATTAGCATTTAAACTGCCCTAGACAGGAGTTAGTGTTGTATCAGAAGCTTTAGGTTTATATTCAGCCATTAGAACATCATAAAATAAAAGACAGAAGGTCAAGGGTTCAATTCCCTTACTCACCTCAAGATTTGAGAATCAAATCTTTACTTTTAATATTTACTACCTTACATTGCCTTGAATGAGGATTGTAAGGTTTTATGGCGAGTTAGCTCAGTCGGCAGAGCACCTGTTTAAGTTAGCTATAGTTTATGATAAAGTTCTAAAAAGTTTATTTACAACTTTGATTTGTAAAAAAATTAAAAGCCACCCCAACGAAGGATATTGAAGTGGGGTGGCACATAAGGAGATGCTGGAATGGTAGACAGGCATTATGCGTTTAATCTAGGGTAAAACATGGGAGTTCGAGTCTCTCTCTCCTTACATGGATTTTAGTAAAATAAGAGCTGGAGAAGTTATCTCCTATACAGATTACTTAACTGTGGTATCTGTAAATTCAAGAGAAAGCTCTGTAGATGTAACAAATATCAAAGGTCAAAAATTTACTATAAGAGGTAAAGATTTAATCGAAGGTATGAACAGTGCAAACCAGTTTGCTGTAACTACAAAAGTTAGTAGAACTGAGATGGCTAATATATTGACTAATGTTGGAGACAAAGTATTTACCGTAGTTTTTAATAAAGTTAATGGTGAAGAAAGAATTTTAGTAGGTCATTTATTAGAAACAGAAAATCAAATGGGTAGAAGTAATGTAAGAGATTTAATGATAACTAAAAGACATGCTATTCGTCAAGTAGACCATAGAACATTAAAAAGTCTTATTGTTGGTAATACTAAATATGTTATAAAATGAGTTTCTATAATGTAAGAGACCAATTTGGTAGATTTACTAAATCTGCTGAAGGTTCAAGAAAAAGAAATAACCTTGTTAAAAGAAAAAAGAAAAATCTTTTATCGAGAGATTATTTAGTAATAGACCAAAGTGCTAGTATGAGAAAAATATCAACTCAAACAGTATCTAGTATCAATGAATACTTTGATAATTTAAAGAAATTATCTGAAACTGTAAATATTGAATCTAATACTATATTGTTTGATTCATTTGTTTCTCCTATACGTAATAATGATTTAAAACCTTGGGTTAATGGTGTAGACTATAGACCTGATGGTATGACTGCTTTATATGATGCATTAGCAACAGCTATTAATCATGCTATGTCAGTTTTTACTGAAGGACAACAAGTAGTTATTACTGTAATAACAGATGGTGAAGAGAATTGGTCAAAACAATATCCAAAAAGTAATATAGGAAAAATTAAAACTTTGGTTGAAAGAGCTAAATCTCAACCTTATAATTTTACTATAAATTATATTGGTGCTGGTGATTTTCTTGATATTCAAGCTTCTGCTCAGAATATTGGTATATTTGCTAGTAACATAGTTAATTATTTTGCGGATAATGCAGGTGTTAAAAAAGTTATGTCTAAAATGTCATTATCAAGAAGTGCTGCAACTGTTAATTATGCAAATACAGGTGAAAATAATAACATAGGATTCTTTAGTAATGACTAATGAATTCTAATTTCCCTATAGCTCAACGGCTAGAGCTTCTCACTTTTAATGAGAATATCGTAGTTCGATTCTACGTGGGGAAACTTAAAAATTAAAATATGGAAAAATACAAATTAATTAAAGCGTATCCTGGTTCTCCTAGATTAGGATTGGAGATACATAAAAATGGAATTTATTGGAGTTCTGATTTTTTAAATAAAAGAAATATAGAATATTTTTGGAAATGTGATTCAGATTTTAGTCCTACTGACCATCCTGAATATTGGGAAAAAGTAGTAGAAAAAGAATATGATTTTGAATTATTAAAAGTAGAAGGTTTACATCAATCTAATAAAGGAATTTTTACCATTAATGGAAATAAAATATTTTTTGAATCAAAATCAAGTGGTCGTATAATTTATCCTTCTTATTATTATAAATCACATTCTGATATTATTGATGAATTTATTAAACATAAAGCTATAACAAAAATTCTTTCAGTAAAAAGAAAGTCTGATGATGTAATATATTCAGTTGGTGATTATATTAATAAAACATTTAAAATTACCGATTTAAAAATAGTAGGTAAAACTATACTTGTTACAGTTATTGAATTATATAATTTATCAAAAGAAAAAACAAAATGAGTTTATTTAAAAAACTTGGTCTTGTTGAAGACAATAAAAAAGAAGAAGTTAAGAAACCTGTTGTAAAAGAGCAGGTTTCTAATACTACTGTAATACTTCCAGTAGATAATAATAAATTTACAGAATTTTTTAAATCTGTAATAGAACAAAATAATATAAAAGGACCAGATTATTATGAATTTGTCCAGGCAATTCAATCAATGGAAACTCAGCCTCTTCCTGAAAACTCAAAATTTGCAGCAGTATTTGCAGGTTTTGCAGCACAAGGAGTTACTAAAGCTTCTCTTATTGAAAGTGCTAGATTTTATATTACTAAGCTTGATGAACATGCTACAGGTTTTAAAGCTTCTATTTCTGAGTTAACAAAACAGGAAGTTGATAGTAGAATGGAAGAATTAAATGATATTACAAAAAATAATCAAGATATTCAAAAAGCTATTAGTGAATTAAATGAAAAACTTAATAATAATGCTCAAAGAAGTATTGTATTAAATGCTGAAATTAATCAACACAAACAAGAAATTTCTACAAAAGAAGTTACTTTTAATAGCACATTGGAGCAATTTAAACAATCAATTAATCAAAACATTCAAAAAATAGAACAGTATGTCAGTTGAAAAAACAACAAATACAGAAAAAATTATTAGAATTCTAATGATTGCTGGTATAGCTTATGGTGGCATACTTGCATATAATGCAATTGCTCCTAATATTAATAAGTTTCTTGATAACATGTGGTATCTTTTAGGAGTAGGTGTTCCACTTGCTGGTATTATAACATTTGCTCTCATTAATCCAATGTTTTTGTGGATGGGTTTTAAAAACATATCTCGAAAAATAACAGGATTTTTTATTAAGTTAGACCCTTTATCTTTTATGGAAAGATATGTAGATATTTTAAAAGAGAAAAAGGAAAATCTTGATAAGATTAAAACTAATTTACAGGCTAAGAAAGTTGCTTTAGAAAGAAGAATAGAGCAAACAAAAGATGAATTAGAAGAAAATACCAGGCTTGGTAAGGGAGCTATTAATATAAATAATAAGGAACAAGCTTCTTATTATGGTGAATTATTAGTTGGTAATAAAGAATCTTTAGAACTTTATAAACCTATATATGACAAAATGTCATATAATCTTTCATTTCTCGATAAAGTATCTGAAAACTGGGAATATAGTATTCGTAAGTTAGAATCTACTATTCAAAGAAAAAGAACTGAGTATGAAGCTTTAAGAGATGCTGCTAAAGCTCTTAATCAAGCAACTGAATTTATAAATGGTAATACCGAAGAAGGTAGAATTTATAAAGAATCTATCGTTGCTTTAGAAGCAAATGTTAGTGAAAAGATTGCTTTTATTAATGAATTTGAAAAGAATTCTAAAAATATCATGGAAGCTATTGATGTTGAAAAAGCAGCAAATAGAACTGATGGTTTAGATGCTTTACAAAGTGCATTAGGTGATAATCTTTTATTACCTAGTGATTGGATTACTAAACCACAAATTATTGAAAAACAAATACAATATAGTCATTTATTAAAATAAGAAAAAACATGTTTAAGAATTTAACAAAAAAAGGTAGAATTGTAATGTTTATTCTCTTTTTCTCATTACTTGTAGGCGGAATCTTTTTATTAAAAGATTTGATGCCTAGAAAGATAAAAAAGAGTGCAGAAATTAAATCAGAAATTAATGTTCCACCATTAGCGTATGATAAAGATGCTAATGCTGTCTATAAAGAAATTCCTGAATTTAATGAACCTTCTGATAAAGTAGATTCAAAAGAAATTCGTGGTGAAATTATGGGTTGGAATGGTCAATTAGGTTTATTATATGCAGTAGGTGGTAAAAATACATCAGTAGGCTCACTTGCTGAAGCTGCTAATTTAAATATCAAATTAGATGTTCAGAATTCATGTATGATTCAATCTAATAGATTATATGAATTTGCACAAGCATTAGCTGAAGGTAATAATAATCCTACATCGGGTATACATTTTACTGCTTGGATGGGAGATGGTGTTCACGGTTATCTTGACCCATTAAATGAATTAATTACTAAAGAATTAGGACCTGAATATACTTTCCAGGTAATGATGTTTGGTGGTGCTTCATTTGGTGAAGATAAGTGGTTACTTACTCCTAAGTATAAGAAAGACCCAAGAGGTTCACTTACTGTAACAGTTAAAAGAGATGGTGATTGGAATATTGCTATCTTAAACTGTAAACAAAAAGGAATTCCTGTTAATAATGATGAAGGAACTTATGACCCTGATGCAGCTAACTTTATAGAAGCTCCAAATAGTGATTATATGCAATCTTCAAGTCAATATGTAGCTGGTAAAAAAGTAACATTAAGACTTGTTAAAAATGGTAAAGATACTGGTAGAGATACTACAATTGCAATTACTGGTGTAGCTACTTGGTTTCCAGCAGATAAAATTGCTGTTGAAGGAAGAGGTGGTTTAGTTACTGCAGCTTCTACTAAAGATTACAGTTCACAAATGGCTACTGCTTTTATATTTAATAAATTTTGGGCAGAACAGAATAAAGATTTAATGATTAAATTCTGTGAAATAGTTGGTGAAGGTGGTAATCAGGTTAAATCTCATGATAGAGCTCTTACATTTGCTACTGAAATAGCTGAAATTGTATTTGCTGACCCTAATTTAACAGCTAAAGATTGGTATAATGGATACAAAGGTTATTCTTATACTGATGATTTAGGTAATGAAGTTGAAATAGGTGGTTCAAGAGTATTTAATTTAGCTGATGCTGCTAATTATGTAGGAATTACTGGGGGTGGTGATAAATATAAATCAGTATTTGAAACTTTTGGTAATATATTACTTGAAACTTATCCTGAATTATTTCCTACAGTAGCTACTTATGAAGAAAGTGTAAACTTTGAATATCTAAGAGTAGCTTATACAAAAAATAAAGCAACTGCAGGTAGTGTATCTACACCTACTTTTACAAAAGGTGATAGAATTACAGAAACCTTTGCTAAAGCATCTTATTCTATTGAGTTTTCTACAGGTAGTGCAACTATTAAGCCTGAATCCTTTAAATTATTAAATGATTTAGCTGACCAGTTAACTATATCTGAAAACTTAATGGTTGAAATCTCAGGACATACAGATAATATAGGTTCTGATGATGTAAATATTCCACTATCAAAAGCAAGAGCTGAAGCTGTTGTTAATTATCTTACTAATAGAAATCCTGATTTATCATCAAGAATTTCTTTTTATGGTTATGGTTCTAAAAAGCCTTTAGACCCAACTGCAAATCAAGATAATGCTACAGTTAGAGCATTGAATAGAAGAGTGGAAATAAAACTAGGAAGATAAATATTACTAACTGAAGTTTCCTATCGGTTATTATAAAGCTCCAATGGGAGGCTCTACCTAATAACACGGAAGAGGAGTTTGAATCTACCTCTAGTGATATTTAAAGGAGTATTGAAATATATACTCCTTTAAATCTTCCTTTAATTTTTATATTATGACACTAAAAGAAATTATAAATTCTATTATTGAAGAAAGTATTTTTGGTGTTATGATACCTATTATATTTTCTTATCTTAGTAAGAATTTTAAAACAATTTTAATTAAAATCTTTAAAAAATAGTTATGTCTATTATAATGTTATTTATAGGATTTTTTGTTGGTTATTTTTTCCACAAAAACATCCAAGACTTTGTTGATATGATGAAAAATATTTTTAAATGATATATCCAAACCAAAAAATTACTAGTTCAACTACAAAGTGGTTGATAGTAGCTCAGTTATTTTTATTTTTATCTTATTGGGTTTTATTTGGATTTAATTTAATATCAAGTCCAATTGGGTTATTAGAAGGAATTGTATATCTATACAAGAACAATAATTTAGTATTTCATTTTTTGGTTTCTTTGGCTTTTATTTTAAAATGTTTATTCATTGCCACTTTAATTAGTATATTTATATCTTATTTATCTCTTATACCTTTATTTAAACCTATTATAAAAACAATAATAAAGTTTAGATTTTTAGGTATATTAGGTCTTTCATTTTATATATTAATTTTAGTAGATGGAGTTGATACACAAAAATTAGTATTAATGGTTTTCGCTATATCTACATTTCTTATTACAGCCATCGAAGCAGAAATTACCTCACCTAAACAAGAAGAACTAGATTATGCTAAAACATTAGGTTTTAACGTATGGAAAACTAGTCTTGAAATTAACTTATTGTCAAGAACTGATAAGATATGGGAAATCATGAAACAAACATTTGCTATAGCATGGGTAATGCTTCCAGCAATAGAATTTTTAGCTAAATCATCTGGTGGAATAGGTGTATTACTTACAGAAGCTGACAAATACAAAAGAATGGATTGGCTTTGGTCAATTCAATTTATTATTTTATTAACAGGAATATTTGTAGATTGGTTATTTAAAGTAACTGGTAAATTTATATTCACATATTCAAGTTTATACAAATGAGAAATTTTATGAAAAATTTTCAAATAATGTTATATTCTATTATTATATTGGGTCTTTATTTTGGCTTATTGTATTTTAGTTTAGTATCTGGAGATAATGTTGCTTGGTCTATATTTGTTGGTCTTACAGTAACATTCTTACCAGGTGTTCTTATTATAGCTATTTGTGATGAAATAAATAAAAGATATAAAATCACAAGAAATATTACTAAAACTGAATTGGAAATATATAAAAAAGCTTTATCTGATTATCGAAGAGCTTTTTTTAATCCTTTAATAAGAAAAAGTCTTTATGTAAATCTGGGTTTTTGTAATTACTTTAATACTAATATTAAAGAAAACTTACCTTATTTATACAAACAAAAACCTCAAATTATGTTTAAAGGAACAAATTATTGGTGGAAACCAGGAGCATTAAGACCAAGGATAAAAGCTTTAAAATTAGCAATTGATGAAATTAGGAGAAACAATACTAAAAGCTGAACACATATCAATAAGATATAATAGATTAATTCTTCGTGATATTAATTTTGAAATCAAAGATATTGTCAGAGAAGGTTCTACTACTGGACAAGTTTGTTCAGTAATAGGCAAGTCAGGTGTTGGTAAAACTCAATTATTTAAAATAATTGCAGGATTACAACAACCTACAAGTGGGCAAGTTACAGCATTTGGTAAACCAGTAAAACCTGGTGAAATAGGTGTAGTTGCTCAAAATTATCCTTTGTTACCACACAGAACTTTATTAGGAAATCTTAAAGCTGTAACAAATGATAAAGCACATATAGAATATTACCTCCAAGAATTTGGTTTAACTGAGCATAAAAACAAGTTTCCTAATGAACTTTCAGGTGGACAAAGACAGAGAGTTGCAATTATTCAACAATTATTAACAACTTCTTCTAGTGGTAAAATTATCCTTATGGATGAACCATTCTCAGGGCTTGATTATGTTAATAAACAGAAACTTTGTGAAATCATTACAAAAGTAGCTAATTTTAATGAACTTAATACTATTATCATTATTTCACATGATATAGAATCTAGTTTATTAGTAAGTGATTCTGCTTGGATTATAGGACATGAATTTGGTTTAAACTCTGATAAAATTGAAGAAGCTGGAGAACTTGAACAAATTGAAGGTGCTGTAATTATTAAGCAGTATAACTTAGCAGAAATGGGTTTAGCTTGGCAACCAGGATTAGGTAATAACTTATTATTTAACAATCTCGTAGGGGATATAAAACAATTATTTAAAACAATATGAGAAAATATTTATTTACTTGCCTTATGGCATTAGGATTAGCATGTAGCTCACAGGTTTATGTGGGTGCAGGAAGCTCTGTTTGTCAGGGTGACTTTACTTATGGAGCTGAAGTTGGTTATTATAATCAAACTATAGCTTTAGGTCTTGGAGATGAATTTACTCCAGGTATTGACAGTTCAAACCTTGTATCTTTTAAGATGTATGGTTGGATAGTTAGTTTTGGTGATTTTAGTATCTATGAATACGCTGCAATGAAAGTAAATGTTTTTACTACAATGCTTTCTGCTGAAACAGGACCTGTAGTATATTATACAAAATGGGAACATTTTTATCCACAAGTATCATGGACACTCAATTTTGCATCAAATAGTCCAATTACATCTTCAATAGGTGTCGGTATAAATTATCTTTGGTAAAAAACAAAATATGAACAACGAAATAAGAGGTAGAAAACAAGAAGACTTTTCAGAAAAACTTAAAAAGTATCCGAAAGCAATTTTAAGAAGCTCTATAAGGTTTGGAAAAACTAAAGTAGGTCTTATGACTATTCAAGAAAATGACAAAGTATTAATTTGTTATCCTAGAGTAGTTATAAAAGATAGTTGGTTAAGAGATATTAAAAAGTTTGGAGTAAAAAGTAATAATATCTCTTATTCTACATTTGCTTCATTACATAAAATCAATGAGAAGTTTGATTATATCATCGTAGATGAGATGCACAAACTTAGCGCAAAAAACATTGAAAGTTTATTTAAAATAGTAGATAAAAGATTACTTTTAATTACAGGAACACTAAAGTTTACCAAGAAAAGATATTGGAGAAACAAAGGTATTCCTATTGTAGTTGAATATGATTTAGAAAATGCTATTAATGATAAATTAGTTAAAGATTATCATATTTATATTCATCGAGTATCTTTAGATACTATTGATAGAATAAACTATGATAAATATACTTCTACTATTGATTGGGCAGAAACCAACAAGTTAATAGCTCAGGAAATACCAAATAATAAATTGGAAGTAAAGAAGTATGAAATGATAAAAACAAAGTATATTGGATTAAGAACTAATTTACTTTATAATACAAATGTAACCAAGGAATATGCTAAAAAGCTTATAGAGTCTTTAAAAGATGAAAAAGTGCTTATATTTGCATTAAGAACTGAAGTTGCAGATGAATTATCTGAGAAATCATTTCACTCTAAATCAAAGAAAAATACTAATGTATTAGAAGAGTTTAAACTAGCTGATAAAGGACATTTGTCTACAGTAAATGTTATAAATGAAGGTATTACAATCAATCATTTAAATAATATTGTTTGTCATACTATTACTTCAAATACAGAAGATTTTCAACAAAAATTAGGAAGAGGTTTACAGCTTGGTGATGTAGATGATGAAAAGTGTAATGTTCATCTTATTTGTATTATTAATACAATGAGTGAAAATTGGACTGAAGAAGCTTGTAAATCACTAAACCAAAAAAAGATAAGTTATGTATTTAAGGATGTAATTGTTGATAAAATAACTTATATCAAAAATCAACATCCTGATAAAGAACTATATTTATATGAAGGAAGCTTTTGTTATAAAGTAGATAAGTCAAAAGATACACAATTTCAAGAATATAAATTTCTTGGAGATAAAATAGATAGGTCATATTCTCTGTCTAAAGATAGGTTACAAAAGTTATGATAGTTCTTAAATTTGAAAATAATCAATTAATAATTGAAGGTGAGAAAGAAGACTTCCAACACTTAGAAGGTTATAATATAACAAGCGGTAATGTTTTAAGTGAAGGAGGTCTTTCTATTTGCACTAAACAAGTTGTGTTTAAGATAATAACAGATATTGATAAACTAGTTAATAATGTAATTGGTAATGATTTTATTACTGATTATAGATTACTTTTTCCTGAAGGAGAGAGTGAAATTTATGAAAAAAATTTTAGAGGTAATTTGAAGCAATGTATTCATAATATGAATAAATTTAAAAAGGAATTTAAATTTACTAATGAAGAAATACTTCAAGCTACTAAAAACATGATTGAAAGACATATTGCTAAAGGTAAAAAAGATTGGATACCTCAAGCTCATTATTTTATTTATAAGAAAGATAGAGGTTCTGATTTAGCCACTGAATGTGAAAATTTAAAAAATGGAACAAGCACAGGAGTATTTAATAAGTGGAAATGAGATTTATGATGAATTACTTGTAAATATAAGAGCTAATAGAGATTCTATTTTATATGATGTAACAGAGGGTCTTAAAGGTAAAAATGCAGGTATGAAGTGTGCGGATTTGCCAGAATTTAATAGTGTATTAAAAGGTGTCCAGAAAGGTAGATATTATCTTATAGGAGCAGAAAGTGGTGCTGGAAAGACAACGTTTGCAGATTTTGTATTTGTCTTAGAATTGTATTTTTATTGTAAAGAAAAAGGAATTAAACTTATAATACCTTATTTCTCATTTGAGATAGCCAAAACACCAAAAAGAGCAAAAGTTACTTCTTTTCTAGTTTATAAAAGAAAAGGATATAGATTATCTTCTAGTAAAATATTAGGAGAGGATGGAGATGAAAAACTCACAAAAGAAGAATTACAAATGATAATTGATGTTTCTGAAGAAGTAGATGAATTCTTTAGAAATATTTATTTTATAGACGAACCATTAAATCCTACAGGGATGTATAAATTATGGTTTGAATTAATGGAATCACTTGGAGAATTTCAGTATGAAGAATATATAGATAGAGTGACAAAAACCAAAAAGGATAAACTTGTTGGTTATGTGACTAATGATAATTCTGTAATAGTATTAACTGTTATAGACCACATTGCATTAGCACACATAGAAAGAGGATTTGAAACTAAGCAGAATATTGATAAAATATCAGAATATATAGTTTACTTTAGGAATAGATGTAATATGTCAGCAATTGTTGTTCAACAATTTAATACTGAACTATCATCTACCTACAGAAAACAACAGTCAGAACATAGTATATCACCTCAAAGATTAGACTTTGGTGATAGTAAATATACTTATAGAGATGCAGACGTAGTAATGGGTTTAGTAGACCCTGCACTGTATGATGTAGCTAAGATAGGTATATATGATACAGGAAGATTAAACGATAAATTAAGAGCTTTATATATAATAAAAAATAGATATGGGAGTGCTAATATTAGAATTCCTATGTTAATTGACCCTATAGTAGGTCATTTTTATGAATTGAAAAAAAAGGATATAACACCTTCTTATTTGGAAGGTATTTATACATTAGCTAATAGTATATAATGGAATTTGAAAAAATTAAACAGGAAACAATTTTAGACTATCCAGAGCATTTGGTTATTTATTCTAAACCAAAAATGGGTAAGACAGACTTAATCAGTAGACTTCCAGATTGTGGAATTATTGATATAGAAGCAGGTTCAAAATATGTTAAAGGATATAAACATACAGTAAAAGACCCTGGTGGAGACCCAATGAAGACACTCAAAAATTTAGACAATTGTTTAGATTGGTTGATTAAAGAAAGACCATATAAATATGTAGCTTTTGATACTATGACTGAACTTGATGAATTATGTGAAATTGGTGGAACATATGATTTTATGAATTCAGCTCAAGGTAAAAAGTGGAATGTAATTGATGATGAATTAATTAGTAAAATGCCACAGTTAGCTCCTGCTAAAGGGCAACAAATTCCACATACTTCTCCATTATTTGAACCTGTAACTACTATGGGTCAAGGTTATGGTTATAGATGGACAAGGGCTTGTTATCAAAGATATTTTGAAAAAATGAAATTGGCTGCAGAAAGAGTAATTTTTGTATGTCATATTAAAGATAAATTTTTAGAAGTTAAAAACGGAGAACAAGTATTAGGTAGAGAAATTGATTTAACAGGTAAACTTAAAACTATTACTACATCATTTGCTGATACTATAGCTTACTTACATAGAGGTAAAGATGGAAATACTTATTTAAGTTTTCAAGCTGGTGAATCAGTAGCTGAAGGAACTAGAAGAAGAGGATTATCAGGTAAAGATATATTGATTGGAGAATGGGATAAAACAAAAGAAGATTATTCTAAAGTTCACTGGGATTTAATATACCCAGATATAAATAAATAATATGAGTATCAAATTTGGATGGTCAGGAGATAACAAAAAACAAACTCCTGTGAATGAAGACCCTTTTAAGGGTGCTTTAGTGCTTATTTTAAAAGCATTAGAAGGAAAAAGAAGACAATTTGAATTTAGTGGTAGTGCCATTGAAAAAATGGGATTATACAAAAGAATTAATGGTTTGGAAGAACAACCAGAATTTTCTGGAACTAAAATCAGTTTAGCTTTTGATGATATTAATGATGAATATTTTGTATTTGTAAACGATAATAAGTTTCCAGATACTATTCAAATTAACATTAACAAAACAAACTGTGGTTTTAGTGACAAAAGAATGTATGATTTTTTATCTAAAAGATTTACCTTTGATAATACAAAAGATAATTATGTATTATTAGAAGAAAATGTAAAAGAAGTAGATAATAATAATTTAACAATGTTTAAAATAGCAGGAGTTTATTCTGAAACCCCTGTAGTAGAAAATGTAGTAAGTGTATGAGCGTTAAACCAGGAGAAAGAGGGGGCGAAAGAGTTCTCTACACAGGTGTTGCACCTATGGAAGTTATTGCCATTAACCCAAGTGTTGATGAGATTAAAGAATTAACAGGTAAAGAAGAAGTAAATGAACCTCAGTATGAGGGACTTACTGACGCTGGAGAAAAGAAATTAAGATTAGATGTCTATCTTAGAAACACAGAATTTAACATTAATGGTAAATTAGTGTTTTGGTTAGAAGACAGACCTGCTGTAAGTTCTGCAGGTAACAAACAGTTTATTAATGCTGTAGGTATGTCTACTTGGGCTAATGGTCAACCAACTCAAGATTGGTTTACTATGAGAGATTACAGAGAAGGTTATGTTGGTGAAGCTGATTTGTATAATTTCTTATCTAAATGGTTTGGAATTAATCAAAGAAGTAAAGAATCTGAATGTATTCTTGAAACTTCTTTTAGTGACATTGTGGCTGGTAATCTTGATGAATTAAGAGATTATTTAACTATTTTCAAAGATAGAACTGTTAAAGTTTTATTAGGTGTAAAAGAAGGAAAATATCAGGACATCTACAATAAAGTATTTATTCCAATGGAAAGTAATTATACTTCAACATTAGAAAAAACTTTATCAAAAGATGCTGCTGCTGGTTTTCCTTACAAAGGTAACTATCAAAATAGTTTAGCATTTCAAAAATACAATCCAGAAACTGCTCCTGCTGAAAGCATAACACCTATATCTACTACACCAGCAGATATTAGTGCGCTTCTTAAAAATGCGTAATGATTCTTAGTAAAGAGAATATTTTAAAATACATATCCCAGGAAGAAATACTCCAAAGATATACAGGGTATAGTATTGACTATAGAAAAAAATATTGTAATCCTTTTAGAAAAGATAAACATGCAGATTGTATGTTTAGAAAAGGTTATAAATATATATTTTTTACTGATTATGCTAGACCTGAATATAGCGGGGATTGTTTTAAAATTACATCTCTTTATTATGGACTTTCATTACCTGGAGATTTTTATGAAGTTTGTCGTCATATAAACAATGATTTTAAATTAGGTTTAAATGATGGTAAAGAAATTACGTATAAACCAATAGAAAGAAAAGAAATTACTTGTCATGAGGTAGTAGAAAAAGAGATAACTTACTCTGATATAAAAGTCAGAGTAAGACCTTTTTCTAAGTATGATTTAGCATACTGGTCTAAAATAAATGTGGATGAAGAGATATTAAATGATGATGATTTTAAGACTTTTAGAGCAGATGCTGTGTGGATTAATGGAGATTTATTCTACCATTATCAGGAGACAGATTTATGTTTTGCTTATTGGTTTAAACATACAAACACGTTCAAGATTTATAAACCTTATGGTTATAATGATAAATGGAGAACGAACTCATTAGAAATTGATGGGTATTACAATTTACCTGAAAAAGGAGATTTGTTATTTATAACAAAATCCAGGAAAGATAGAATGGTCTTAAAAAGATTAGGATTTCTTTCTATTGCTGTTCAAGCAGAAGGTAATTATATACCAGATAATATTCTAATAGATATAAAAAAAAGATTTAAAAAAATAATAATATTTTTTGATAATGATGAACCAGGTATAAAAAATGCAAATAGATTATCACTGTTGTATAATTTAGATAGTTTTAATATACCTGAAGAATTTAATGAGAAAGACCCATCAGAATTTGTCGAAGCTTATGATGAAGTAACATTGCTTCATTTAATTAAACAAAAAATAGATGGCTAATAAAATTAAAAGACTTTATTTTGATATTGAAGTAAGTCCTAATATTGTTGCTACATGGAATGTTGGTCATAAAACTAATGTTGCATATCAAGATATTCTTGAAGAAAGAGCAGTAATATGTATATGTTGGATGTGGGAAGGAGATAAAACTGTTAGTGAGTTAACTTGGGATGCAAATCGTAATGACAAACAGATGCTAAAGCAATTTATTGCTGTAGCTAATGAGGCTGATGAATTAGTGGGTCATAATGGTGATTCTTTTGACCTTAAATGGTTAAGAACAAGATGTCTTATTCATGGTGTTCCAATGTTTCCATCTTATGTATCTGTGGATACTTTAAAAAAAGCAAGGTCTGGCTTTAGATTCAATTCAAACAGACTTGACTATATTAGTAGAATTTTAAATGTAGGCTCTAAAATGCAAACTGAACCTGGTTTATGGACTAAGGTTTGTAAAAATGATAGAGGTGCTTTAGCTAGAATGGTTAAGTATTGTAAGAATGATGTAAAAATTCTAAAAGAAGTATATAAGAAAATGGCTCCTTACATTGTAAACAAGGTTCATCATGGAGTTAAATTAGGTAATGGTAAATGTAGTTGTCCTGAATGTGGTAGTAAAGAAGCTACTCTTTCAAAAAAGAGAACTACAACAACTGGTATTTTAAGATTTCAGATGAAATGTAGTAATTGCGGTAAGTATTACACAGTAAGCAGAACAACTTATGAAAATTTTTAGAAAATGATAGAGCATTTTAAAAAGCAGCTAGATGAAAAATGGATTCCAATACTAACTCCATTAATTGAAGATAGTAGGTTTGAAACTATTTTATCAACTATTGTAAGCTCTAAGGGTTTTGAACCTAATATAGCAAATCTTTTTAAAGCATTTAAGGCTTGTCCTTACGATGATTTAAAAGTTGTTATATTGGGTCAAGACCCATATCCTCAACAAAATGTTGCTACAGGATTGGCTTTTGGATATGTAGGTGATAAAACACCTGCATCTCTGCAGATTATCTTGGAAGAGCTTTCAGAAAATATTGAAGAATATAATGAATGGCTTTTCCTTGATAAACAAAGCTTAGAGCATTGGGCAAACCAAGGAGTTTTATTATTAAATTCTGCATTATCAGTAGAATTAAATTTGCCTGGGAGTCATCAAAAAGTATGGAAATACTTTATTGAAGGATTGCTCAGAGAATTAAGTATTAAAAATACAGCTATTGTATATGTTCTTTTAGGTAAAGTGGCTCAATCTTTTGAACCATTTATAAGGCAAAATACAAACTATATTTTAAAAGCTGCTCATCCAGCAGCAGATACTTATAGAAACGAAAGAATATTTAGAGGAAGTAAAATATTCAACAAAATTGATAACATTGTTCATAGTTTATATGGACACAAAATTAATTGGTTATAACAATGAGAAAAATTACAGTTGTTTCTACTAGCACAGATGACGTTTTTGAAATAGAGTCAAGTGCAGAAACTTGGGGTGAATTATCCCGCCATGATAAATTAGGCGGAGCTAAAGGAATGAGAGCAATGATTAAAGAAAATAGAAATACTTTAGAAAATGAACAAGCTATTTTACCACAAGGAGATTTTACTTTGTATTTATCTCCATCTAAAGTAAAATCAGGTTTTTCTAGTGAAGATATTTCTGATATTGAAGAAATCATTGAAATATTAGAAGATAATAATAATACTACACATCTTGTTCGTTTTATGAAAAGATTGAAAAATGGTTCTTCAGTTAATGTAACTCAAGCAGGAGTTGCTGAAGAAAAAGGTTTTCCTATAACTTCTAGTGGCTTAGTAAGCGCATCTCCAGACAAAGATAGATTATTAAGAGAAGCTAGAGAATTAATGAAATAAAAATATGGAAAGATTCCTCGTTTTTACAGATATAAATAAGAGGACTGAGGATAACATGAGAGCTATATGGGAACGTATAGCTCTTCATGAATCTGCTCTTCAGATGGAACTAGAGGAAAAAAGAAGAAGAGATGAAGAAAGAATTAAAAAAATACAAAAAGAACAAGAAGAGCAATTATTACGCATAAAAGAAGAAGAAGAAAAAAAGAAACAAATTATAGAAAAGCAGAGACAAATTGAAAAGAATAAATTAGATTTATTAAACGAAGCTAAACAAATAATGTATGAGTGATATTGTTCAAATAACAACTACTGATGTGTCTTCTGAAGTTAAAAATAAAACAGTTTTGGAAAAACTAAGTGAAATAGCTGAAGGCTTTAAAAAAGTAGTTAGTTCTTGGTTTAATGAAGAAGATTATTATATATATTATAATCAAAATCATATTACGGTTCAATTTCTCTTTCCTGTATTAACAGTTGAATCAGATTCTAAAAATGCTACTCATACTATTTATGATACAATTGTTTCAATAAGATTAAAAGTTGCTAATGATAAAATTTATTTTGGTTATATTTCAGGTCAAAGAGGAAAAATGACGTATGATGAATTAAATTCTGATTACTATTTTTCTCATTTATCATCACAAGGAGGTCATTTTTGTTATGGTTCAGGCACATTTTCTGAATTAATAAGTAAATTTACGTTATACGATTTTGATAATTTTGATAAAACATTATTTGTTTTATTTGAAAAAGTTGTTGTTGGTTTCTTTTCTTATTTAAAATGTGAATCTATTGAAGGTGGACCATATCAAAGAATATCATCAATAGGTTCAAATGCTCAACAAAGAGTATTTAGTAGTGCAGAAATACAGTTATTTACAAGAGAATTAACAGATTATATGAAATTAAATTCTAAAAGTTTATTAATTCTTCAAAATTATGATAACATGTTTATAATTGACGTAGGAAGTATAAGAAAAGCAATATCTAGTTTACCAGCGTTTAGTAGGTTTATAGTAAATATAAATTCAAAAGGAGAAGAGATAATAAACAGTAATACAACAAATAAAACAATTCCTCATTTTGAATTTAAAGAACAAACTAAAAGAGTAGAATTGTTATCTTCTGTAAATACAGAATCAATTGCAGAAAAAAAAGTTCCTTTACATTTAATAGAACAGGCAATTAGAGAAATATCACATAAATTTACACGTTATATATATTATGAGTCTTGACAATAACACAAGTAATCATGTGCATACTGCACTATTACAAAAAGACAAACCTTCATTAATTCTATCACAAGAACTAATGAATCAAGTAAACTTCTTACACAACAGAGTTAAGAAAGACGAATGGAGTGGTATACTCTTATATAAAATTATAAGCGGGGATATTGAGAATCCAAAAGATTTAGTTTTACAAGCAGATTATATATATCCAATGGATATAGGTAGTTCTGCATATACTGAATTTGATTATGATGAAGCATACGTAGATATGCACACTAGATTACCTATTGTTGAGAATGGTGTTAGAAAATATAAAATAGGGACTATTCACACTCATCATTCAATGGATACTTTCTTTTCAGGAACAGACACTGGAGAACTTCATACAAATTCACCTCATCATAATTTTTATTTAAGTTTAATTGTTAATTTTAGTTGTAATTATATTGCTAAAATAGCATGTTATTCTCCTCCTATAGAACGAGTTATGAAATTCAAAGGAAGCTCTGGAGATTATGAAAGAACAGCAGAATTACCTGGTGTATTATTAGTATATGATTGTAATATATTATTTGAATTACCAGAATGGTTTAATGAAAGATTTGCAGAAGTTGAGAAAAAGAAAAAGACACCCATTTATACAAAAGGTTATATGGGTAATGATTCATATTTTGAAAACTTTAGTATTGATAAGAAGAACAGAGCTAGTAAAAAAGTTAAAGAAACTTCTCTTTTTGATGAAATTCATAAAAGCACTGATAAACTACTTTCAAAAAATACAGGTGAAACAGACTTTGTTACAGTAAGTCATTTATGTAAAACTATATCTGGAAACATGTATGAGTTTTCTGACATTTACAATGTAATAAAAAGAGTAAATTCTCAGTATAAAGAAAATAAAGATAAGTTTACAAAAGCTAATTATTTATATTCTTTGAGACAGAGAGTAACTACTAATTTTAAAGTTGTTTGTGAAGCATTTAAAGGTAGAAAACCAGGTGTTTTTGAAATGGATGAATATGCTGAAAGAGCAATTTCTATACTAAATTCTTATAAGTTTGAGGATGCTGAAGATATTATGTCTTCTATAAAATTAGGACTTTCTCATTATTTAGTAAAACAAACTGCTTCATATGGAGAATGATAACAAAAGAGTAAGATTTAGTGGTGCAAAATGGTTATTAAATATTTTACCTACTGTGACAGTAGGAGGTGTTGGTGGAATAGGTTCATGGTTAGCATTTTATTTAGGTAGAATTGGAGTTCCTATGTTCATTTATGAAAATGATTCAATTGATGAAACTAATATGGGTGGTCAATTATATGACATAAACTCTATTGGACAAAGAAAAGATGAAACTGTTCTAAAAATAGTTAGAGAGTTTTCAGGTTTTTCTAAAATTCAATTGTCTGGACTTTTTACTGAAAATAATTTTGCAACACCAATATCTTTTTCTTGTTTTGATAACATGGAAGCCAGAAAATTACTGTTTGATAAATGGAAAAATTTACCAAATAAGGAATTATTCATTGATGGCAGAATGTTAGCAGAAAGTTTTCAAGTCTATTGTGTAACACCTGATAGAATTGAAGCATATGAAAAAACATTATTTGATGACAAAGAAGTTGCTGAATTAATGTGTTCGTATAAAGCAACTTCTCATTGTGGGGCAATGATAAGCTCTAACATGGTTGCATTATTTACAAACTATTTAACTAACAAAAATCTAGGAATAGATATAAGAGAATTACCTTTTTCTATTTTTATGGAGATAAGTTTAATGAAATATGAAACAGCTTACTTGTAATATCAATGACTTAATTAGACGCATGGGAAACTCTACCACTTCTTTTGCTAGTGGTGATAGTTTATTTCTTTCTGGTGCTGCCAGAAAACTTATATTTAAAGATTCTGACTATTTATTATTGTCTAATGTATTATATAATTTAAAACCTTTTTTGATAGGAGCAAGTCATTATGACGATATTCTACCTGGAATTGTTAGAAATCACCAAAAAAATGCACTTTCTCAGTTATTTGAGAAACCACATAGTCTTGGTTATCAAGTTAATTTTGTTGATAGCTATATAGCTGGAAGTTTATTGAATTATTCTATTTTTTCTTTACTCTATCTAACTGGAAACGATAATACAGGTTTTACAAATATTAATATGAATGAGCGTAATGCTGATTTAGAAAAAGCAATAAAAAGTGTTCTAGTAATTCATAAGAAATATATACCTTATTTATATTCAACATTATTATTAGGACAGCAACCTTCTATTTCAATATTAGAATTTTGGACAAAAGACTTACCAGAAAGAAAAGCTCACATGGGAAGAGCTAAAAACTTAAATTTAAAATTAGTAATAAAAAAGGATTTTTATGATTTAGTTAAAGTAAATCAACTTCCTGTATTTAATAGTCAAGAAGAAAAAGAATTATTTATAAAAGACAAATTTGAATCTTTTATCAAAACATTATGAATGGTTTAACAAATCGAAGAAAAGGTCATAATTTTGAAAGAGAGTTAGCTAGATTGTATCGAGAAGCAGGGTTTAAAAATGCCCTGACTTCTCGACAAGCTAGTAAACTATACGATGATTGTAAACTTGATTTCTGGGGAATACCAGATAATACACAAGCTAAAAATGTAAAGGCTTCATTAAATCCTTTAACAATTATTAGACAAATGAAAGCTTTAATTATGGAAAAGCTAGAACCTGTAGAAAAAAGATTACATAAGCCGTTTGTAGTAATACATAAACAAAACAAAGAAATAAAAGTCTTCATAGAAATGACTTTAGAAGACTATTTTAAATGGAAAAAACTAGAAGCAAATGAAATCAACAGCACTAATTGACGGAGATTACATGTTATATGTAACATGCCACAATAAAGCTGGAGAGGATATTAAGGATTTTTCACAAATGAAAGATAATTTTGAAAGTTATCTTGAAAATATTTTAGCTAACAGTGAAGCTGATGGTTATATAGGATTTTTAACAGGTAAGAATTTTCGTAAGGAAATTAATCCTGAATATAAAAGTAATAGAAAAGGTGAAAAACCTCTTTACTTTAGTGAACTTAAAGAATATGTTCTCAATAAGTTCAACTTAATAGAACCTTTAGAAGCAGATGATTGTGTGAATATATGTAAGAATAAGATAAAAGGTTCATTTATAGTGTCTAATGATAAAGATTTGTTAAATCTTGAAGGTAGACATTATAATCCACAAAAACAAGAGTGGAAAGAAACAACAAAAGAAGAAGCTGAAAGGTATTTCTGGACATCAATGATAGCTGGAGATACTACTGATAATATAAAAGGAATTCCTGGGAAAGGACCTAAATTTGCCGAAAATGTTTTTGAAAAATACCCAATAGATTTTAAATTTCCTATTCCTCTATGGTTAATAGTAAAATGGGAGTATATAAATCATTTTGGCGAATATAAAGGCATACAGGAATTTTATAAGAACTATATGTGTTTAAAGATTTTGGATGATTATGAAGGGTTTAAAATACCAGAGGTGAGAAAATGAGTAAAACAAAAACATATAGATATTTATATCCAAGTATACACTTTGGATATGGTGTTGAGTTTCAATCTACTATGTCTGATTTTATGAAAAAGGCAAGTGGATTAATAGTTAATATGTTTATAGGAGATGTGAATCAAGTAGATACACCTTTTTCTATATTCATATTATTTGATAAATCAAAGGCTAAAAACTTTGATGTATTATTAAATTGGTTTAATAAACAACAGTGTTTTGTTTTTGATTATGAAGTAGATGATAGGTATCATATGGTAGTAGCACAAGTTCCTGATGAATATACAGAGACTTATAGGAATTTTAGAAATTCTAAGTATTCTAAAATGTATAGTCAAGAATTTTTGAATAAATATCTCAATACTTCTGCTACAAAAGAAACATATGGTGTGTTAGCTAAAACAGAAGAAAGAGCAAAATTTTTAAGAGATTGGATACAACAAGAACAGTTAGCAGATGAATATGATAGTATAATAGATGACAGGGAAACTTTTGACAGAACTACATATGATTATAAATAAACAAGTAACCATAGCTAAGATTAATACTATGGCTGATGGAACAATAAGATTATCTATTGACATACTCAATGGAAGTGCTGATGACATGGCAACTGCTTATGCATTAAGAGAACAAGAAACTACAATGATATTAGCTCCTTCCTCTGTAATAAATAATGTTATTACTGATGAACTTGGAAATGGTGAGTTAGCAAATGAAGAATCACACTAAAGTTTATTTTGCTCATTTTGGATATGATGAATCTAGTTGGATACCATGTGAAGTATGTGGTCAACAAGCTGTAGATATTCACCATATTGAAAGTAGAAAAATGGGTGGAAGTAAAGATAAGGACTACATAGAGAATTTACAAGCTCTATGTAGGTCTTGTCATACTACTTATGGTGATAAAAAACAATATAAAGAATTTTTAAAACAAATACACAATGATTTACTTTACAAGTGATACTCATTTTCATCATAAGAACATTGTAAGTGGAGTATCAGACTGGGAATCCAGAAACAAAAACAGAAAAACTAGAAATTTTGTAACATTAGAACAGCATGATATAAAGTTAATTCAAAGAATTAATAATCGTGTAAAAGAAAATGATACATTATATCATTTAGGAGATTGGTCTTTTGGTGGTATTGAACAAATTTGGGAATTTAGAAAAAGATTACATTGTAAAGATATACACTTAATTTATGGAAATCATGACCATCATATTGAATTAAATCATGATGTTCCTAGTTCACAAGAAAAAGAAATACGTGATTGGGCTTTCCAATATCTCAAAGTAAGTTCTCTTCCTATTAGGATTGGAATGCAAGATTTATTTTCTTCTTGTCAACATTATAAAGAACTTAAAATAAATGGTTTACACATTATTTTATCTCATTATGCTATGAGAGTGTGGAATAAATCTCATAGAGGTTCTGTTATGTTATATGGTCATTCTCATGGTTCACTTGATGAACTTAGACCAGAGTTCACTTCTCCTACTTGGATTGGAGATGATTATTTTATCAAAAACTACAAAACTATGGATGTGGGAGTTGATACTAATAATTTACAACCTTATTCTTTAACTGAAATTAAAGAAATAATGAATAAAAAAGAAATTTTGTTTAACATTGACCATCATGGTCAAGAAAATTAAAAAAAAATGAAAAATTTAACTATTATTATTTTAGTTATTATCTCTATATTAATAACTATTTTTACAGATTCTGAATTATGGTTAAAAATAGATGCTGTTATTTTATCTACTGTAATATTACTACAGTCATGGATTAGAAAAAATACTGATTCAATAACCTATTTTGATTATAAATCAAATAAGTATAAAAAAATAACAAAGAAAAAAGGATTTTTTGATGGATTATAAAAATAATTTAAATGGTTGATAACTTTAATACAATTAATAAATTACTAAAATTTGATAATGATAACGAAGATGTATTTTACTTCGCTCAAATTTTAAAGAGAAAAAAAGAACATCCTGAATTAGGTAGTAATTCATACGTAGTAAAAACATATTATATTAAATCATTAGATGATTTAGAATTCTATAAAGGAGAAATGATATGTTTAGCTAATTTTCATGATGCTAGGGTTTGTATTAATCTTAATAGAAGGTCATTTGAAAGAATGGCTTTTCATACTATGAGAAAAGTAGCAGACCAGATTATGAACAAAGATTTTAAATCTGTAAGAGCAGCTTATAATTCAGTATGTGGTGAATATTCACAAGAAAGCGATAAACTTTGGATATTAGATATTGATACTATTGGTAGAAAAGTAAATGATATTTTACTATATATTGAAAGAGAATGTCAACCTATAGGTAATAAATATATATCTACTATACCTACTAAAAATGGTTTTCATTTAATAACGAAACCATTTAATTTATCTGAGTTTAAACAAAAATATCCTGACATAGAAGTTCATAAGAACAATCCAACAATTTTATATATACCTTAAAATTTTTATTATGATTTCAAGAGAAGCAAAAGAATTTTTTTACAATTTACACGATATAGATTGTAATCAGAAATATGGAGATAATCTACCATATAGTTTTCATTTAAAAGCTACAGTAAATACAGCAGAATATTTTAAAGAATGCATACCTTTACCAGAAATAGTTGATAATTTAGCTAAAGCTACTTTATATATTGAACATATGGTTATAGCTGCTGGACATGATTCCATAGAAGATGCTAGAATTACTTTTAATCAAATTAGAGATAAGTTTGGTATTTTTGTAGCAGAAGGTATATTTGGATGCACTGAAAGCACTGGTAGAACAAGAAAAGAAAGAAAAGACGAAGCTTATTATAAGCGATTATTAGCTAACAAAGCAAGTGTCTATGTTAAGTTATGTGATATAATAGCAAATACAAATTACTCTATACTTACTTTTAACGAAGAAAGGTTACAAGAAAAAAGAGAAGATTTTGATTTGTTATTAACTAAACTTGATGATTATTATATGACACAATATAAACCAATGATTGATTATTTAAAATATTTATATGGAATTAAGATTTAAAAAACTTCATCCTTCTGCAGTAATACCAAGTTATGCTAAACCTGGAGATGCTGGTTTAGATTTAACAGCTACATCTAAAGAAATAAGTATGAATGATACTGTAGTTACTTATGGAACATCTTTGGCTGTAGAAATACCTTTTGGTTATGTTGGTTTAATATTTCCAAGAAGCTCTATTTATAAATATGATTTAGCACTTACTAATTGTGTAGGTGTTATTGATTCTGGTTATAGAGGAGAGATTATGTTTAAGTTTAGAAAAACAGATGATTTCTTTAGTAATCATTATAATATAGGAGATAGAGTTGGACAATTAATTATTATGTCATATCCTACAATACAACCAATTGAAGTAGAAGAATTATCTGCTACAGTAAGAGGTGAAGGTGGATTTGGTTCAACTAACGTAGATGGAGAAAATACAAAAAATAGTCCAGCAGCTTAATAAGTTTGACTGGGGATATGAAATGAGTGATTCTAATGAAGTATTTGACAGAGGTCAAGTAAAGAAAGGAGAAATTAAACTTCTTTTAGAAGAGTTAACTGATAATCAGTTAAATCTAGTTTACAAAGACCTTAGTGATATAGGACATAAAAACTTAGAAAGATACTTTAAAGGGTATCTTCCTAAGTTAGAATTACTCTCTAATTGCTGTGGTGCATCTTCAAAAGGTGGAGAAGATTATGGTATATGTCCAGAATGTGGAGAACATTGTGAATTTATAAATGAACAAGAATGATATATTATGTAGAACCTGATGGTTTATGTTCATCTTTAGAACAAGCTAAAAAAGCTTTTCTTCTTAGAGATAAAAAAATACATGCATATAATTCTATTGAGGATTTATGTATTGCTTTTAACAACGATTATATATCAGACTTAGGACAATTATTTTATGATAATGAAGGTTTCTTTATAGTAAGTAGAGTTCACAGAGATGATTTGGAAAACGTAGGATTAGATGGAGACAATGTAGATGATGGAACAATGGAAGCTATAGCTGATGATATGCATGAAGATTATTGCACACAATTGTTTCACGAAAGTTTAAAAATAATAGCAGCAGATAAATACAATATTCCAAAAAAAGAATATCCATTATTAGATGAGTTACGAGAAACGTAAGGATACTAAGGAATTTTATGCAAAATCTCCTTATATACAAACTTACACAGGTAAAACATTTCATTTTCTTGACCCTCAAGAAGATGAAATTGATATAATAGATATTGCTCATGCTTTATCTAACTCATGTAGATTTACAGGACATGTAAAATTTTTTTATTCAGTTGCAGAACACTCTTATTTAGTGTCAATGAATTGTAGTAAAAAGAATGCATTATATGGACTTTTACATGATGCTTCTGAAGCATATATAACAGATATTAGTTCACCAGTTAAAGCTTTTCTTTCTAATTATAAAGAAATGGAAGCTGTTATAATGAAAGCTATTTGTAAAAAGTTTGGATTACCAGAAGAAATGCCAGAAGAAGTAAAAAGTGTTGATGGAAGGATATTATTTAATGAGAAAGATGTTCTTTTAAAACCTCATGATTGGGGATGGGATATGCAAAGATTAACTGCTGCTCCTATTGTTGGGTATACACCAGAACAAGCTAAAGATTTATTTTTGAAGAAATTTTATAAACTTATTGAAAATGTCATATGACTATAAAGTTTCTAATTCTATTGAAGAAACTAAAAAACAACTTGTAGAATCTGGTGGAACAAAGTTTGATGCTGATAAGATTAGAATGGAACTTTTGCCTGTTGATGCATTAAGAGGAATAGCAAGTATATTCACTTTTGGAGCTAAGAAATATGCAAGTTGGAATTGGGCTAATGGTATTCAGTATTCCAGATTATATGGAGCTATGCTTAGACACTTAACTGCTTGGTATTCAGGTGAAGAAAATGACCCCGAAAGTGGTAAATCTCACTTATATCATGCTGGTTGTTGTTTAATGATGTTAATAGATACACAAGAAAACCTAGACAAAAAACTGGATGACAGACCAGGTTTTTATAGAGAACAGAAGGGATAAAGAGAGGTTCCTCTCCTGACTTTAAGTGACCTGGTGAACCTTTGACCAGATGGCTTTTTAATCTCTATAACATAGGGAACTTTTCTTTAATTAGAATTGTTCCTTGTGTCTATGGTTATAAATGCGAAATATACAAACCCCGAATTTAAAACACCTTGGGGTCCTATTGGGTATCTTGTGTTCAAGAGAACATATGCTCGTAGGTTAAAAGAAGAAGACAAAAACTCTAAAACTGAAGAGTTTTGGCAAGTTATTGAACGTGAAATTGAAGCCTCTGATAAACAACTTGGTGTTGGTTTTACAGAAGAAGAAAAGTTTAGGTATGCTGCACTAAGACAGGAGTTAAAATTCTCTGTTGCAGGTAGATTTATGTGGCAATTGGGCACAAAAACAGTAGATAAATTAGGATTACCTAGTTTGCAGAATTGTGCTTTTACTGTTGTAAACGACCTTAAAGCTTTTACCTGGGCATTTGAAATGCTTATGTTAGGCTCTGGAGTTGGTTATAACATTCAAAAACATAATGTTTACCAGCTACCAAAACTAAAAAGAAAGATTAAAATTGAAAGATTAGACGAAGCTGATGTAGACTTTGTAGTTCCAGATAACAGAGAAGGATGGGTTAAATTACTTGATAAGATACTCAAGGCTCACTTTTATGATGGAGAAGGATTTACTTATTCAACTATGGTCATTCGTAGCAAGGGTGCTCCTATAAAAGGATTTGGTGGGGTAGCTTCTGGTCCAGAAGAATTGTGTGAGGGTATTAACCAAATACATGAAATTTTGAACCTAAGAGCAGGAAAGAAGCTTAGACCAATAGATTGTCTTGATATTATGAATATCATAGGTTCTATTGTAGTTTCTGGTAATGTTAGGAGAAGTGCTCAGATAGCTATTGGTGATTATGATGATATTGAATTCCTAAGAGCAAAAAGATGGGATTTAGGTGGTATTCCTAACTGGAGAGCTATGAGTAATAACTCTATAGTTATACCTGATAACTGGGATGACTTACCTAAAGAATATTGGGAAACTTATGAGAAAGGTGAAGCTTATGGAATTATTAACCTAGATTTGGCTAAAAAAGTAGGTAGAACAGGACAAACCTTTTATCCTGACCCTGATGTAGAAGGATTTAATCCATGTGCAGAACAAGGATTAGCAGATAAAGAAACTTGTTGTTTAGCAGAAGTATATCTTCCTAACATAAAAAGTTATGATGAATTACTTGAATGTATTGAGTATGCTTATAGAATATGTAAACATTCATTAGCTTTACACTGTCATTTAAAAGATACAGAAGCTATTGTAAACAAGAATATGAGAATGGGTATAGGTATGACTGGTATTCTCCAGGCTACTGATGAACAAAGAAGTTGGTTATCTCCTGCTTATGAATGGTTGAGAGATTATGATGATTCTTATAGTCATGAAAACAATTTTCCTGTAAGTATTAAATTAACCACAGTTAAACCATCAGGAACACTTTCCTTATTAGCAGAAGTAACTCCTGGTGTTCATCCTAATCCTGCAGGACCATTTTACATTAGAAGAGTTAGAATTGCATCTAATTCTCCACTAATAGAAGTGTGTAAAACACATGGTTATTATATGGAACCAGTAAAAGGATTTGATGGACAAGAAGATAAAACTACTATGGTAGTAGAATTTCCTTGTAGAGTTCCATCAGATACTCCTGTAGCTGCTAATTTTACATGGAAGGAACAGTTGGACATGGTTAGAAAACTACAATCTGATTGGAGTGATAACTCTGTAAGCTGTAGTGTTTATTATAAACTGGAAGATTTACCAGAAATAAAAGAATATTTAAGAAAACACATGAAAGATGAGATTAAAACTGTATCTTTTATGTTGTATTCAGGACATGGTTTTATACAAGCTCCTTATGAAGATATAACTGAAGAAAGGTATATTGAATTAGCGAGTAAAGTAACACCTATTACTTCTGTAGAAATTAAAGAGAAAGACTTTGATTTACAAGATTGTGATTCAGGTGCATGTCCTATAAAGTAGCATTTTAATAAATCCATTTTTTGGGTTAAACCTGTCAGAGTAATCTGGCAGGTTTTTTAATTTAGTCTTATGAATTTAAAAAAACAAATAAAAAGGGAAAAAGAGTTTTTATCTCTTTGTAGAAGAAGAGATTTTCTTTTTGATAAAATTAGAAAATCACCTCTTCAAAAACTTAAAGTTCCATATCAATCAGGTTGGGATATTTATGTAGATGTTAGAGATGATATTAAAAATAGAAAAGACTATCCTTTAATTAAATATTTAATAGATAATCATACTAAACCTGAACATACTGATAATATTAGACTTGTTAGATTATGTAGAAAGATTAAATCATGGAGTGCAATTAAAGAAGATTTATGGAAGGAAGCTAGAAAAAATAAATCATTACGTATCCCTCAACTTTTTCAATATAAAACATACAATTTAGAATTTTATCATAGTTTACCTGAACAAGTTAAAAAACATTTTCAAATAAGAAAAGATGTATTTTATTTAGGTAATAATGAAAATTGTAGATTTTATACTTCATTAGATATTCCTGATTATTGGATTCAACTTAGAGTTAAACCTCATATGGTAACTCATGAGAGAATTTTAAGACCTGATTTAATATCTGAATTATCAGAAGTAGAATTTAATATACAGTATTATCGTGAAAAAGGTTGGACACCTAAAGGAAAAAATTGGAATTATGGAAGTTCTTTTCCAGCTTCAAATTATAGAATGTATACAAGAGACCAGATTTCTAAATTCTTAAAAGGAGAAATAGAAGATATTTATAATCTTTCAGTTCCAAGAAAATGGGACTGGTAAAAAATAAAACAATATGAAAGCACTATTTGAAAAACTTCAGAAATTAGGATATACTGTCCACAACAAAAGAGTATTAGGTAAACCTGACTATACAAGTGCAGAAACTAAACAAGCAGATTTGATTCAAGAATTTGCTCTTGTAGTATTTTGGATAGACCAAAAATACGGCTTCTGGGTGAAAATCTTTAATGCCAGTAAAGAAGGAAAAAAGGGATTTATATGGTCAATAAGTAATCACTTTTCTCAAGCAGACTGGACTATTTATGATTCTCCAGAGAAAGCTTTAGGAGCAGGTATTGAACATGTTTTAAATAATTTATTATGAACAAAGACTTTATATTATACGATGAAGCATTAGCTTTAAAAGAATTAGGTTTTGATGAACCTTGTTTGGGCTTATTTCTTAATGACAGGTCTTTTATAATCCAACAAACAAATAAATACAACCAGTATTATAATCAAATATGTATGTCCCCAACATACTCACAAGCATTTAGATGGTTTAGAGAGAAGTATAGACTAGATGGACATGTAACTTTTCCTGAATCTAAAACTAATAAAATTGAGGGAATTAATAGTGTTTATTATGATATTGAGATTTATACTTTAATGTCCGGAGATGCTTATAAAACCTATCAATTTACCAGAATATCAGATAATAAAGAAAAAGCTGAACTAGCTTGTTTAAGAGCATTAATTGAACTTGTAAAATCAAAACAATGAAAGACGAATACATAATTATAAACAAAACAGAGCTTGAAAAAAAGCTTACTGAATTAAAAACTAAACTTTCTGAAGAGAGTGGTTCTTTTTTTCCATTACAAAGAATAATTGGAGAAGATAGTGGGAAAATCAGAATGATACAAGAAGTAATATCTAAATCAACTCCTTTAATTCCTGTAGTTGAGAAAGCATTTGATGCAGGAAAAGAACATGGACAAGATTATAAATTTATAACATGGAATAAACCAACATACATTGAAAATCTAAAACTGGAAATATGAGAAATTTTACAATAGAAGATTTTTCTGGGGCAGGACAATATTTAGTTAGAATGTCTCCTGAAGAATTACATGCAAAAAAGAACAATAAACCTTTTAGTGGATATTCTGATACTGGTTATTTGTCTACCATAATGAAAAAAGTAGGTTATATTATTAATAATTATAAAATTGGTGATGGTAATCAAATTTATACTCTTACTGATATGTCAGATGGTTTTACAATGTTAGGTAATTTTACTGCAAGAGATGCAAAAATTAATAATTATGAACAAGTAATTTGGCAAGGAGAAGAGGGTAGCGGTAAACAAAAATTAGTTAATTGGTTAAATAATTCAGAACTTTCAGATGAGTATAGATTTGCTACTCAAGAAGAAGTTGTTAGAGTTGTTATGTATCAAAAATCAAGATGGAGATGAAACTACAACTAATAATGCTCGAAACTCCTATTATAGTAAATGATGAGGAGATAAAAGAAGGAGATTTAATTTACACTAAGGAACATTTACCTGATATGCCTCATACTAATATCTCTAAATGTATTAATTTAGAAAGATTTAATTTAGGTAGTCCTTCTGAGTGGAAAAAAATTATATCGGGATTACCAGAACTACCTTCAATAAACTTCAATGGATTTGAAGAACAGTTAGGTATTATTGATGTTGAAAAATTAGCTTTAGAAACTTATAGAGATAATCCAAATAAATATAATACTGATTTAAATGCTCCAAGAAAAAGGAAAGCTTTTATTAAAGGTTTTAAAGCAGCTCAAAATGAACTTTTCAAACATTTTACTTTAAAAGATATTGAAACAGCTTTTAAAGCTGGAGAAAAGTATGGTAGGTATAAAGTAACTGAAGATGATTATATTACCTTTATAAATAAATTCTTATCTCAACCCAAGGTTTTTGATATTGAAGTTGAAATGGAAGAACTTTTCTTAGAAGAAGATAGTTCAAGTTATACTCATGAGAAAAATGATGTCTCTGGTTCTAAATGGTTTCCTAAAGTAATAAACAACCAAATAAAAATAACAAAGATATTATGACACAACAACACATTAAAGAAAAAAGAGCTAGTAAATACAGGCAACAAATAAAAGTCAATGGTAAAAACACATCATTGGGTTACTTTGAAACTATTGAAAAATGTAAAGCTGCTAGAGATAAATATATTAAAGATAATAATATTGCTCAATAAACGTGACCCTACTCTTATATGAAAGTTACGGCTGACGACAGTTTTTACACTAGCTGACCGTCCAGTATAAGACAAGAGGGTGCTCAATAAATAACTACTGATTAATACTAAACAATAATACGGATAGAACTTGCTAAAATAAGGTCGCACGAAATATTATAACACATTTCTAAGGTGTGTTTAGTTTAGGTTAATTATAATGAAGTCCACTGCGTAGAATGGCGCAGCCTGTAATCTCAGTCGAGTCTGGGAGAAAATAAAAACAATAGCTTAATAAGGTAGCTCCTTATATGAACTAGTCCTAGAAAGTTTATCTAGCA